GGTATCTCTTACGCTAATGGCTTGGCGCAGGCCGATAGATGCGATTGCCCGGAGCCGGAATGTACTAGAAGGGTTTCAGCTTACATAACAGAGACATACACGTCTCCACCAGGAGTCAAGTACGAGGTTCAGGATAGCAGCAGTAATTGTAGCGGAAGTGAATGTAACTCAAAACAAGCTACTGTCACATTTAGTTGCTCTAACGGGGATCACCATACCCAGAGAGTTAACTTAACTTGTAATGATAGTTTTAGCTCTACCGAGTTTTTCTCTGCCGATTGTCCACCTGGATCTATAACAATATCAGCTTCTTATTAAAGAGGCATAATAAAAAAAGGAGAGGTTAATTAGCCTCTCCTTTTTATTATATATCAGACTCTTAACATTGACCACCAGCTCTTCCGCTTATATTGATAGAATTACATGGATATCCACGATCAAAAAATATCGTGGCCTTTTTAGTGCCTGATCCAGTAGGTATAGTTACTGTCGTACTCCCGATAGTAGTCCCTGAGCTTGAGGCTGTTACCGTCAAACTCTTCTGCGTAGTACATTCATTACTATACGTAATCTCGACCTCTACTCTTAGCGCTGAAGTGCCCGAAGGAGAGCCATTGCAAGGATCACCATCGGCATAAGCGTTGGCTGACCAATTCTTCGTTGGCTCCGGGCAATCGCATCTATCGGCCTGCGCCAAGCCATTAGCGTAAGAGATACCGTCTGAATCGATGTGAGTTTAGCTTATTCAATGCGCATTGTTTATCTATTAATTAAAATCATTAATATTGTATCGTTAATATTAATACATTAAGTTATGGCTTGCAATAAGAAAAAGAAAATGGCTAATGGAGGCAAGGTCTCCGAGAAAAAGAAACCTCAACTGAAATGTGGAGGCAAGGTTAAGAAAAAGAAGTAATAACCGGAGGGGTATATCCCCTCCTTAGTATTTCATGCATGAAAAATTCAGAATTTGTATCTAGGATCATAAATGATATGAACTCCATCAATAAGGACGCTCATGTCAGTAGGAGGTGGATATTATCTATAGGAAGGCAGAAAGCCAGATCGTATATAGCCCAGAAATACGCTGACGGTACTTTGTTCGGCGAGGAATCGCTATATACCCATATCAATTGTCTGGAGATGGAGAGGGTTCGGAAAATTGATTGTTGTTTTGATGAGTTTAAACTATGCAGGGTACTTATGAGATCCAAGAAAAGATTGCCCGATATGATATATACCCGTATAGGTCCGGCTATCATCAAAGTATCAAACATCATGGATGATATTATATTTACCTCCATATCGTTAAGAAAATACGCTAACAACAAGGAACGTAAATACGGGAATATAGATCAATACTATTATTATGTCAATGATGGATATATCTATATACCAGATATTAACATAGAGGCTATAAATGTTGATCTTATAACTCTCGACAGAAAAGCGGCGTTAGAGCTAGGGGGATGTGGAACGGAAAAAGATGAGCCATGTACATCTCAATGGGATTATGATTTCGTATGTCCTGACAAGCTACTAGAATATGTTGTCTCAGAGACGTTAAGAGAGACGATAACCAAATTGCAGATTCCTACGGACGAGAATCCGGATATGGATATTAATAAGAAAACACAAAAAATTCAATAACATGAATCTAATAAGATCAATAATCAATTTCTTTGGTTTCAATGACGCCATAGTTGACGGTATAGGCGAAAGAGGGATGAGAGACAGCTCTATCATAAGATATAATGAGGTGCACGATATGTATGACAAGATTATAAAAGATCTGGGAGATATGTCGGCTTACGTATCCAAGGGTTATATCTATGATAAGATAAAGGAAAGAACGGGATTAAGTACCAGACATATTAGTAGGATATTGAATCATACTAGGAGGAAAGATCTTAGATTCATCTAATCGTAACAAAAAGGAGAGACTATATAAGCCTCTCCTTTTTTTATTGTCAACAAGATCCACTTCCTTGACCATCCTCATAATAAGCATAAGCTCCAGATGATATCCCGTAGTTGGTTGTTGTAGAATCAGAAAAAGTTCCTGATCCGGAAGGAATAGGGACTATTCTTGTCTCATACTCCCATTGACCATTCGTTTTTTTGTATCCTATAGTCATCCTAGACGTCTTTTCCGATCCACATGGATTATTATATTGTATGGTGTAATTTATCGTCTTCCCGCTTCCGCTAGACGTCGTTACACTAGCGCTCCATGTTTTGGGGCAATCGCATTCCATAGCGTTGGCTTTTTCCTGCGCTAGTCTCTGTGCGTCAGCCTGTGCCGCGGCGGTAAGTGCGGCCTTATCACCGTTACACTCACACCAAAACTTGCCAAATATTTCTTGAATAAGGATGAAATTATTATATTTGCGACATGAAAACAAAGTCGTTTAAAATACTTGATCAATACTTTCTTCGGTTCTACAGGTCTATTATGTCTAAGAACGGAAAGAGAAGGAAACATACGATCGTGGACAAGAATGATATTCTCGAATGTCAGTCGTTGATCTGGAAAGTCATACGTGATAAGTACTTAGATAATGAGGGCGGGGTTTATATAAATAACATCGGTTATCTATGTCATAAGATTAATCCCAACCGTAAGATATATCTGAATAAACTTACCGGGACTATAAACAGGCGTGGGACAGGTGGATATTCTTACGTCCATACGTGTATGGATTTTATGCCGAGGAATAAGTATTTTCATTTATATATCTCTCCAGCATTAAACAAGGAGTGTAGGATGGCTATGGAGTCTGGAAGGAGATATAAGTTCTTGTACCGGGAAGTTGAATCGGAAAGTAAGGTATTTGGAGTTAAATGGGTTTATAAGCTGTAGAAGTTTCTATGATCCAGTTAGCTCGTGAGGGTAGACTGGATTTTTTTTGTATCACGGATTCAAATACATATCTTTGTGCAAAAGACTTGAATATGACAATAAAAGGCTTATTGGCCGAGATCAAGGCCGATTTACATAAATACGACGATAGCGGAGCTATAGACACCTCGTCTGTTTATAGGTGGGCTGAGATAGCTTTAAAAAGGTTTGGGGGTGTTATAGCCGTCATGTCCGAGGCGGTTGTAAAGACCAGCAACAAACAGGCGGTATTACCTTCCGATTTCTTCGACATGCTTGACGCCTATAGGTGTGAGCCTCTTGTCTGTGAGATTCCGGGGGGCGATAAGGCTAAGGCTGACCTCCAACATGAGATCGGCTGGGTCGAGCGCACGGAGCGCGGGTTTCGTTGGAACTCCTGCACGGAGTGCTGTAAGGAGGAGTTTGAGAAGACAATCACGGAGAAGATATATATCGGGTCTCACGAGGTTCGCTTCCATTACCATCACCCCGTAAGGCTGTCTATAGGTCGTGGGTTGAGACGTGATTGCGCCGCCGACAAGTATCGGGATAAGTACGATTGGGATAATTATGATATAACTATATCCGGCAATATTATGTATACCGGGTTTGACGGGTTTATTTATATCATATATCGTGCTACGCCTAAGGATGATGACGGTCTTCCATATATACCTGAAACGGCGTTAGGATACCTTGAGGATTATGTTGAGACGTATATCAAGATGAAGATCTTTGAGAACGCTGCCGTGAACGGTTTGGTACAGGGCGCTGGTGACGCTTACAAATTATACGCTCAGCAAGAACCGGGTAAGTTCGCTAGGGCTATGAAGGAGCTTAAGATGTCGATGATTACCTTGAATGATTATCGGGAACTGGCTGAGGATAATAGGAGAAGGATGTTGTCTTATGATTATTTAATCAACAAAACCACCATACTTTAGAAGGTGGATGAATTGGTTTGATTAATTTTGAATCAAAATTGTAAATAAAAAAATGATTACCTACAAATACAACATCTATCATTCCAAGAAAACGAAGTATCTTGGTAAAATGCTTCGTGAATGTTGTTTTGTATGGAATCACGCTTTAGCTTTACAGCGTAGGTATTACAAGTTGTTTGGGAAATATATCTCAATTGGTAAAATGAAGAAGCATTTTGCTAAAAGAATTAAAAGAAATCTTCTTCATTCTCAAACAACACAAGAAATACTTGAACGTCTTGATGAATCTTATAATCGTTTCTTTAAAAGAAAATCAAAGAGACCACCTAAGTTTAAAAGATCAGATTGTTTCAACTCTTTTGTTTTTAAACAAGGAGGTTTTACCTTAAACGGTAATATCCTTACAATCAACAAAGGAAAGAAACGTTTTAAGTTTTCATACAGTAGAGCATATGAAGGTAATGTTAAACAAATAAGGATAGTCAGAGAAACCTGCTATCGTTTTAGTTTGATTATAGTTACAGATTATAATCCTGCAAACTCTTACAGAAAGACATATGATGGTGCATCTGTAGGATTGGATTTTGGTCTGAAAACTTACCTAACTAAAAGCGATGGTAGTAAAATCAATTCTCCACTATTCTTCAAGCAATATCAAAACAAGATTAGAAAACTAAATAGAAAGTTTTCTAATGCGAAGAAAGGATCCAATAATAGAAAAAGAAGACTGTTTGAACTTCAACAAGCGTATCGTAAAATAAACGATTTTCGATCTGATTTTCAATGGAAATTAGCTCATGAATTATGCAAACAATATGATTATATTTTCATTGAAGATCTAAACATTGAAGGGATGAAACACTTGTGGGGAAAGAAGATTTCCGATCTCAGTCATTCTTCTTTTATTAACAAACTTACGTATATCGCTTCAAAGTATGGAGTGATAGTACATAAGATTGACAAATGGTATCCTTCCTCAAAGACTTGTGAATGCGGGCTTGTTAATAAAAACTTGTCGTTACGCGACCGCACGTGGGTATGCCCGTCGTGCGGCGCAATCAACGACCGTGATGTTCTTGCAGCCCGTAATATACTTCGGAAGGGCATTTCCGAATTGGAGAGCAAGAGTAATTCCAGCGATAGTAATATCGGGGTTTCTTACGTCTGTATCCAAGAATCCCATTTGCTTTAGTGATGGGAGTATGTCAAGAGCGTATGTGGCCTAATACTTTTGATAAGTATATCAAATTTATTTAGTTGCGGGGGAGGGAATCGAACCCTCGATCTTTAGGTTATGAGCCTAATGAGATACCTCTTCTCCACCCCGCGATTATGACGCGAATATACGTTTTTTAAAAAGAAAAAAAGATAATATGGCAAAGAAAAATGATTGGATCCATTTAGATAAGACAAGTGGTACTGGCCCTGCTGAGGTTAAGGTTACCGCTGATGTTAACGAGACCGGTGAGATACGGGAAGTTACGTTTAAGGTGATTAAAGAAAGCACCAAGGAAGAAAAGACGTTCGTGTGCAGGCAGGAGTCGGTTCCGGTGGTGATCATCCCTGAGTTCGATTTCCTTGTGCTTAGGTATATCTGGGCTGACGAGGACGGCATTGACTTCGACACGGCAACCGGCTTCGACAACACCGGCCTCCCGGACGTGGACGGCAAGCTGGTTGGTTGGAGTAAACAGTACCAGACCACGCAGGAACGGGTAGGTGATTATCTCATCCATGGTGGTGATAACATGGAATCGGGTAATGAGGCAGCTTTGATCCAGATGGGACCGTTATTGGATGGTGATAATTATGATAAATTACCTCTTGAGATCAGATGCAGTATATACGGTAACTGGTATGGTGGTCGTGAGAAAGGTAATATCACTATCAAATTCACGGCATATAAGGGCGGTTCTATGGAGAAACGTGGATATGATTTTGTCAATATCGGAGGCGAGGAGGTTTATACCGGTGATGCCCCTACCAACGTATCTGCCCATGGTGAGGATAATTGGCAGGATATAAGAATCTCGTATTCTAAGGTGGGCACGATGATTTATAATAAGGAATCTCGTGACTGTATTGTAAGGATTGGCGAATAGATTTTTCTTCTTGACATACTCCCATCACTAAAGCAAATGGGATTCTTGCGTCTGTATCCAAGAATCCCACTGCCTTTAGGCGTGGGAGTATGTCAAATATCTGTAGAGGATGCCGATAAGCAATCGAACTACATGGGTAAAAATTTGTAATTGTTTTGTTTTTTTTGTGCTTTACCACGAGCATCTAGTCTTCCTCCTGACTTGTGAAAGTCTGGAGGATTTTTTACTTTTGTGCGATTTTGAATGTTTTGCATAATGGTATAGTTTTTATCAAGATCCTGCGTGTAAGTGATTATCCGCAGGATTTGTTATATTTGCGAAAAAGATAAGATCGTGCAAAATAACTCTAACATAGCGGTTCCCGATTCCGGGATGAACAGGGATAAGCATCCACAGGACCTATCCCCGTCTGAGTACAGTTTCGCCTTGAACGCTACCATAGAGGGTGACGATGGAAGCCAGCTTAAGATCCAGAACGAGCCTAGCACCCTTTTATGTAAGCGATTTGATGGCTATAAGGTTATTGGGTATAAGAATGATATAGCTGGTGATAACACTTATTTCTTTCTGGTGAATCCTGATAACAACACCTCTAAGATCACGTTCATGAGGTCATTGGATTATGTCAAGACCGTAGAGGATCAATTAGCGGGATCAGGAAAAGATATTCATCGTATCCTTGGCGAGAGACTTGAGGAGTCGGATGGTCGTTTTGATGAGATATGTGATTTGATGGAGGTTCTGATAGAGGATGGGATCGATGATCCTTGTCTTAATTTCTCCATTCATCACCCGATTTTCGATATAGAGATCAAGGATGAGAAATGCGGGAAGGTGATATACTGGACCGATGGATATAATCCCCAGCGATATGTTATGGTCGATAAGGCCCTTAACCCGGATGATGATGGTGACTTTTGGTATCATTACCATGGGTATAAGACATGTGGGGATGACAAGCCAATAGAGAGGTGTAGGCTGGCCTGCGAGAAGCTGCTGGTGTTCCCGTTGCTGACGGCCCCGTGCGTGGAGCCTGAGGTTGTGGAGTTCGGGGGAAGCCTGCGTGCCGGGACCTACCAGTTCTGCGTGGCGTTGTGCGATGAGTTCGGGATTGAGAAGACCGGATATTGCTCATTGACCAACCCAATCATGTTATTCGATCGCCAAGATATGGTTATCCGTGATGGTTTATGGGGTAAGTCAACCAATATGGGTATCCGCCTTACTGTATCCAATATAGACAAGCAGGTATCTCATTATAAGATAGGTGTTATACAGAACACGGTTGGGTTTAATGGTGAGCAAAGCCCGGTTCTTGAGTATTTCATAGAAGGTATACATCCGATAACGGAAAGGACCATCTATTACCTTACGGATCAGTATAGCGAGCGTACGACCATGGAGAAGTTATCCAAGGAAATACCGGTATATAAGACAGCCAGAGGCATGACGTCTGTCGGGAATCGTCTTCTTCAATACGGCTTGACCGTGGAGAATGAATGGAATCTTCAACCGGTCGTTAATTTCTTGGGTCATTTCGTTAAATGGCAGACATCTATAGCCACGGAGAATTTGTATAAAGACGGTGTGGCTTGCTCTAAATACGCCTCTTTCATGCGTGACGAGGTATATCCGTTGGGTATAAGATTCTTTACCAATACGGGATACAGGACAGCTAGATTCCCGCTTATCCCTCGTCCGGCCACAAGGGAGGAGATGGAGGTTATCGTTGATGAGGACGGTAACTCTGACGACCTGTCGGCTGCGTCGGTGCTGGAGAACAACCCGCAGTGCGCCGGGAACAGCCGCCGTCATCTTTGGCAGTTTAAGAATACGGCAAAGATCATAAACGACCCGTCTTGGGGATTTGATGGTTTTGGAGGAGAATGCAAGAATCAGCTAGATGTCAAGCAACTCAGATATGTAGAGCAGGAATATGCCACGGTAGGAGAGACCCAATTCGTTATCAACACGATGGGGGAAGATGTTACGGTAGATGATGCTATTGATTATATCGCTGATAATATAGAGAACCTGTGTGATATCATAGAATCTAATGTAGGTATTACTGACGAGTTATGCGCGGCTATATCATTGCCAGAGGATCAAGACGGTATAAAGGCTCCCGATTTCCCTAGTGGATGTGATGATATCGAGAGGATAGAGACCAGGACTATATTGGATAAAAACTCTTTGGTGGATTCTAGGATTGATTTTACATATAAGTTGGCTAGTGATTATACGGAGACAGAGCCTACCACCTTAATACAAAGTAACGCCGAGTCACAAAGGAAATTTTCTGTATTGTGTGATTTCGATAATTACTCCAGTGGAGGTAAGAATATCATAGATCTGGTTCAAGAATGGCTGGATGGTCAGGATGAGGACAAATTCCCGTCTGATATAGATTCTTCCGCCTTGGTCTTGTGTCAGGATATGTCTAATGTCCGGCAGTTATATGATGAGGGTATATGTACTAATGGGTGTTCGGTAGGTGATCCTTACGTGAATCCTACTATTAATGATGTTCAACTACCCACGTTCCAAGGAGGTAGGTCATTGGGTAAATGTACGTTCTTATTCCAAGGCGATGGGTGGGAAGGCAAGAAGCATACCGAGACTATGCTTGATATATTGATGGATTCAATGAAAAAGTACTTCCCTCAATATGAGAGTCAGTTTGGTATTGAGAACGCCATGTGTCTTTTTGGTGATGGTGATAACTCTAAGTTCAATACCGGCATATCTACTGATTGGGAAGATCGTGTGTCTGTGCAGAATGATATTGACGCCAAGACCAATTGGTTCGGTAGAAGCAACTTGACTTATTTCAAGTTCTATCCACATGTATCCTCATACGCCAGATGGGTGGAGTTGGATTACGAAAAATACGTAAGCAGTTTATCCGATCCTGATAACGGTATTATGTATATAGAGATGATGGGTAACTATAATTATCCGATCGGTGACTCATCATCATACAACAAGGTTCGTATAACATTTTTCTCGGATAAGGAAGGTACCGTGGCTCCTAATCCTTTGGCTAATGATGCCAAGAAAGGTGTTATAGTGAATTACGTGGATCATAAGATATTTATGATGCCAAAGTACTTGTTCTGGAATGATGACAAGACTACTTTCCATAAGATATATGTTTGTATTGAGCCAGCGGTATGTGTGTTCTTCACCGGTTTCGCCATGAGGCAGGACATGAAGGAACTTGCAGGATTCTATACGGCCGGCACTGCCATCTTCCCCGCCCCGTTCTGTTTTGGCATTCGGCCACTGGAGGTGAAATACGTATTCTTCTTTACAAAAGAACTGAAATTAAGGAGATTTGTCACATATGAGGCGAAATGCATCTCATGTGGAGATAAACCCGCTGATTGCGCTCCCAGACCATATCAGTATGGTGATTTCGGATATTGGGAGTCTACCAATAAATATCCGGCTAATTTTGAGTTGTATGATTCAAGTAAGATCGGGATATCATCGGGAGGATCAAAGAGGAAGGATATAATAGATTCTTTGACGAAATACTATGGGTCTCCTAAATCCGTTGAGGGTAAGTCTTACTTCACTGGTAATGGGGATAACGCTGAGTACCCCAATACGTCAACCACATTTTGTCAGAAACCTATACGTCATTACAAGTTCCCGGATAACTCTGTCGCTCCTTTTATGGGTAATCCGTCTCAACTGACCGGTCAATATGGAGTTGACTCCTATATTTATCCTATGGGGGTGATGCTTGATGACGATATCGTTAATGAGTTTCTGGATATAGCGGTAGAGAATGGCCTTATAGATAAGGATAGAAGGGATTCCATAATAGGATATGAGTTGTATAGGGGCGATAGGACATTGGATAAGAGCGTTATCGGTACCGGTCTGGCTTATGATATGTTTAAGTACGATGATCCCGACGGATCGGCTAACCTTTATCCTAATTATCCTTACAATGATTTGTCTGATGATATGTATATCTATAAGGATATTAATCGTGAGAATTTTATAACGCATCCGTTTAACAGGAAGGGTAATATCTGGTATTCATTCTTAAGCCCTGATATTGCCTTCAACAAGCCTGATGCTCCCACTGAGTGCCTTGTTGATGGTTATCAATTAGGTAAATCCTCCGGTATATTCAGGGAGGTGGAGGATCACCCTAAATGGACGATATTAGGAAGTAAGGCTTATAGTATGGCAACGTCATTGGCTACGGTGGAGGCTATGGCTAATTTAATATCCGCTATAGCTGAATATACATATCAATCGGCGTCCCAACAATATGTCGGTGGAGGCGTGTTTTTTTTAGCCAACCCTGTCGGCATAGCGCTGACGGCTATCCGTCTGGCTACGGGTATCGCCAAGGCCACAGCCCAGTCCGTGGTGGATATAGGCAAGTACAGGTATCAGTGGTTAACGGCATTGATAGATAGGGGACCTAGACGGAACTATGCTTATTATTATACTTCTGTCGCTCATTATAATTTATTTTACCAAAAAATAGGGGAGTCAGAGTTACGTGGATTGTCAACGGCTAAATATATCAAGAGCGGGTTATATCCGGTAACAGATATCTCTTCGCAAGGGGAGACCGTAGGCGGTAAGCCTATTATCATAAACAACCTCGATCGTGAGCATTCATTGTTCATGTCATTTGGTATGGATAAATATATGCTTGAATATCCGGAGTTGGTTTCAAGTTACGATACCAGCCGTATTCAGGATGAGTGTAATATTCGTAACGATGAGGTGGCTGGTATGACGCCTCATTTTATGACACGTGAATCTTTCGTATCCTGCCCTTATATGAGGATAAAGAAATATTCTCCGGCTCAATACGGGCAGATAGAGGATATCAGGTGGGTATCGTTAGGTGGTTGCGGGTTGATGGATGAGAATAAGCGTAAACCTGTTTTTGGAGGTGATGTATTTATATCAAGATTCTCGCTTAAGAGGAAGATGCCTATGTTTTATTTGACTCAGTTCGGTCAGGGGGACATGATACCATTCCCTTATTACGATTATCGAAACATCGGGTATCCCCGTTATTTCGTCAATTACGATACCGGGGAGGATTATCTTAATAAGACCGATACGGATACCGGATCGCTATACTCTTTCCCTAGCCGGAAGAGCGCTTATGAGATGGTTTGCAAGACCGGAGATATGTATCTTAGCGGTCGTTTCTTCCTATATTTCTATGGCATACCTCAGTTTCTTGTGGAGTCTGAGATCAATTGCAATTTCCGTATAGCCGGCCCTGAGCCTTACGAGGGGTTCTATCCGGAGGTGGGGGATTATATATCATGGACTCAGGAGCGTAATGTCCCTATATCAAGGGGTAATGTGTTTAAGATGAGTCCTGTGTATAAGAATCGATTTACGTTAGGTGGCAGGTCATTACCAGAGACGTATGATAGCAATTTTTGGGACTGCGCTTACCAAAGACCCAACGGCGTCATATGGAGCACCGCCGACGTGTCGGAGAACGGCATGACCGATCCTTGGCTGTCGTACAAGCCTATGGATTACCATGAGTTCAAGACCTCGTTCGGAAAGCTTATAAGCATGAAGGGAATAGAGTCGGATCAAATACTAGCTCGCTTCGAGAATCAGGTAGGACTATATAACGCTATAGACGTGCTGGCAGAAAGAATATCCCCGGAGAATAGCGAGCTAGGGACAGGTGGGCTTTTCGCCTCTCGTGGCATTGAGTATAATAATACGACGTTAGGATATTCCGGGACCCAGAGTCGGGATATGATCAGTTGCGAGTTTGGGCATTTTTGGGTCGATTTAAGGCGTGGTCAGGTGTTTAAGGTAGATTCTAATGGTAGGAATCTTACGGAGGTCACACCGGGGCTTAGAAACTGGTTTAAGGAGCATCTTCAGATGAAGATCATCCGTAGCCGGATATATAACGCTGATACGGACGCTGAGTTGTCTTATTATGATATTGATAACAAGTTTTTTGGTATAGGGTTGTCCATGGGTTGGGATAATAGGTTTAAGAGGGTTCTGATAACCAAGAAAGATTATATACCGGTAGGGAATCCGAGCGAGTACCAATTCCGTGGCGGCCGGTTCTACAGGAACGGGCAGGCGGTGGAGCTACAGGACGCCAGCCATTTCACGGACGTCTCGTTCACCGTTGGATATAACTGCCTGAAGGGTGAGTGGAAATCATATTTATCCTACACCCCTGATTATTATATCGAGCACCAGCATTATTTCCAGTCCGGAAAGAACTACTCAAGTGAAAGTCAGGAGATAGGTTTATGGTCTCATGGTTTGACCAACCAATCGTATCAAGTATTTTATGGTAAGCTATATCCGTTTGTTATAGAGGTTCCGGTACGTGAGCAGTACGTGAATAAGATCCTCACCAACTACCAATATCGGATAGATGCCAGAAGATATCAGGATGAGGTTAATTACCAAATTCTTAGGACTACTGGATTTAATAAGGCATGGTTTTATAATGATACCAACAACAGCGGTGAGCTTCGGATGGTTATCGCCGACAAGAACGATATGAGCCAGCGGTTAAGGTATCCTATAACCAATGATGATAGCCGTGAGATACTGGTGACGGAGGTTGATCAGAAGATAAATATAAATGACTATTTTAACGAGGTCAAAGACGATACGAACAATCTTCCGATATGGGTTAAGGATGTGAATGACATTGACCGTAAGATCGACCCCAGGGCTGTCGATTATCATCGGAGGTGGCGGGATCGTCTTCGTGGCGATTGGTTCTTGGCTAGGTTCGTGAATGACATTGAGAGCCGGTTCAAGATGATAGTACGTTGGTTTAGCAACGATGAGAAAGTTTATTGAGGTGATTATATACCTTTAAATATTTGATGTTATGGCAGCAGGGAAAACTAGCAGTAAAAAGAAGGGCAAATGCCCGAAATCAGGATGTATCAAGAAAGTAGGGAGTGATTGGCGAGTGGTCAGTAACAAGACCGGTAAATTATGGCCGGCTAAGTACAAGTCTAAGGAGAAAGCTAAAGGAGCCTTGGCTGCTTATCACATGCATTAGCGTATAAACGGGTACATGATTTATTATGTGCCCGTTTCGTGTTTTTAGGCTTATGAGATTATAGTTATCTTTGTGAAAAATGTAGTATATGTCTAAGAAGAATAAACCGGAGGAAATCCCATCGTGGATAAAGGATTTATATAAGGAGGATCTTGATCGTGTCGTAAGAGGCGAGCGTCCTATGTATTTCAGGGGTATGGATGATAGTCCTTTGAGAAACGTGTCCCCGGAGTTTGATATCCTTAGCGGAGGAGCCGCAGTTAAAGGCATGAATGGGATAAGAGGTGCGTTGTCCCCGTTGAATAATGGCATGGGTAATTATAATTTCAGTATCAGGGGTATAAATAAGAAGATAGGTGAGTTGGTTGATGAGGCGGGGCTATATTTACCTGAGAAATTAAGACCTGTATATCGGACTGTGGTGGATGCTATGTCGAGTTCCAAGGATAAGGGGTTGGGTCATATCACGCAGCCGTTGGCCAACGCCCTGTACCCAGCGGACGAGCGACGGGACCGGCGTCTGGACGGGGAGCACCCCGTTAGTTATGTGGATGCCATAGACGGTATATGGCCTAGGGGGAAATATGGGCTATGGGGAGAGAAGATGGATAAGAAACAAGGGGGTGGATATGTGGCTTCAAGGGATAACACCTCCGTTGGATCTAGTGGCATAAATCTTAATACTGAATATGGCAAGAAGATAAACGATGGAGTTGACATTACCGAGATTATAGCTGGAGGTATCCCTATTATTGGGGATGTTATGGATGTGAGAGATTTTGTGGAGTCATCGAAGGCTGGGGATGGTTTAGGAATGACATTATCAGCTTTAGGGCTATTCCCGGTATTAGGTGAATTTTTTTCTTTCGCTAATAAAGTAAAGAAGATTCCTCTGCCAGAAGATAAACGTAAATTGTATGATTTTCTTGTAGATAATGATCTTGTAGATAAATATGTTCATGATGAACCTTTGGTTAGGGATTTTTTTAACAAGGATGTCCATGAGAGAATTTCAAGGAATTATAATGATCTTCCTGATTCTTATAAGGCGGCTGTGGATTTGATGATTGATAATGGTGTTGATCTCCAAAATATAAATGATGTGTCTAACAAGCATATTAAGGATAAGATAGATTCTATGCTTGATGATAATGGGAAACGGTTGGAAGAAGCTTACAATCTAAGGGTATCAGCGGATTCTGATTTTGATGATTTTAGATATGAGGTATCCTCCGCTTTGGATAATAGTAATGCTAAAGGGTTTTATACTAGTAAATACAATAAGGTTGTTACTAGGAGTGATGAGAGTTTATCTAACCTATCTCATGAGTTTAGACATAAATATGATTCAAGTAATAATTATAATAAGATTTATTTATCCGAAAATGATAAGTCATTATTAAAAGACGCTTATAGGGCTAAACCAAACTCATCAAGTGATGAGATATCAGAGAAAATAGCTTTTAATACTCAAGCTAGATTTCGCTTGTGGAATAAATTTTATAATACATATGGAAGGACTCCATCTGTTGATGACCTTGATAAGTATATCGATAGCATGGATGAGATTGATGTGTATAACCTTGTGAGTGGTATAGGTAGCAATTATGCTGGTGATTATTCTAATAACATGCTTGGAGCTACTGGAGAGGTATTGAAAGAATCATCGGATAAAATAAAAAAAGCCATTAAAAACGTTCCTGCTATTTTGCCGGCGGCTATAGTTGGTAAGATGTTGATGGATGATGATAAGGAGAAGAAAGATAAGGGCGGGTCTGTAAGCATAGGTAGGGCTTATGGAGATGGTAAATATGTAATTGATCCTGATAGATCAGAGGATAATAAGATGGCTGTGTATGATGAGATATGGGATTATCTGACCGATAAGAAGGGGATACCACAAACTCAAGCTATCGGCATCCTATCGAACATCGCCGCCGAGTCCGGGGGGGACACCGATGCCCTAGGAGCCGCCGGTGATTTTGGCATCCAACAATGGCTTGGACCGAGGAAGAAGGAGCTACAGCGCAGGTATGGGAAGAAACCGACATTGATACAGCAGTTGGATTATCTCGTGGATGAGTATCAAGGCAAGGTCCCGGGGTTAGGTTGGAATTACATCAATCAAGGAAAGTTTTTCGACAAGGACGCTCAAGGTAATGTATATAATTACTATATGTATTCTAAATCCGATTTCGATAACGCCGTCAACTACAAGGACGCTACCGTGGCATGGAATCAAGGATACGGTAGGCCTCTTGGATCGACCTTGAGAAATGAGAAGAGATTTGAGTTCGCTGATATGTTCGCTAATAGGTATGGTGTTCCGGAGAACGAGCCAATGAGATACGAGTTCGGACAGCGGGATTCGGGCACGGGGGACGGAGGTCAGCAGCCCGTACCTGAGACGGTAGCCCCTGCCGATCCTTCTTTGGCTTCTCGCCCATCTATGGATATTTGGTGGGAGAAGGAAGGCCAAGACCTGTTATATAAGATGCTAGCTCAATCTGGCGCTAACGAGAAAGCTATAGAGGACATCGCCAATAATATTAAGGATGATCCTCAATCGGAGGCGCAGATAGCGGAGGCCGAGCGTATGCGTAGGGAACAGGCAAAAAGGCGGTTGGTTCTTAATATGATACCGGGGTTAAGCCTTAACATAAAAGGTGTGAGTAGAAATAATAGTTAGTATTTTAATGATAAATAATTTGTTATGAATAAGTTGTTGTTTTTATTTGATATGTTATTTAAGGGGGCTTGTTTTACCCCCCCCCACCCCTAGTAGTTTAGGATGGGAGAATAGATGGGTAGATGCTATGGCTGATGATAGGAGGATGGTTATAGCATTGTTAGTAAAATATCTAAGGGGAGGTATGTTATGAGAAGACGTGTAATGACAGGCCCCAAAAGCTTGGATGTATTGTATACATACACTTATAATAGTAATAATTACCATACATTTGTGGCTCCAAAGTCGGCGTATTATTATGTTGAGTGCTGGGGTGGTCAAGGTAATTATGGTTACAATGATAGCGAAGATAGGTTTACCAGATCTAATGACCCTGGGTATGGTGGATATGTGGCTGGATTTATCAAGTTAGTTGGTGGTGATATCATTTATGTGTATTGTGGAAATGGTGGACTTAAGCAGACGAGTAATGTTGTAAAATATAATTATAATGGAGGAGGTTCAGGGCATTCAATGACTAATGAGAGTTCTGGAAGGTATATCTATGAGGGAGCCGGGGGCGGAGCTACAGATTTGAGGTTGTCCAACAATAGCGATCCTCTAAACGTAGATTCTTTAAAGACCCGTATTATGGTAGCCGGGGGAGGCGGTGGAGGATGTGAGTATTATTTTATTGGGCATGGAGGATCAGCGGGAGGGTTGAAGGCGTATCTGGGGGGGCTATGCCAAGGGAACTCCTGCATCCCAAGTGGCGGGAGGATCTAACTCCGGCAATAATTTAACTAACGGAAATGGGGGTCTATTAGGAGTGGGAGGAGGATGTGGTTTTGATGGCGGTTCGTATTCCTCTGGTGGAGGAGGAGGCTTTTATGGAGGACCAAGCGGCGGGATATCGTCGAACGCTATTCAAGCTGGTGGTGGAGGGTCCTCGTATATATCCGGTCATCCGGGATGCGTGAAATATGATAAATATGTATTTACTAACACTAAGATGATAGACGGGAACGGGTTCGTATGGACAGATGTGAAGGGGGAATTAGAAAAAATGCCTAATCCTTTGGGTGGATTATATGATTTAGGAAAGGGACATATAGGCTCTGGATATTGTCGTATATCTATATTCCAATAAATATTTATATATCTAATCAGTTTAGTGTTATATTTGCGAAGTAATTAAACGTTTTAGATATGAAAAGATTGTTATTTTTATTTGCTATGTTATTGACGCCGTTCGTTTTGATGGCGCAAGAGGTAATCCCATCAGAAGGGGCTATCACTATTGATTTAACTACCTTCACCGGCATCATGGCTTTCGTCACGATGTCAGCTACGCAGTTAGCCAAGGTTGTGCCGTATATCGACGCCCATAAGTGGGCTAAGATCCTATCGGCTGTAGTTATCGGCATGCTGGTATGTATCTTGGCTTGGTTTCTTCAGGTATCCCCGCTGTTGGTAGGTAGTGAATGGTGGGAAGCTCTATTATATGGAGTGGCAGTCGGGCTCAGTGCTGCTGGTTTCTATGACCTAGTGAAAGCAATAGGTTCGTTATTTATAAAAAGGATCTAGTTGCTGTAACCATCTTGCGATGAATTAAAATTACAAGGTATTATTATCTGTAATATAGTTAATTATATTTTGTAATTATATTAGTATTATTTATATTTGTGCGCCTATCTACTCATCACGAGCGGATAGGCGCATTTATTAATTTAAAACGTTTGGTAAAGTTATGAAAAGTAATTTGATTTTGTCATCAGAGAGTAGGGAATTGTTAGGTAGAAACATTTCTGTTATGTCCAAGGATGGATTTGTGTGTATAACGGAAGTCATGGAGGTACTGAATGAAAAACGTAAATCCATGGGGTTGGAGTCTAGGAGGCTTGATCATTTGTTTGCTACTAACGGATTTCAAGAAAAGATGAAAGCTCTAGTTAAAGAGCTAAGTGTTAATAATATATGTACAGTAAGGTATCTTACTGTACAAAATGAGGTGTTGAAAATAGGTAAGTTGACGGATCTTAAAAAATACGGTATGGCTTATCGTAAAGGAAAAGGGGAGGGACAAAAATGGTACATTAACCCATACTTCTTTGTCATGATAGCCTTGGAGTTGGATCCGGAGATATACGCCAAGGTAATAATGTGGTTGCATGATGGATTTATAGAGGATAGGAATGCCGCTGGCGAGGCTTATATCAAGATGAGTTCGGCTGTCGCAAGATTGGTTAGTGACAAGAGCCAGTTGTCTGATAAGATATCAAGGGTAGCTAAGGCTATTAATTTTATCGTCTTTAACAAGCATGAGAGTGGGATAAGGAATACGGCTACAAAGAATCAGTTAAACGACATAGTAGCTGTAGAGAATGTTATCACCGGGGTTATAGATGGTGGCTTTATAGATACTTATGATAAACTTATAGATTATCTTGGTCATGAGTGGAAAAAGAAATGGGGCAATCCTGTTATGTCTTTAAAGGATTAGTATTAAAGAGACTCATCATTGTCAAATGGTGAGTCTGTATTTTTTTAAACTATCTTTGTATCAGAACGAAATTAATTTGATATGAGCAAGTATGTAATCAAGAGAAAGATACCTAAATATCAAGAGGCCGGGGAAGTCGGTTCATATATGCTTGGCAATATGGATGGTATACAGGGGTTAGGTATAGAACCTTTGGTAAATACCAACCAAGGATTACCTGTGTCGGTCAATCCGCTAGGGATATATTCTATGGATACTCCAGATCAGTTGAGGACTAAATATGCTAATGCTTTTGATCAGGATAATGTGTTTCCGGCTAGCTTCAAGGGTAGTTTGCAACGTATAGCTGAGAATTATCAGGACAATGGTATTACGCTTAATAACATAACTGTTAACGATGTTGATAAATCTAAGACCGGTTCAGGCGAGACGGATGTTTTTGATTTTACCACCATCCCTTACTATGGAGCTGATGATATAGGATCTAGGTTTACCCAGATGGGGCGTGGTATAGGGCGTATGAGAAGCGAGGGGTACGGTGATTTATCCACCGGGGCTAAGACGGCTAATGTCGTAGGTACTGTAATGTCAGGTATCGGCGGTGTCTTAGGGTTGGCAAGGAATATATTCTCAGGTATAGCGTCAGAGCAAGGCACTCGTACTAATATCAGGTTGGCTCAAGAGCGGGAGGCTAGGCAAAGAAGGCAATCCCAAATGCAGTACAAGGATGGCGGGGGCGTTTATCTGGGACCTAATAATAGGTTTGATAGCGGAAGCCTTACCGGTGAGTACCTGTATCCGTTACCTAAGTCGATGGAAGATCAAGCCAACGTGGAGATCGAGAAGGGTGAGTACGTGACGCAGCCCGGGGAGGCGCCGATGGAGGCTATGGGGCAGAAGCACGCCGATGGTGGAACCCCCGTTTCCTTGGAGCAGGGAACGAAGGTTATTACCGACGACACAACCATAGAGCCGGATTTCGCTAAATACATCAGAGATACGTATGGGATCAAAGCCACGCCTAAGGATACGTATGCTACGTTAATGGACAGGTATAAGGCTAAGATCGGTCTTAAATCGGCTTACGATGATCAGAAAAAGGCGCTGGAGAAGCTGAAGAAAAACGATAAGATAGATGACGAGAATACGAGGCGCTTAAACGCTTCCGTATTATCCAAGGCTATAAATGATAGTAACGAGACGGTTAATGGCTTAGAAGGAAGATTTACGGACTTCGCTAATGTCATATACAAGGAGCAGGAAGACCGGAAGATGAAGAAGGATGAGGATACGTATTTCGCCAAGGGAGGCGAGATAGATAATATCATATCCAGATCCATGAAAGAATACGGTCTTACGGAGGAGGATATAGCTGAGGCTAAGAAAGAGCTGCTTAAGAAAGTGGCTGGTATTCGCCAGAAGATGGAGATAGGAGGCACGTCTTTGTTCGGTCGTAAATTAACTTTCCGCCCGATCGAGAATAGGTTCAACAATGATCCTAACTATTTCGGTTATCAGCGCCAAGGAACTGATGGCTCTTATGGAGGTATTAATACGGATGAGAGGTTGAATTATTATAAGACATTCAATCCGGTCGCTTACGATGCTTATATGGGAGCTTCAGAGGGCACTAGGGCTAGGGCGTTGCAAGACGCCATCTACGGTCAGACAAGTAGCTGGATGGGCTTGGCTACGGCTGAGAACCCGATCATCGCCAACGCCGAGGCGCTTCGGGATTACACGACGCTCGTTTCCTTTGGCGGTGAGGATAGTCAAGGTAATTACCCGGAAGACAAGAAAGCCGCATATCATGATAGGATGAGAGACAATAAATTAGGTTTGTTTACCACATCTCGCCCTATGATCGGTCTAGACGTTGTTACAGAGGAACAGCATAAGGCTCTTAACGACGCTGGTATCACTCATTTCAGTCAACTGTTTTCTGACAAGAATAAAGATATTGTTAATAAGATCCTTGGGGAGGATATGCTTAAGATGCAGGCGTTAAGATCCATGAAAGGCATGGAAGGTCTTGATTTTATACTTGACCCGCATAAGGTGGCTCCCGGTCCTATGGATATAGGTGATGTGGAGGATCCTGATGTTAAGCTGGATATGCCTGAGCTGATTGATCCTAATACACTTCCTAAGACCAACACAAATGCCGGTAAGTCGAACGGCGGCAATGGAGGCAGGAATATAGTAGGTGGTGGTCTTGACTTTCCTGAGGTGTTCAGGATGACTCCGGGAGCCGTGACAACGGAAGGTCTGGAAAGACATTACGCTCCTACCGTGGACCCGGTGTTGAGATCGGCTGATCAGTATATGGTTGAGGCTAATCGTGCTTTCCAATCACAATTGGATCAGATGGGTAATGTTCCGGATTCCCAGAGAGGGGCTTTATCTTCCAATTTACAGGCTATCATGAGTTCCAATATAGGTAAGTATATAAATGAGGTAGAACAAGGGAATGTGGCTCAAAGGACTTGGGCTGATAATGTCAATTCTCAATCATGGGCGAATACTTACGACAAGAACATAGCCCAACGTCAAGCTTATCAACAACGGATATTGCAGGGATTGGCTATAAATGACGAGAACTGGGCTAGGTATTTTGATAGCGTAAATGACGAGATCCAGCAGAAGTGGAATACGGCTACGACCATGAATACATTAAGGTCTATATTCGGGGATGTCAAGATCGGCCCTAATGGACAGTTGATCGCTGATCCTCAAGGAGATATATTGAGTTACAGGAGATTATATCCTGCTCAGGAAGTAACTAAAGGCAAGAAAGGATAAAGGATGGCTTCACAATATAGTATATTAAGGAATTACGGCAAGTACGTATCACCCTACAACATGGATATCATGATGCAGGGGATGGGGTACATGCAGCAGAAGATAGATACCAATCGGCAGGCTATAAACGAGTATGCTGATTATATTATCAATTCTGACATTATAAAACCTCAGGATAGGGAATATCTTCAGAATAGGTTAAATGGGTTGATACAGGACGTGAATAACGTGTATCGTAAATCTAATTTGGCTTCTGATGGTATAGCCAGAAGTATACAGGCTCGTCTTGGGGAGGCTCTGGATACCCGTGTGTTGAACGCTATTGCCGGTACTAGGGAGATCCGGGCTTTTAGCGAGAAGATGGAGGATATGAAGCTGAACAATCCCAAGATGTATAGTCCTATAAACGAGGCTGAGGCTTTCGCGGATGCCGTGGCTTGGATGAATGACGGTCAGGTAGGGACACGTCTTAATCCTATACATTATACCCCTTATACGGATTATCACGCTGAGATTGATGAGAAGATGAAGAATTTCATCTCCCTTAACAAGGGGAAGAAAGTTAATGTACCGGTGACTGATGCCAATGGTAACAGGACGGGCGAGATGCGTGAGATGTATATAGATGAGATGAGTTACGCTCAGGTTAGGGATATAGCCATGGCTTCTATATCTGAGAACGGTAAGGCTCAGATGCAATTAGAGGGAAGATATATGGCTAGAACGAATCCTGACTTGTTTAATGTTCAAAGCACCTCTGATTTCCTTAAAGGGTATATTAATGATTTCAGTGTCAAGGAAGAATCCATACGAGCCAAGTTAAAGGGCGTTGGCAATGACAAGGCCAAGAGGGTTAAGCTGGAATCGGAGCTGGCGGACATCATCAAGCAGAGAAATGATTTCGTGGAGGAGGCTGAGGGCGTTATCGGTAGCAACTACAGCCCGGAGCGGGCCGGCATGTTCATGGTACGGCAGCAGTTCCTTCGTGGCGTTGGGTTGAGATGGTCTTATAATAACTCATACGAGACGCTGGGCGTTGATGATTATTATTTCAAGGCTAATCAACAGATGATGGAGAGAGCTAAGTTCAATGAAACAAAAAGGCATAATATGGCTATGGAGAAAGCTGCGTTGATGAGAGCCAGCAAATCGGGTAAGTCGGGGAATGGAGGCGGCAGTGGTGATGACACGACCGGTCCCACCGTGGTTACGAAGAGCGCCAATCTTAATGATGTGAATATAAGCGATGAGTTCATGAACGGGTTCATAGCCAATGAGAGGGCGGTGACTACCGGTATGGGTAATTTTGTTAAGTCACTATCAGATGACGCTAGAAGGAAGATCGACGCATGGGCATCTGATCCTGAGAATAGTAACGTGGTCAAGGATATGGATAACGATCAGGTTATCATGGCTTATTTCAAGGCCAATGGAGGGTCAAGGAATGAGTTACTTGATTACAATGGTCAGGATAGTTATTTGAAGCTTCTTGGATTAAATACCCAAAGAGGGAAGTATAATAAGATCAATGATGGATTCAATAAGGCGAGCAATGCTGTTTTGGATGGTATTGATACTATAATTCAGAGAGAAGCTAGATCGGACAGTGGGTCAGGTATAGATATTAGTTATGGATTCGGCACATTCAATCTTGGAGATATTAATAACAATGGCGATAAGGTTTTTGATATAAATGGTATAAACGATATAACATTAAATGATTGGAGTAAGTTGTCCGCTTACAGCTCTTTGTTAAATGATAATATAAATACTATTAATTACGGTGTTGAAGGAGAAATGCCTCATGTATCAATGGATTCGGGTCAATCAGGTGTCTTATTGGATCGTGTGAATGATTTAATGGGAACGTCTTTTTCGCTTGATGATATTGAATCTATAATGTCTCTTGCCGTATCTGGGGCTAGTAAGAATAAGCACATTGAGGAAATAAGAGATAGGTTTTCCGGGGATAACAGGGCGATCGCTGTCGCTACCGCTATATATGATGAGGCTCATAAAGAGAGGAATGATTTATTAAGACATAAATGGAGTCGTGGGGATTTAGGTAGGATCGCTGATGACGCTAAACGTGCTGGCGAGGATTACCTGAGACAATATCGTCATGAGTATGCCGAGCGTGAGTATATCTTCTCCGGTGATTATCCGTCTAAAAGTCAAGAAGAGAAAGATTATATAAAGGTTAGTGACCTATTTACCCGTGGTGGCGGTTTTATTCCTAAGGATAAGGATAATGCCAATACGAAGATAACGTTTACCATATCCCCTATAGGTGATGGTAATTATCAGATCATTGGCAATAATGGAGGTGATGGTCGATCTGTTGTTGAGGTAAGCGAGGCTGATCTGGCTGCGAATGGACTTACTTTCTACAAAGAGGATGTAAGCATCCCGTCCGAGACCTATGATTCCGGTGTCGTACCCATATCTTTCGCCAGCTCAAGCAACAACGCTTATGGGAAGATGGCTAAGTCATTGTTGGTAGCTCCATTCGCTTACGCTAGCGGGGCCAAGGACACGGTAATGCCTTATATAGATATGTTTACGAATATAAATGACGGTAATATCAGGAAGAATCAGATGATGATCGCTACTGACGTGTTGTTCGATAACGCTTCTATGTACGAGTTAAGGGCTTCCGGATATAAGTATAATAATGGTTCTTCTGGGATAAATGTTGATATATATAGCAAAGGAGGGGCTAGAGAGGGTAATACCCCGTTGTATTCAATTGATCTGGATGGCGTTAACTATGCTGATGAGGTAGCAAGGAAGATCGACTTCTGCCCGCAGTATTATTTGGTCATGGCATGGCAACAGATACTTAGCAAGGAGAATGAGGTGTATTGGAGGAGCGAGGGAAGATCTACTACTGATGATTTCGAGAGCTTCATCTCGCCCATAGCTGATATGATTGATCAGGAGATAAGAAACAGGAATAACGGAAATAGTGGAAATAATGGAAACAATGGAAATCTATAATAATACCTCTAACGGAAAGGATCTTGCCGAGAAGTACAGATATCCTACCATAAACGTAGATAATATAAAGGCTATTGGTACGGATCCCTATGATATACCGGATCGTGACCTGCCTCCGGTATTGGATCCGTATTCCGCTTCCGAGAGATCAAAGTCCCAGATACCGTCATTGTCGGAGAGGATCAAGAATACTGTTAAGACAAATTATTATGATGATATGAAACATATGTCCCCATTAGGATATATGGCTTCTGATCAAAGCTATAAGGGCAGGTTTAATCTTACTGGTCCGGAGATATCGTTGGAGGATTCAAGGTATCGACTTAGTAGCGGTACTTGGATACCTAAATACGAGTCTTATATCCCCGGTGTAGATAACGACACACGTTTATCTAGGAGTCAAGGTAGGACTGAGAAATGGATGAGAGGTTTGGGGGAATTTGTAGGTAAGGCCGCTTTGTATGGATTAGGTGGTGTTATTCAGCCTTTTTATGGTATTTACGCCGGTGTATCCAGAGGTAATTTTAACGCTGTTTTTGATAACGATTTCACGAGATGGTTGGATGATCAGGACAAGAAGATGGATTACGGTCTTGCTCATTATTACAATCGTGAGGAGCGGGATATGAATTTCCTTCAAAGCATGACTACGGCTAATTTCTGGTCTAACGATTTTTTATCCGGTCTTGCTTTTACCGCTGGAGCCATGTTATCGTCAGCCGTATATTCCGGCGCTGGATTGATGAACTTAGCTCGTACGGGAGCTAGGGCGGGCGTGGCTTTGGCTAGGATAGGCAAAGCGGCTTCGGATACCAAGAAAGCGTTCGGCGTCTACCTTAGGGCCGCCCGTACGGGACGGAGGATAGGCAAGGGACTGGACACCCTCGCTTTCCTTGGCGCATCTACCTCGTGGGAGGCGTCTGTCGAGGCCAGAAGCATGCTGATGGAGGCTGAGGAGAATTTCAGGCAGTCTTACCGTAACGCTTATGGAAGGGAAGTCCCATATGAGGAGCTTATGAAGTTCAGAGCTGACAATGCCAATGCCGCTAATGCCGTATTTGCCGCCAACGTCGGCATATTGTCATTATCCAATATAGTTATGTTCGGCGATATGTTCGGCATGGATCTTGGTGTGGATAAGTTCATAAAACGCAATATATTTGGCGTAGGTGCCGAGAGGATGGATAATGGTACGTTAAGAGCCATAACACCAAAGAAATGGCAGAAGGTAGCCGGAAATACGTTCAATATCATCAAGCGCCCAGTGTCAGAGGGTCTGTATGAGGAAGGTCTTCAGGGAGTGGCTAGTAAGTCCGCCAAGGATTGGGTAGAATCAAGATACAATCCTATGGCTATCCGGCAGAATATAGGCTATATGGAGGCTATAAAGAATGGGTTCAAGGAGACGTACGGGTCTAGCCAAGGATGGAAGGAGATCGGTATCGGTATGATTATCGGATCGATTATGGGTGGAAAGACTATTGGGGGTATAAAGGAATGGAGCCAAGACATGTCCCGGAACAAGGGGATGGTGGAGGCCTACAACGCCAATGCCGGCGCCTTGACCACCGCCGCTGTCCGTGCTATTCGTGGCAGTATGGCTCTTAACGCTCAATTATCCGGCATAGACACATCGTACGAGAGTGATGGTAGGATCATAAATAAGGATTTCAGTGACGCCGTATTCAATCGTCTTCGTTATGATTCGGAGATGGGGATGCTGGATGATACGAAGGAGAATTTCAGGACGGTAGTCGAATCTATACCTAATAGCGATATAGCGTCCGATATGAATATGACGGATGAGCAGGTCAATGAGTATAAAGCCGATCTTGTCAACGAGTTTAATAAGAAGGTGGATAATTTCATTATGGCCAACAGATTCGCCGACTCCCTTACCGATGGTATATCCAATAGGTCGTTTAACGCCTATATCTCCAATATGGCTTATAATGGTCTTGAGGCGAAGGATAATTTGAACGATATTGCCAATCAGTTAAGAAGGATATACAATACGGATATAGGCCCCGCTCTTGATATATATTCTCGTCTTAATCCTGATTCGAGCAGGGATCTTGAAGAACTCAGGAAGCTTACGGATGATATACAGAGGATGGAGAAGAATATCTTGAGGCTTCAACAAAGTGTCGCGTCGAAGGACGCTCTTGAATCTGATAAGGCTAAGTTGGTCAAGGAGAATGATAGGCTTCTTAAATTAACAGAGGATAGGATCGCATTGGAGAGGAAATTAACTACGTTAATTAACTCAGAGGCTGATATATCTAAGTTGTTCTTAAATAGAAATGATTCAAGGATCAGTGCCGCTGATCTTATGGCGGCTTATGATACTATAGCTGATTTTGAGAACGTCGTATCTATCCGTGGGGTTGATAATTATAAGGAGGCTATGGCATTGCTTAGTGAGTATCGTCATAATCTTGTGGCTTATAAGAATATAAACGAGTCTCTTCGTCGTATGCGTGACAGAAGATTCATCCGGGCGCAGGAGCGCGGGTTCATGAAGATATTATCGAACGTATGGGGTAAGACTTATGAGGAGGATGATAGCAAGTATGATTTCAGGAATACTGATAATCCTGATGCCAATGATCTTTACGCCAACGACCAAGCTATAGACAAGGCTTACCAAGATGGTCTTATAGGGGAGGATGAGGCATTTATGTTCAAGACATATAATCATATGATAGCCAGATCTATGGAGAACGAGATTAAGACCGATGAAGGTAATATAGTCGAGAGGGTTCCTGATGATGAGGATATCATAAATCCTTCTGACGATAGAATCAATAATATAGCTATAAAGATATGGAACGGTAATGAGGATGTCTTATCTCCTAGGGAGAGACAGATATATGATAATAACAAGCCTCGTGTCGATAGTCTAGTTAACGGGTTTGGGGATAATCCTATTTCAAGGATCAATAAGGCTAGATCGATAATAGATAGATTGAAGATCCATGATAATATTTATGATAATATCAAGGACGCTGTTGATGATATTGTAGATATGAATATCAATGGTCTTGATCAGGATCAGATCAAAGAAGCTATAAAGACTTATAATGATCTTATGAATGAGGCTGACAATGGCAATGAGATTGATCAGGATAAGCTTAATGAGGCTATTGATATTATCAATAACTATTCTGATGATCCTCTTCTTCAATTCGTGGAATGGATGAGGTTGTATGATAATGGAAGTATAGCTGTCAAGGATTACGATAAATCCATACCTATGGGTGATGTCCTCACAGAGAGCGAACCCGGGACATCCACCGGCAGGACGGAAGTTAACGCCGCCCAGAACCCGGTGGTGTTGATGGCCCAGAAGAGAGAGATCGGTGGGGTCATGTATTATGAGGTTGGCGGAATGAGACTTGACAGGTTTATGGACGGTCTTGGGCTTAAAAGATCTGATGCCACTGATACTGATAATGGAAGGGTGATGGATTTCACCAATGGAACCGACATATTTACTGTTATAGAGTCAGATAACCACTCAAGATGGATGATTAGCGAGGATGACGCTCAGGCTTTCGAGAACGCTACTGGTGTCATATTGGGGCGGCAGACCGCCTTATCGACCTCCAACTGGTTCATGGTGTATCGCAAGGGGCAGGATGGATCTATTGTCCCTTATTATACGGGTGATACGTTTGGATCTAACAACGAGTCGGTGAATCAGGAAGCAGCGGCTAGCCTCCGCAAGGGTGATATGGTAAGGTTTAAGATGGATATGTCAGATCCATATACCAAGGAATTGTATGATAAATACAATAGTCTTAACGCCGTTGACCCTAATTCTGATGAGACTAAGTCAGCTTATCGTGATTTGGTTGATAATATGGTTATTAAAATTGTGGATAGCGATGGCAATTTCGTCTCGGTGCTAAAAGCCAATGATCCAGACTCAAAAGGGAGTAACGCTGATTTAAGGAGTATGGCCTTTGAGTTATATAGGGATAATATAGGATCTGTTACTGGCGAGATTGATATACCGTTCGTAGGTACAGTTACCAGTGTTTTGCCGGGAAGACCTAATTTTAGCGTAAGTGATGATAATGGTACGTTGATGGTATCCGAGAATGACTTTACCAACGAGACGGTTGGTAAGGTCGAGAGCGTAGGATATATAGAGAATGGGGGGGTTACGATGAGGGATAATATTAAGTATAATATATTCCCGTTCTGTACGGCTATCGTCAGGGATAAGTATGGTGATTATAAAAATTCACGTATTCCGGTCGTAGCTATAAAGACAGGAAATGGAAGAAATTACCTGTACCCCGTAAGATTGAAAAATCAGGATATATCGTCATTTTCATCCATGATCGAATCGATGGCTGATAGGATTACGGAGGGTTTAGGCGGAGGCGTAAGTATTGATGATATAATGGATCTTAATAACGCTATAGCCAGATCTGGGTTGGATAATAAGACATATATGATTCCGCTGGCGGGAGATGTGGATGTTATCAAGGGCCGGCTTGAAGCTATCAAGGAAGCGGCTAGCAGGATGCCTATGACCGCTGACGTAAGAGGATGGATAGGTGATTCCAGAACTAAGGAGGATATTTTGATGAATGATGTTACGATCAACATTGATCTTAACAACGATCCTTTCATAGCTCCTAAGTTTAGGATGAGTATCAAGGGGAACAAGGTATCCAAGGAAGAGACGGAAGTCTCGTTCCCCAACCTGCCGGATCTGCCATCGGAGTTCGCCTCGCCTGCGAAGGCTGCCGAGGATAGGTCTTTGGTTTCCGACGGTAATGTAGTATCCGGAGAAAATGAGGCGGAAAATCCTTGCTAGGTAAATTTATTCGTCTTATCTTTGCGGCGTCAGTCCATCACCTGACGAGTAAGATATTTAAAAGTTGGTCCCTGTCGGGTGTGTGATGGCTCCGGTGGGGACTCTTTATATTATGCAACTAGATTCTTTTTTACACCGGAAGATCATGCAAGACCTACGTATCCAGCGAGTAAAGGTCTTGATGATGTTATACACCAGTAACTATTTTGTCAAGGTCAGACAAAAGCAGTTACTTGATCATACATACGCATTAAGCAGGGATCAGGCTTTTGATTATATGACTGAGTTCAATAAAAGACTTAGTGATAAGGTGGGTATAAAATGCACGATGGATATCCTTTTACCTACCGATGATGATAACGCTAATATCATAATCGAGTACAATGGCATCATTAAGAAGTTGATGAGGGAAGCCGAGAAGCTGGAACTTGACACTGACGCTATTAAGGATATGATGCGCGATCTACTTAATGAGTTGAAAGGTGATGTTGATCTTAATATCTTGATATTTGACGTAACCCAGTTACTTATAAAATACAATCTATTTAGGTTGGATGCTATAACCGAGCAGGAGTTCAAGAACTCTTTTGTCAGAATGGATAGTAGGAATATGGAGATAAAGAAACTAACTTTATCTGATATCAAGAAGGTGGTGATGATGATGGAGGATAGGTATGATTATGCATTGTATATGACAGAGGAATATGGCTGATTACATTTTTTGTAAAAATATCTCCTATTTGTTTGTAGTTTCAAAATAAGGTCTTATATTTGCGGTGTCCATCCGTTATTGGGCCATAAGAAGATATTAACTCGCCTAGGCGTAGGCGATAGATGAGGGCTATTGGTGGAATAACGGACGCCAATGGCTCTCGTTGTTTTTATATTATGAGTGAATTATCTGAGATTTTTAGTTATGATGGAAATGAGGTGACTTTTAAGACGATCAATGGAACGACTTATATTAATGCCACAGAGATGGCTAAACACTTCAATAGAAGACCAAATGATTATTTATCGCTAACATCTGCAAATGAGCTGGTTAGTGCAATTACCAGAAAAACTGGTAAATCTGAAAATCAGTTAGTTATAAAGAAGACTGGAATGCCAGCTTTTGGAGGTGGAGTATGGCTGCATGAAGATATAGCTATAGATTTTGCTCAATAGCTTAGTATAGATTTTAAGTTATGGTGTGCAGACAAGATAAAGGAACTTCTATTGAAAGGGTATACATCAATAAATAGGAATAACTCTGATATAAGCAGAAACGATCTTCCATCTGATTATATAGAGGCATTAGAGGCGTTACTTAAATCTGAAAAGGAGAAAAAGGCATTAGCTGAGGCGAAGAAAGCGGCAGAGGAAGCCAAAAGGATATCTGATAATATCATTAAAGAACAGGCTCCTATGGTTGAGTTTGCTAAGACAGCCGAAATAGCCCAAGAGACAGATATGTTGATCAGAGAGGTTCGGGAGAAGTTGGAGGCTCATGGGTATGATATAGCGGAGAAGAATCTTCGTATATTGCTTGAGGATAATAAGTTCTTCGCCAAAACCGGTAAGAGATGGTTGCTTTCCCAAAGGATGATAGATCGTGGTTACGCTCGTTACAGGTATCGTGATGACGATGAGTTCTATGGAACTAACACCGTCTATGTGACTCCTAAGGGATTCCAGTGGATCGTGTCTAAGATATCTAGGGAATGGATGCCTAGGTTCTTGGAGTTGAAAGGTAGGGTTCTCAGTAGATCGGATAAAAATATTTTTGCTAAACAATAAGTTTCGTTTTTATAGTTTTAGGATTGAGTTTTTTGTTTGTCCGTGAGGATCGGCAAAATGATTTGTACTTTTCAATAGAAACATAAGGTTTGTTATTATTGTTATTTGGCTCCCGTCCGCTCGTGAGAGTAGGCGGGATTTTCATATCTTTGTAACAAAACGATTTAGCTATGGGTAGATCTTGTTATGTTATAAAAAATAAGGAGGGTGGGGTAGATAATGTCCTTGCCCCGAACGACCAACCATCCGGATTATACCAAAGGGCGATGGAGGTGCTTGGTGACCAGAAGCAGGCCTTATCGGTCTGGGGTACGGCCTACTCCCCCGACTTCGTGTCCTTCTTTGGCGACTGGATGTCCATGCCATCAGAATATGATCTGGATAGTAATGGGGAACCTAGGTATGATGATGTCATGTCCTTTATCAAGCGGAAGAACTATTTCGCCGGCAATTTCATGGCCGATGAGGTTAAGGATATCAATAACACCCTTACTTCCTTGGGGGTTGATAATATCAATGATCTTAATGATATGATTGTATCTAATTTCCTCTCAGGCGGTGATATATTCATCAACAGATATAATCTTGAACGATCCGGGATGTATGACGCTGATGAGATTGATAATATCATGACTAACCGATCGGAGTATGAGCGGGTAAGGGATATGATGAGGAGGATTGTCGATTTTATGTCTGAGGGGAATCTTAATGAGAAGGATATGTATTTCCTGTCTTCCGAGTCAGGCCTTGGTGATGATTATATGATATATGAGGATACATATGACTCGTTAGGGAAGAGAAGGGGCTTGAATCCAATAGAGGTAAGGGATACGATCATGAAGGCGGTAGGCGGTATCAGTGACCGCCGGGAGTTCGATCAGGCTTTCGCCTCCATCCCATACCCTTCCTTGGCACTCCGGTATCAGGAGGATCAGGATTACGCAGATCGGATGTATGACACGTATCGTAATATGACCCGTATGGAGGTTCGGAGTCAGGGCGGAAATACGATTACCGACTCGTACTTCAATAGCACCATACCGTATATCAGTATGCCTAAGGATATGAAGGGTCTAAGGGATAAGGTTGGGGAGATAATCGATATGGATGATTTTAAGGACATCAAGGACGTTGCCGGACGTCTGCATGACATAGCCATGGATCTTGCCGACATGGGCGTGGATATAAGCGAGGCGATCAGCGATGAGATGGTTATATCCAGACCTGAGGATATCCGTGATCTTATGGCGTCGCTGGACGTCATGTTGTCTTCCATACAGGCCGGCAATTCGGTATACGATAGCTTTATCTCCGATCTTGATAGGATAACAGGAAAAGGGAATCCGATATACGAGGTTCAGGATACTTATTCTACTGGGGATAGGATGGTGTATGTAAGGTCCGGGAATACATCCCCTTCCGATATGTATGATAGGAGCATGTTGTATATTAGTAGGAATACGTACCATAACACGGCCCCGATAACCGACACCGATCAGGCCTATGAGATGTTGGCCAATATCGGGATAGAGCGACCCTCGTACTTGCCGGCTGGCGTGGTCCCCGCCGGGGCTTCCCGTTCCGACATTGGCGTGGTCAAGGATAACATAAAGAAGCTAGTTATGTCCAACATCTCATCCTCGAATACCGAGAACATGATCCTTACCAGATTAATATACCAACATCCCGTGACTCCTGAGATGGATGATGTTGATATTGATCGGGAGTTCAGGAGATACGAGGCTAGGCAGGAAAAGGATCGGGATTTTATCAAATCCTGTACCTCGTTGAGGAAGATCCAGATTAAGGAAAGGTTAAAAAAATCGGATTTATATAATAATGTCTTACGTTTCCTTGATTTTAATGGATTTTATAATGTATCTTTGAACCACCATGACAGAAGTACGTTAAAAAGCATGGAGATGTCGTTGCCGGAAGGTCAGGTAAGGGATTTTCTGTTTGACGTGGCTATCGAGTCCGGTGACAGTAGCATGAGAGACCTTTTCTATCTGGATGGTCAGGATAGGATGATGGATGCCGGGTTTTACAGGTATCTGTACCAAAGGAATCCGGGCCTGCTCCGGGAGGTCAACGGCGGCGTCGAGGCGAGACCGGACGGTTCGTTCTTGGCTCGTGGGAGGTATGATGATTTCGTGTCATTCCAATCCGGTTTATATGAGAAGGTAGGTGAGACGGTTGATGGTGCGATATACAGGTTCGTTGATGATCTTATATACTCCGATCCATCATCATATCAAGAAAATATGGTACGAAGGATGGGTGATGTTACGGTAAGGAGTGACGATAATCGCCTGTCAAGGATAGAGGATGATCCCTCATCCAGTAAGATAGTTAATGAATACACTGCTAATACAAATAAGTTGATGCGAGATTTTTCGTGTAGTTAATCTCTCTTTGACGTCGTGAGACGTTTTCTTTCGAGCATTGAAACATTGAATTTTATAGATTTGCATGAATCCGGGTCGTAGTGATACGCTCCGGATTTTTTGTCTCTCGTCAGTCGTTATTAATACCATTTACAAGACATGACGTACTTTGATGATGACACATATCACGATTTTAGGGCTGTTAATTTTTGAACTTTGTAACGCCCGCCATCAGGTGGGGTTATTATTAATTCAAAAATAAATAGACATGGGTACAAGTGGAGACAAAATCGTTTTGTTAGACGGTATGGGTTCCGGTAGTGGAAGCGCCACTAACGGTTTATTATCTATGATTCCGGGGATGTTCGCCAACTTAATAGGCGGAAATAAGATGGATCCGAACTTGGTGGCGGCCTTGATGAACGGCCGTAACAACCAAGACGGTTTCGGCGGGGCTAACGGTTGGTGGTTGTGGATCATCGTCCTGTTCTGGTTATGGGGTGGCCGTGGCTTTGGCAATGGTTTTGGCAATGGTAATGAGTGTTGCGCTAATGGTCTTCCAGCTCAATTGAATAACGACTATGGTCGTGAGCTTCTGATGCAGGCTATCCAAGGTAACAGAAGCGCTATCGATCAGATCGCTAACGCCTTGAACTGTACTACCACTCAATTGCAAAACGCTATCTGTAACGTACAAGGCGCTATCGATAAGGTAGCTGGTCAGGTAGGTATGACCTCTCAGGCTGTTATTAACGCCGTACAGCAACAAGGTTGTGAGATCGGTAATCAAATTAGCTCTTGCTGCTGCAATTTGAGTTCTTTGATCAACCAAAGCACGTGCGCTACTCAAAATATGATAACGCAGCAGGGTTTTGACAATCAATTGCGGACGTTAGAGCAAACCAATGTTCTTCAGAACAATATCAATAACGGTTTGGCTAACAACAGAGAGCAGTCTACGAGTCAGTTTAATATCTTGAGCGCTAAGATAGACGCACAGACTCAATTTATCAATGAGCAGTTCTGTAACCTTGAGAAGCGTGAAATGCAGAATGAGATCAATTCTCTTCGTGAGCAAAAACAGACATTGGAGTTGTTCGCCGCTCAGCAAGCTCAAACTCAAAACATTGTTAACCAGATTCGTCCTTGCCCGGTGCCTAGCTATTTAGTCTGCAACCCGTTTGCAGGTAATGGCTATGGTGGTTATCCATATCAAGGATTTAGTGGATACAATGGAGGATGCTGCGGTAATAGTTGTGGATGCAACAATGGCTGCTGCAACAACGGAAACGCCGCTATCTAACTCTATAAAGGAAGGAGGCTATTATGGCTTGTGTTTCTAAAATAGGGTCTCTTTATGAGTTGGTCACGAAGAACGTGGTAGTGACTACTACCAACACCGTCTTCGGCATCAACCCAAGGATATGGCTGTCCTTGCCATGCGAGGGCCTTCTGCTGCTGAAAATCCGGCAGGTGGTTCCGACAACAGGCGAGACATTGCCAGTACAGATAGCTGTCCCAGCGAACAGCACCGTATCCACGGTGGGTGATGACACATGCTGCCCGGTAACCGGCGTGGCTGTGGTGAACCCGATCAACGTGGCTGTGACCGGAGCGGCTATGGTTAACAACACCGAACGCCTTGTTTATTTCAATAAGGTAAGGGGTGTATTGAGGCTCATGGATTGCTGTGTGCCTACAACCGCCGCGTCAGCGTCGGAAACGGATGTTGATGAGGAATAGGTTAGATTGGATGTCTAATGGGAGGGTATTCCCTCCCGCTTAAAAATCGAGATATGTTTAGAGACTTAAAGAAAGGATTTCAAGTATATACGCTGGATACGTCCGATGTCCCGGTGTTCAGGATGGGGAATGTGGTTAACGTGTCCGAGCCTAGGTTCCAGCAACCCCAGATGGGTCAGATGGGGCAATATCAGCAACTACAGGATAGGGTGATAGACCTTACCGTGGAGATAAACGGGTCTTCCATGACCTACGTCGTACCGGAGAGCAGGGATGTCGCTATGTCCAATAACATAACTTTGGCCTGCTCGGTCGATCCGATCATGAACCAGCTTAACGCCGCTAAGAGAACCAGCTCCGATATTCTCGATAGTATCGATAAGCATAGGAGGACGCTAGAGGCTTGTGATTCGATCCTTGAGGAAATCAATCCGGCTTTTAAGCAGACTAAGGATCAAGACCGGAAGATCAAGAATCTTGAGGAGAAAGTCGATAGGATGGGATCCTCTTTCGATGAGCTAAAAGAGTTGTTAATTAAAAAATTAGGTTAAGATGAGAGTTATAGATTTAGGCGGCGGTCACGAAGAGGACTACAATGACGAGATCTACGATCGTAGAGGCGGCCGTGGACGTAGCAGACGTTCGGATGGGACTTACATGGGTTATGGTGGTGGAATATACGACCACTATGGCAAGGAGCATGACGGCAGAATGGATGAGCTAGAACGCCGTGAGCGTGATCTTGAAAGACGCGAGAGGGAGCTGGAACGTGACGAGCGTGAGCTTGAGAAACGCGAGAGACTCCATGAACGTGAGGACGAGATGTATCGCAGGGGATGGTTCGGTGAGCGTGGCATCCGTGACGAGTACGAAGGTACCGAACCGTATATGCGCAGGGGACGCAGGAGTCGTTACTACTGAGGAGCAGACGCCGATGACCCGGATTATAAGCGGTATATAGACACCCATGGATATCACTTTTCCAAGGAGCTGGCTAGGGAAGCCGCTGACAAGATGCTTAACGCCGACGGGTCCAAGAGAAGATGGACGATGGAGGACGCTAAGCAGATGTTCGATAAATGCGGGGCCAAGAAACCTGATAACGCCACTTGGGGAGATATCCAATATCTGTTCGCTATGTTCTATAGCGACTACTTTCCTAAGGTATTGGATTGCGACCAGAAAATAGTCAAGGCTGTCTTGGCTTATCTGGAAGACCCTGACGCCCCGGAAGGGACGGCGTTCGTAAGGTATCTGGCGGTGCGGTGCTTCGTCGGTGACACAATCAAATGGAGTGATATGATTTAGTTTGATACAACGTTGGAGAACCCTGTCGGCAATAGAATACCGATAGGGTTTCTTTTTGACCGTAGCTTTATTATGATTACATTTGTTCGAGGTAGATCTTTTGTTCATAGGAAGGGTGGGCGGGAATGAAAAAAGGCATCCTCACGGACACCCTTCCCCTTTGGTTGAAAATCACTTAAAACATTATGAGTTACTACACCGCAAATATAGATAATTAAATACAAACTGCAATGGGTAAGGGGTATTATTGGATAGAGCCAGTGGATCAGACGTTAAATGATTTCCAATTTTATAAGGCACGTATCGTAGGCGATCCTGAATATGACGAGAAACATCATCGTGTTATATTGAGGACTGATAAGTATTTCCCTGTCGGAAGTATCTTCCATGTCTTAAAAGACCCAGAGATGTTTGTTATAGAGAGGAAGTTTAAGACATGGGGGAATAAGTATGTCGTTAAGCCTTGTGAGGGTGAATGGGAATGGGGTTCTGCCCAGAAACTTAAAGACAAGGCTATTATATTCCGTAGCGGATTCCTGCACGGGGACGGCAGTTTCTGACACTTACCCGTATCTCCCCCCTCCCCTCGATTTCTTGGTATTTATGTATATAACTATATTTGAGCAAAAAATAAGTGTAATATGGCAGATTTTCAAGGTAATACAATGGTGATCAGATAGAGCAGCTTTTGGATAAGGCTAATGATATTGATCTTACCAAATATGCTCTTAAGACGGATAATGCCCCTACCGCCACGAAATTACAGGCGGCTAGGACCATAGCGCTGTCCGGGGCTGTTACCGGTAGTGTCTCATCGGACTTCGGAGGCAACGTAACTATCTCCACGACATTGGCCAATTTTGATGCCTCTAAGATCGCATCCGGAACCATCAGCATAGATAGGTTACCTAAGGCGGCTTTGGAGAGATTGGTCGTGGTAGCTGATGATACGGCTAGATTCGCCCTTACCACCGCTACGGTTCAAAGCGGTGATACGGTAAAGGTCACGTCTACAGGTAAGATGTATCTGATAAAAGACGAGTCTAAATTGAACAGTGAGGATGGGTATGAGCCTTACACGGCCAGTCAGGCTTCCTCCGTGCCTTGGTCCGGGGTTACGGGCAAACCAAGTACCTTCACCCCTCCCACGTCCTCCGCTACCGTTCTTGGCGGTATTAAGGTAGGATATACGACTTCCGGGAAGAACTATAAGGTACAGCTGGATTCGTCCGGCAATGCTTACGTTAACGTTCCGTGGACGGATACCAACACGACATACACCAATATGGGAGCCGCTTCTGCCTCAGCGGCGGGAAAGGCAGGTTTGGTCCCCGCACCTGCCGCCGGAGCGCAAGCCAAGTATCTTCGTGGTGATGGGACATGGCAAACTCCTCCTAACACCACATATAGTAACATGGGAGGAGCAACGTCCTCAGCCGCAGGATCGGCGGGATTGGTACCCGCTCCGGCCGCTGGCAAGCAGGCATCTTTTCTTCGTGGCGATGGAACGTGGGTCGTACCTACCAATACCACATACGGATTAGCCTCTACTACAGCTAACGGCTTGTTGAGACAGCTTAATGGCAGTACATCCAGTTTCATGCGTGGAGATGGCACTTGGGCTACACCTCCTAACACGACATATGCCGTGGCCAATGAGTCTACTAACGGTTTGATGGCGGCCGCCGATAAGAAGACCATGAACAGGCTTATAGGGGTTAATACGGTCACGACATTAGCTAACCTGCCTATTAGCAAGAGAAGTATCACGGCTACGTTATCAGCCGCTACCACCCTATCCGTGCAGTCAGGGATGCAGATAGGGGAGGAGCTGATGATCAGGTGCGTCCCGTCGGCGGCCTTCACGCAGGCTATACCCAACTCCGGGAATTATGTCAGCATGAGCGGAACTTCTATATCCACTACGGCCAACAAGCCTTTCGAGATAAATATCTGGTGTTACGCTTCAGATAAGTATAGCATCGCCGTTAAAGAACAAGATTAAAGAACAGATTATGGCATATACATATATAAACAGGGAAATATATCCCAATCAATTAGTTCAGGACGATCCGCTTGATGATAATTACGCCAAGGGCTATAGTTATGATGATTACATTAACGGGAATCCCGCCCCATGGATAGAGCTTGGGGAGGAGCAACTGGCGTTCAAGGAGGCTAATCCTAAAGCTACTGTCAAGGAGATTATCGAGGCTAAGCTGGATGAGTCAAGGCTTCTTAATGAGGAGAAATCAGTTAAATACGAGGAGATAAGAACTTATGAGACCGGAAATCTATATGAGTTTTTCTTGGATGACCAAAATATCTATATCCCTGAATATGATAGGCGTAACGCTTTGGCTGATGGGGCTATAGCTGGTAAGATAACGATCATGGGTCTGAAGTTTGATATGACGGAAGGCAAGATCTTGATCGGGATGATGGATAAGTATGATAATGACCTGATGTCGGCGTTAGGAGCCAAACAGAGGGAAGTAAGCTTAGCCACTACCGTAGAGCAGGTGAGGGCTATTGACGCTCAGTCCGGCTATCCAGATAAGGTAAATATCACCATGACTTATGTCCGGCAACAGGCAAAGGAGAAAGATGTCTCCGATCCTCAGAAAGTGGCTGTCAGATTCTCCAGAATGGTGGTTAATAACAAGACTATATCTTTATCCCCTAATGAGAAACTGGATGTTAAGGTTCTATTCCCTATATGGGGACAAGAAGGGGCGGAGTTCGGGTTGTCGGTGGATGCCGGATTCTGTCTCAGGGTGGTGAAGGACGATACGGATATCCTTTATGAGGTTATTCAACAACATACATTATCAAAGGAATGGGAACCCGGATTAAATACGGCTTCCTTATACAAGGTCATTGATAAGGAGCATGCCGGGACCATAGGGGATCCTATCCCGTATTTCCCTCCAATGGAGATATTCAAGGATAAATATTACATCCAGAACGCTGATGTATATAAGTGCACTAGGGATAGCTGAACTCCTCTTAGTCATAATCTAAAGGACTTAGTAGGGTTGTATGTTGAGGTTGTATACAGGGCTAGTCGTATCTACCCCCCCCCCTATATTTGGCTTGTGATATGATACAAGTTATTTTTGGCATAATAAAATGACATTTGTAAATATATTTAAGTATGGCATCACAAAAATTCGGTTTCGTAACCGTCGACCCGGTATCAGGATCAGGAGATCAGGCGGTTAATTTCTCCGGTGAGAAACACACCGGTCGTCTTCAACGCACTATCAACCTTACGGTCACCACGAACGGCGGGGCTAAGAAGGCGTTGGTAGTTAATCAGGCAGCGGCTGCTGAGGTGGTAAGATCAGACAGCCCTAACGCTTCCGTACAAAAGACAGGCGGTAATGTTACCATCACCGGTAAGTCTAACAGTACTAAGCTTACGTTCGCGGTCACGCCGGCTGAGGAGAACGGGCTTACGTTACAGCTCCCGGCTAACTACACGGCGGCTGGAAAGACTACGGCTAACGGAGCGGTTATCGCCGACGATCCCGGAGCCGCTGGCGAGTTCGTTTGGAGCATCACGATCTCGGACGTACCGGCCAACGTCACGATCGAGGAACTGACAGTTACATTGAAGGTAACTGCCGCTGGTGGCCAGATAGCCAACGTGACGGTAACGCAAGCCGCTGGAGACTCTACTATCGAGCTTGACAAGGAGATTATTAACTTGGATGTAAATGGTACTCAACAGACGGTTAACGTAACATCTAATGACAGCTGAACATGGGCGCAAGCTGCGGCTAGAACCGTATCGAGAATGATGGGACGATAATCAGTTTCTTTTCTCTTACTCAGACCCCGATCGACTAAAGCCGGTTGGGGTTTATTTGTTTTGCTATCTTTGCAATAGAACAAAAATAATACAACTATGGCTAATGATTTGAATATTAATTGGAAGGACGGGGTAGGCGAGGTAACGGACCAGCCTCTGACCGTCAGTCCGGGGTCCGGGGCCGGAAGCGCCCCCGTTTCCTTTGGCTCGGTGATGAACAACGGTCTTGATCGGACTCTTGAGCTGGAGATAACAACTCCAAAAGGTATTAAGAAGACGCTCACGGTGAATCAGGAGGGATGCCGGCAGGCTTATATTACGAGTGACGGCAAACGATGGCTGACTAGCGACAATCGGGTGTATGGGGTTTTGAAAAGCGATGCTCCGTGCGAATGCATAGGTGATTGTCCTTGATATTTTGTTTTTACGAATTTTGTAATTACATTTGTGGCGCATGTCCATCACCATGCTTTTCGTCGCTAATTTATTATAAGGGATACCGGTCTGTGATGGGATCGGCATCCCTCTGTTTTTTAATATGGAGAAGATAAATGTTTTCGATGTTCAGGTTCCTGATGGGAGACAAATCCGTTGTATGTCGTATAATAAGGTTACTTATTTTGATCTTGACGATATATGTAAGTTATGTTTTGACTCATACGATCTACACGATGTGGCTGACACTAAGGTAATGAGTGAGTTCCTGCACCGAGAGGGTGGTCGTTATTGGACTACGATAGATGGCGTAAGGCAGTTGTATCGTAGGATTGAGTGTAAGATGTGTTTTGAGGTTATAGAAAAATTAAAGGGATTATGAGAGAAAAGAAATTTGATTTCGTGATATATCCGTTGGATTTGATTATCACGGTTGGATTAGATTATAAGACGTTGTGTGATCGTTTCGAGAATATGGAACCTGAACACGAGGGGAAATGGGGAGATGAGGATGATATGGACAAGGAGGCGTCTTTCGCAAATTTGGTAAGGGATAGGGACGATGATGATAAATTTGCCATACTTTGGAATTTTTCGAGCGACGATGATTTAATAATGAGAAATATATGTCACGAGTCATTCCATATAGCAATGAGCGTATGCCAATTTTGCAACATGTCTCTTGGATTTAAGGTTGGAGAGGATGAACACGCAGCGTATATAGCCGGCTTCGCTGGTGATTGCGTTAGTGAGTTCATCAATAGCAAGAATACGGATTAAGTCATAAATTCTATAAGGAATATAAGAATATCAGCCTCCGCTTATTTGTGGGGGCTTTTTGTTTATCTTTGTCAAAAACATGAAGTTATGTCGAGTTGCGTAATTAAAAGGAATAAGGAAGGTAAGATAACCCGTGTCTTGACCCCTTCCGGCGAGGTATCCACCTTGTTCGATAAGATAGCGGGTATAGCCGCCGTAAGTGATCTTGATAAGGCGGCTGAGGCTTATATGACCGCATATAATGATAAGTTTAGGTCTAAGTTCGGGGATTGGGTGTCTAATGCCAAAAGAGAGGGATTAAGGTCATCTCTTAGGTTTAGAACGTCGTCACAGCTGTTCGAGGAATACCCCACGTGGCTTAGCGGCCAAACCACTTCCACCGGTCAGCATTCCACGCAGATCACGTCTACCGTGAACACGTATAAGAAGATCGGTGATTTTATATCCAATGAAGGTCTGGAGGGCAAATCCGTGCTTGACGCCTCATCCGGTCTTGGCGTTGGCACGCAGGCGTTGCGTGATATGGGGATGGATGTCGATGACGTTGAGCCATATCCGTCGTCAAAAAGGATTCCTCCCACGTATTCAAGGTACGAGGATATAGACAAGAAATATGATTACATAATCAGCAACGCTGTCTTGAACGTGATCCCTGATGATTGGAGATCCGACGTACTTAAATCAATGGCTGACAAATTGAAGGTCGGAGGCAAGTTGTTCATAAATGTCCGTGACGCTAAGGGCGTGTCCGCACAAAAGCAGAAAATAGAGCTTGACGATCCGTCGGAGATACTTGTCACTGATTCAAAGGGGAATATCAGGGCCTATCAAAAAGGGTTCACGAGGTCGTCGCTTAAAGAATATGTCGAGCGTGAGCTTGGGGGTATGTTCGAGGTGGAGACTGCGAATCCCGGCAACAGCGGAATGGCGTCTGGCATGACGGCCGTCGTCGTGACAAGGAAGAGACATGGGGATTTGAGATTCAGGGACGTAAGCGAGGTAAAGGCCGGTATGTCGGAGAAAGTATCTGGTCTCGCTAAATTAGGTACTACGGTGAATATCGTTTCGATTGACGATATAAGAAGTGAGGTAAGTGATCATGATTACGCCGATATGATGTCCAAGAGCAAGGGATGGTATGACACGGATACCGATACCATCACTATCGTAGCTGACAATATAGAGGATGAGCAGGATTTGGAGAGAACTATCTTGCATGAGGTAGTTGCGCATAAAGGGCTTAGAGATCTTCTTGGTAATCGTTTTGATGATACGATGAGGAAGATATTCGATTCGATGGACGAGGCTGACCAGCGGTCTTATTTAGACCGATACGGCGATCAGGTCATAGCCGCCGAGGAGTTTATGGCTACCCTTGCCGAATCCAATCCAAACTCCAGTTTATGGGATAAGATCATATCGTTTGTTCGTGATGCCCTTCGTTCCATGGGTCTCGATATTAAAATGAATGATACGGATATGCGTACGCTTCTCACTAGGTCAAGGGATAGGTTATCGGAGGTGGATAAGGAGCTTAGTAAGCCCATGAACCAGATAAACAATCTCCTTGCTTATGATAGCGGGGAGCCCAGGTTGTTCTTTAGATCGGATGACGGCAAGATACACGACTCTTACGCCAACGTCATAAAAGGCTCGTCCGGCGGGCGGATCGAGGCCGGGTTCTTGGCCGGCAGTGTCGAGGAGAGTGACGTCCCGTCCGGTACGGCTGATATCTCCTTTGGCTCGTCCTCCATAACCCTTAACAACAGCGAGTCATTCATACCGGTCCTTGGTATCAGCTCAGGCTCTAATATAAGCACTCGTGGAGGGTTTGTCAATTACCTTATCAAGAAAGGTCTGTTGAGCGGGGAGCGTATAAGGTTAGGGGATAGGTATTATCTTACCGGAGCCGGCAACTCTGATGGTCTTAAGATCTATAACGCTATGGACGCCTTGTCTAGACTAAGGAACAGGTTTGGTAGTATGTCTTCTGAGATGAACGTATTAGGCTCCATCGGTTTTGATACGGAGGTAAATAACGATCTTGATCTTATCACGACATCAGGGGAGAAGGTTACGGTAAGCAGATCGGAGATAAAGGGCATGTTAAGGCAAGGTAAGTTTGAGGAGCTTAATAATAAGTATGATGGGTTCATGGAGCTAGCCTTGTCGTTGATGATGGAGGATAACGCCTTGTACGGAAGTAATGTCCGTGGGGTTATTGAGAATGAGAAGGCGGAGGATCTTCAGAACAGGACTGATATCACCAACATCTTATCCACGTTAGGTATCCGTGTGATGGGTATGTCCGAATATATGGATAAGTATAAGATGCGTAATGGTGTCGAGCCTTCGGCTAGGGCCTTATCCGATATGGCTAATGGGGTTATTGCCCTGGCTGAGGGAGCTACGGTAGAGGATCTTAATGAGGAGGTGGCTCACTTCTTGATCGATACTTATCGTAATCAGCAGGAGATTGACGAGGTTCTGGACTCTGTTGTCGACACGCCATTATGGAATCAATTCGCCGGTCGTTACTATGAGGTGTATGGGAAGGAATACCAAGGGGAGGAACTGGATCGGATGGTGAAGCGGGAGATCCTAGGTAAGACGTTGGCCCAGCGGTTCGTACCGGGCATGGAACAGGCGGTGGAGGATCTGGCCTCGTCCGAGGACGCCCAGCTCTCCTTGTTTGGCAGGATAATCCGGGCTATACGGAATTTCTTCTCTACTCAAAGATCAGACTTGAATAAGGTTCTTGATAGGATAAAGGAGTCGGCGTTAGCTGATGATCCAAGCGCATTTGACGTGCTTCTGTTAAAGGATAGCGACCATCTCATGTACTCATTATCGGATGTTGACGTGGCTAATAAGTTGATCAAGAACGGGAGGTCATTGGAGAGGCTATACACTAGGTTGCAGAGGATGAGGTCAAGCCAGAGCCAGAGGATCGGGGAAAGCATCTCCCTTCTACGTGATATAGGCGAGAAGGTAAGACAAGTCGGGGGTGAGCTAAATAAGAATAACAACCTATTATCCACCAAGAGCGTCATAGCGACCGCCAAGGCTGAGGTGGAGTATTTGGTCACTGTCGCCAGTAGCCTACGTAAGAGCGGAAAAGGATTGGATTATGAGACGATACAGGTTATCGATAACGTATATGGGGAGATAGTTCCTCTGATCAGGAACCTTCGTGGATTCGTCAATAATCAGGCGGCTGATTATTATGGCAGCAATAAGGTTGGCATGGTAGAGGATATGGATGATATATTACGTATGGCTGAGACATCCATGTCTGATATAAATGCTCTTCGAAGTGATCGTAATGAGGACTGGCTGGATGGACAGCTCAGGATGTTTAATATCCCGGAAAGATATTGGAATGGGATAAAGAAGTTGATAAATAACATCCATAAGGATATCAATGTCATGTCCCGGTTCTTTGGCACGCTGGAGCATAGTGGTAACGCTATTTTAGGTATGTTAGGTCAACGTCTAGCCAAGGCCCATAATGAAGCCCATACCGAAGGTATATCTAATATCAATAAGATGACTAGGATGATGAAAGAGCGTGGATGGGGGATAAAGGATAATGAGGATCTTATACAGAAGATAAATGGGAAGAACTCGGATTACCTTGACTCGTCCCGTGATTTCGCTAAATACGATTTGCTATACAGGACCGAGCAGGCTAAGGCTATTATCGATATATATGATCTTAAGAATGTTACGGGTAAGACCGAGAAACAGCTTATCGATCTTCTTCTATCCGATAGAGGCCTTAAGGTGAAGACCCGTGACGACATAGTAGGATATGACGGGGATAAGCCTATTACGAAGGAGGTATATCATGTATTCAAACCTACCATCCAGAATTTTGATATCTCGGACATGACGTTCGAGGATCAGCAACGATATCTCGACGCGATAAATAGGTGGTTGGATGAGAACCGAGAGAAACCTATGGTGCAGGCTTATTACGATAAGATCGATAAAGTTAATAAGAAGGTCGAGGAAAGACTGGGTCGTAGGGTATCGCAAGCCACGTCCGATTTCATGACCCGTATCCGCAGGAGCAGGTATGTGGCTATGGGTAAGTTCGTGAGGAACGGGAAGGTCGATTGGAAGGCGTTTCAATCCGATCCTATAGCTTGGAGATCTTATCTGGATATTTTACGTGATAGGGCTATAGCCAAGAGCGAGTGGTATTCCGATGGGGCACCAAAGGAAGAGGGATCCGAGGCTCTGATGATGTCCGAGGAGATCAAGGCATGGGACGAGGCGTGGGCCGAGGAGTTCGGGAATACCAACGAGGGTCGTAAGGCTTCCGCCGAGTTCAAGGAGATACTTCGTGGGATAGAGCGGTCCGAGGGCGGCAAGGCTGCGTTTGAGTTCCTGCTAGCTGGCGGTCATCTTGGTTTCTCTAAGGATATGTGGGGATCCGAGGAGGGTGATTATTACGAGAATCTTGTTGATAAGATCACGGAGCAATCTGTATCATCATCAAGGATAGAGAAGGTAGAGGAGGCGATGGCGACAATAAACGAGATCAATGACCAGCTAAGGCCCTTGCTTATCCAGTACCGGGATAGCACGAGATACGGGGAATATGATTTCGATAGGTTACGTGGATCCGCCTCATTAAGAAAGATAAACGAGTTATATGATCGTCTGGCTGAGGCTAAGAGCGTTATTAACGCCGCCGCTTCCGCTGAGGCTATTGAGATGGATATGCCTGATACGGTGGAGAGTGGAGTCACGGATTCTTACCGTAACGCTTTAAGGGATGCCATGGCATACGACAAGGGTATGGATGAGATTAAATTCGCCAAGGAACATATGTCTGCCCGCTCCCGGAGTCAGGTGGATAGGATGGCCGCCAAGTTATCTCGGAAAAACCCGTCATGGACGACCGTGGAGGTATCGTTTTTGAGAAGGAAATACGGTCCTGACTTCAATAATAAGCTAGCTAACGACATAGCGATGGGTAAGACTGATAAGATCCTTGTCGAGTACGCCAGGACCCGGCTGTATCCTTATATGAGGAGATACTCTCCCAAGGGATATTCTGATTTCGTTAGGAAGATAAATAACGGTACGTATAAGGTATCCGAGTTCTTTGATGCCATAGAAAATGGTATATCTAAGGAAGAGAGCGTATTCCGTTTCGGGTTTGATATTAATATGATCGATCTGACGATCAATAACCAGTGGCTTGATGAGGCTGACGCCGAGAGTTCTTTCCGGAATCCTAATTATAATCCCGATCTGGGTTATGGATATCATACGCCTAGGTTCGATAAGTACAAGAACGAGGCTTTTTTCAAGAAATACGGTATTACCAACGAAGGGGAGGAAGCTACGATCAATAAGGATAAGTGGGAGATGAGGAAGGAGCTGCTTAACATAAGCCGTAAGGCTATGGAGGACTATGATGAGCGGTTCAGGAACATCTACCAGATACCACAAATATCCAAGGGCGGCGTGGAGAGGATGGTGCAGGCCGGGGTTGACCCGAAGGCGGCCATCGGCAACGCCGTGCGTGATATTGTTGGCGAGAGGGTGGATGACCCTATACACGGTCAAGGGCAAGACCTAGGAGAGCTTAATGAGAACGATAACAAATATCGCATGATCCCCAAGTACTATCTGAGTAAGCTAGAGAATGCCGATGACGTATCTCATGATTTCGCGTACTCCTATTCCATGTTATCCTTACAAGCAGCCGCTTACAAGCATAAGAGAGCGGCTTTGGATGATGTCATGGGATACAGGAACATGATGCTGGAGACACAATACGACGGCGGTAAGAATCCGGAGGCAACGCATGCCTATAGGATGTTTCAAGATTGGGTTAACGCCAGTATCTATGACGTCAGGATAAACAATAAGCGGGCTGAATGGAATATAGGTAATTATAAGGTCGATCTTAATAAGCTGGCTCTTATGTTTACCAAATTCGTATCCAAATCCAACCTAGGCTTCTCCCCGTTCGTGGCGGCTACCGGCGCCCTTACCGGGCAGGCCAACTTCCTTTTGGAGGGTATGGTGGGGCAGTATATAAGCAAGGATTCCATGAAATACGCCTATGGGGAAGCCCAGAAGCAGTTGAGTACGTACGTGTCTGAGATCGGGGATATAAACCGTACCAACAAGCTATATGTCGTCGGAGAGGCTCTAGGCGTATTTAATGTCCGCAACCGTGTACGATCGGCGGCGTACAACAAGATCTGGAGAACCTTATTCCGGGACCTGCCGTTTAAGATGATGGAGGTTCTTAACTCCCCGTTGGATCCGCAGGTTATTATCTCGGTCATGGATGATACCCGCCTATACGAAGGTCAGTTCTGGTCATACTCCAATTTCAAGGAGATGATGATGAAAGACAGAAATATGTCCGCTAATGAGGCTAAACGCGATTGGGAGCGTTTAAGGGATTATTCTATGTGGAACATGGTAGATGTCAAGGACGGAAAGATTGTGGCTAAGAACGAGGCTAACAAGGATATTATAGACCGATATATACCCACCTTGTCCAGTAGGGTCAGGAGCATGGAGCAGATCTGCGACGGCGCCTTGAACGAGCAGAACCGGGTGGGGGCTAGCCGGAACGCTATCCTTAATATGGTGCTGCCTCATCGTGGATGGTTTATATTGGCCGTACAGCGGGCGTATAAGAAAGCTGGTTTCAATTTCCAGACCAACCAGTTCGAGGAAGGATATATGAGAACATTATGGAGATTGGCCGGAAATGTCTATGGCTCGATGTCCGAGGGTAGGATGGGGGAGGCATATGACGTGCTTAAGGAAGAGTATGATAAGCTTACCCCCTACGAGCAGATCAATATCAAGAGATCGATTATCAATATGGCGGTATTCGCTACAATGATAGCCATAGGACGGGCGTTGATGGGATACAGGGAGGATAATGAAGACAGTTGGTTCGGGCAGTTCATTACCTATATAGGATTCAGGACGATCAATGAGATCGCTTCCCAGACATCCCCGTTCATGGAGCTTAACGCCATAGATATGCTGCAAGATCCGCTGGTTACGGCCCGGAAGTTAGGCGATCTCACCGATCCTCGGAACTGGGATCCGTTCGCTACCGTCCAGACCGGCGTGTATAAGGGCGAGAGCAAGCTATGGAGGCAGCTCATGAAGTTCTCGTTTGGTAAGCAATGGTATAATATCAAGACGGCTAGGGATATTAAACAGACATCCGACTACTGGTTGATGACCAACGGCATGACGATGGGATTCTTCTTAGGAGGCAGGAATAAGGATGAGTCTGGGGAGGACGCTAATTGGTATTTTGATAGAGGAAGATAGCTGATATAGTATGACAAGAAAAAAAATAGCCAGCAGATTGCTTAAAACAATCAGATTGGCTATTTTTGTATTCCCACCTATCCATCCCGGACGGATGGGAATAAATAATTATCAACTATGAATGCAAATGTAAGCATTTATCAAGATTCTGTGAAGGATAGTAGCGGAATTTTGACGTCTGAATCCAACGAAATGGGATTGTCTACCATTTTTAATTACAATGGAAATAATGTAGCTTTTATTAAGACCAGTTATGGTATTCTTATTAATGCCACTGATATGGCTCGCCCATATAATAAGAGACCTGTCGACTATTTAAGGCAAATGTATGTAAATGAATTAGTTAGTACAATTGTGAGCCAGATACACATATCTGAGGATCAATTAGTTATAAAAATGAGAGGAAGCTCTGAAAACGGAGGAGGAACATGGTTGTATGAGGATGTGGCTATAGATTTCGCCCAATGGCTTGATGTTAAATTTAAGGTTTGGTGTAATTCTAAAATAAAGGAACTTCTTACTACAGGCTTGGTAAAGTTGCCAAATTTTAATAATCCTCCAGAAGCGGCAAGAGCATGGGCTGATGAGTATGAGGCTAGGATGAAAGCCGAGAAGGAAGTTAGATTAGCTTTGGAGGCTAAGGAAAAGATTGAGAAAGAGAAGAGGATGGTTCAAGCTGAATTAAATACAGCTATAGATACTATAAAGGAGAATGAACCGGTAATTGATATGTTTAAAAGGTCTATTCCAAGAGAGGGTGTCCTTATCCGTGAATCATCAAAATATTTTGAGCAATTTGGCTATTATATCGGGATTAAGAACATGTATCCGTTATTACAGGAATTAAAATATGTTTTTAGGAATGAGAGAGGTAGGATAGAAGCATATCAGTCCGCTCGTAATTATGGATTAGTTACATATGGGTCTGATCCCGGTGATGAATACTGGGAGGCTAAAGCCATGACCGTCATGATAACATTGAAAGGATTTGTTAAGCTAGAGGAGTTGTCAAGGAAGAAAAGAGATGTTTTTAAGAGATATGGACATTTCTATGATAATGTATGAGTATTGTAAGGATAGAGGCTTATAACCTCTATCCTTATTTATATACTACTCGTCCCATTGCTCCTAATAGCTCTTTATCATCCTGTTCCTTTACCTCTACATAATAATATCCCTTGAAACAAAATTTCTTTTGATCGGGATCTGACAATAACTTTTTATATTCCTCGAATCCTTCATCTGAAAGATGATAAGCCTTTCTTTTTTGCTGAAGTAATTCATCTGATTCTAATATCTGTTTTTTAGTAGCCATAATAACGTCATTTTTTTTATTTTACGATTTTTAGACGATGAGGTATTCTACCTACTCCACAAAGTTCCCCATTTTCTGATTTGACAATTTTTACTCCATCAATAGAATGATAGATGTTTTTTGTAGGATCATTCAAAAAATCTTTAAAACTTTCCAGTTCTTCATCTAATAAGAAAAATTCTTTCTTGCAAAGTTCAATGTCCATATAATGATTTTTTAAGGTTGTTATATATCTTGTAATAAATACTCTTCTATTTTCTTAGCCATATCAATAAGCATTTCACATCTAAGGTCGTTAAGATCCTTACAAAACCTCATTTCCTCCTCATGCTTTTCCTCCGGCGATCTGTTATCACTTACGCTGTAGCATGGTGATGAGTGTATCGGTATGGGCTTCATGGCATCTATGGCTAATTTGATAGCCTTTTCTTTGATATCGCTCATACTATTTTCTTTTTGTTCCCAGATCATGCCGCTATGAAGGCAATTAGGATCATCAGCATGATTTATTAAACAAATCCCTTTGTCGTAAAAACAACATCCCGTACAACTCTCTTCTTCTATCTCAGGGATAGCTATGTATTCTTTCCCTTTATATATTTTAACTTCTCCTTTTCTTATCTTATTCATCTTATTAGATTTTTATATCCTACATGTTTCAACTGCTCTTCGGTGGCTTTCTCCTTCGGGAACTTCCCGTGCCATTTACCGGGCACCACGACATCACGTCCGTCTGGGCTGGTAGCCAGCCTCCCGCATTCGCTGCACAGCCCCATGCCCTTGTACGGCTGTAGTTCCTTGGCATAGTCGAATTTATCCACCATATACTCGTTTGTCAACATCCAATAACTAGACGTAGCGGTATTATCAACGCAACCGCATTTAGCGCATACAAACAGGCTCATAGTAAGTTCTTTTTTGCTTCATTAAACAACCGTTCTACTAGATTCTCAAATTCTCCATCAGGCATATCTATTATGTCTTTTATCTGCACTTGTATTCTTTCTTTTGCTAAAGAATAGCAATTACTATTGACAGAGTAACGAACTACAGTGCCGTTTACGAAAATAAAATCATCTGGTTTTAAATCAGTCGTATAGCCATTTTTAGAAAACATAGGGATATGATGTATATCATCTATTCTTGTTATAAAAGAATCATTATATTTGGCATATTTTCCAACAATCCATTTATACTTCTCCTTTAGGTCAACTTGTATCTTGCTCATTTCTTCTTTTAACTGTTTTTCCAGTTCTTCAATCTTATTCATATCCTATCTATTTTAATGTTATTGTTATTAAATCTGTTTATCATCTCATCAAAGAATTGACGGTCTATCTCCACAAGCAGGAAGCCCCCCCTCTCCTCGCCGCAAGGGAAAGGGTAACGGCTACCGCCCCGTCCGGCACAGTGTTCATTGGATTGCCTTCCACGCCATATTCCCGTTAAACATCCTCATCTTTCTTTTCATCATCAATCCTCTCCACTTTAATCGTCCCCATATCACCTGAAGGTAACGTAATATCGCTATACACGTTATTCCAGTTCTCGTCAATAGCTAGCTGATGCAGTATAGATCTATATATCTGGTAGGTATTTCCGATAAGTCTCTTTCTATTGATCATATCTTTACTACCTCCATCATACCCTATATGTTCATAGTCTTCGAGATCCGGGAACAACCTTCTTCTTATCGCTCGTGAGTTATTGACTATAAAGCTTCTTATCCCCAGCGTTTCCGTTCTATCCATATCATTTATCAAAGTTTCCGTGGTATGCTGAAGATCCATGTCTCCGGCTGCGTATCTGCTTATGTCCTCCACGCACCGGGATATCAGCATCAGTTGTTCCCTTGTCAATGTTATTTTATAAAGTTGTTTGTTGTTCATATCCTTCTATTTTATTTATCATCTCGAATATTTTCACCGCTATCAACGGCACTATGGCATTACCATAAGCCTTTATTGATTCTTTTCTCCATTTCCCGTAAGGAATGGTAAGGTTGTCCACATTAAAGGGTAGCCCATCATTTCCTCTACAAATAGGGGACTGAGTTGGAAAACTCTTCCATTGAGTCGATCCCCGTCCATCCCAATCACGGCAGGCATATTTCTTAAAGAGTCTGTTCTCGGTGCTCCGTTGCTTTTTGTCATCTTCCTTATCGTACAAGAACCTGTGTGATCTGAGGCCACTAGTGTCGGTAATAAGTCTCCGTATTTTATCCCTTGTTTGGGAAGTGAACTCAAATCCATGAATCTTGTCTTCCCGTCCTTGTCGCAAACCTTCAACCCTTGCGTCTGAACAGTCGGAAGCAATGAACCATATCCTATACCGTTTATGTGGCGCTCCGACACCGCAAGCTGGAACAATGATCGGTTGGACGGAATATCCTTCACGTTCAAGATCGTCGCAGATGGTATTGATGATATATTCTTGCTCAAGTATCGTTTCCTTGTAATTTTCTTCATCTTGATCACTTTTCGTTTCCACGTCAGTTTCACTACCGGGTTGAACCATATTGGTGATTCCAGCAACATTCTCGCCAATAATCCAGAGCGGTCTTGTCTCTCGTATGACTCTAAGCATTTCCGGCCAGAGATAACGGTCATCATCCGCTCCCTTTCGTTGTCCAGCGACGCTAAATGGTTGACAAGGGAAACCTCCGGTGAGCACGTCGATTTTCCATTTCCATGAAGTGAAATCAGTTCTTTTAATATCTTCATATAATACTGTTTTTGGAAAATAATATTTTAATACACTTTGACAGAATGGATCTATCTCGCATTGAAAGACATTGTTCCATCCTACCTCTCTAGCGGCTAAATCAAAGCCTCCTATACCTGAGAAAAGACTAGCGTGATTCATTTCATCTTATTTGATATTAATTTTTCTTTTATATGTTTAGATATATCAATTATCTCATCTTTTATATTGCAGTCATCTTTTAATAATGAACCAAATATACATGATATGGCGCCCTTTAGGCCTAGCGCTATCCCTATCTCCAATATTTTTTTATCGGTATTAGAGATTTCTACAGGTTCATATAATATTGATGATATGTTGTTAACGACGTATATTATATCATCTTCATTCATTGATGTAGATTTATCGACAATAGCTATAAAATCTTTTATAATCATAATATAAGCTATTTTTATTTCTTTTATCGTATCATCGCTTAGATGTCTATCTCTTATATGCCTTTCAACATACTTGTTTGCTAGATTCTCTATTTTGTTTGATTTGTCCATTTGTACTATCAATTATTTAGTTAATAATAGATCATAGTCCTCTTCATCTATACTCCCATTATTGTTGACATATATAATGAAATCATTTAAAAGCACGGACTTATCCTTGGATAAGGCTTTTATAATAAGCTCTCCATCATCTTTCAACATCACATGCACAGTATCCCAGATAACATATTTTTGACATTCTTTCTCAATCTTCTTGATTGTTTTAAGTATTATCTTATACGTCTCCTCATATCTTTTTACTATTCCGCACAGTTCAGTCGTATTATATTTACGTATAGCCGTGAATATATATTCCTTTTTACAATCCCAGCATTTTATCAGTTTTTCTGATCCGCACGCCTTATTCTTGTAGAAGAAACAGCCCTTACATGGCTCATTATGGTCGTAACTTAATACTACAAGCAGCTCCATGCCATTCTTGTATATCACGTCTCCTTGTTTCATCTTGTCTATTTTATTAATCTCATTATCAATATAGCAAAGTTGGATATTATCCATACTATAGATATCCAGAATGTTATACTCAACATAAGACCTATGTTCTTAGGTATAGGATCTACTCTCCTGAATGTAAGGATCATGAATACAAATGTCTTGAAGTTCATAATTTACGATATTTTTCTATATAGTTAACTATTAGATCCTTGACACCTTTAGGGACATTAATTAGCTTAAGGTTACCTTGGAATATATCCTTACCGTACTCGTCCATGATCACCCCGAATGAAGGATTCATGATTCTTGTCGATATACATATCGGTTGGTCGGTATCGAATCTGATAACGGCTACCTTCTTCTCGTTTATCGCCTTCTTTAGGGCTATATAAAGCTTATGACCTTTAACAATGTCACAATTACCTTTCATGATCTTAGACATATATATGATATGCTCTTTCTTCACATTGCTGAGATTGTCCATCAGTTTAAGATCTCCACCAACAGATTTCCATTTTTTGAAGCAAGATATGCATAGACAATAACTGGACTTGGCGTTCCTCGGCATCATCCTGCTGCTACCAGCGGGAACCGTATCGCCACAGCAGACGCACGTCCGGTCTTTGTTGGTGCGTACTGGGGCATAGCTGTTTATCGGGTATTCTTTTTCTTTAAGCATCTTTTTCTGTTTTCAAAATTATCATCACCATATTCATAATTAGGACAAGCCTTATTGCTTGGGCGTCTCGTATAAGTCTTTTGCTCCCTATCATATTTCCTGTTAGGGTTTATATAATGGTCGCACACTTGCCAAATGGAGCAGCATACTTTCCCGTATCTTTTCGCCCATTCCCGATCATGTAGATGTACACAAGTGGCGCAAGTTGGGTTCTTGAGCTTATCCTTATTCTCATCTATGATCTTATTGACCCGATCAAGAATAACATGCATTTTTTCAATATTTATGACGTTAAATGCGTCTGGGCATGGAAGATATGTCATTGAGCTTATATCTATGTCCATTTCCTTGGATTTATTGTAAGCTGATTTGTATTTCCTTCTCATCAAATCCTTTAATTGATTTACTTTTCTCTCATAAGTCCCCATATTTCACTCAGTTTTCCATCCTTGTTTTTTCAATAGATCCACCATCATCTCCTTTATCTTAGGGCTAATGGCTTCGGTAAGTATATCAGCGGCCAAGTTAATAGAGAAGCTTGTCATTCTAGATTCTCCTATATACTTCTCGCTGGTAACTTCTTTCACATAGTCGTGAATATCCTTGATCATTTCATTTTGAGATCTTAGGAGATCCAGTATCTTATCGAGTTTATCATTCATCTTTTTTCTCAAATATACCTGATAATAACCAGATAACCACTATCAAAAAGAAACACAACCCAAGCGCCTCATCCGGGTAATCATGCATAGCCTCTAAAATTCCCCTCATAACTTAACATCCATTTTGTTGATTATCTTATAAAATATATCTCTAGTCAGCTCAATATCGTAAGTAGCGTCATGGAGCTTATTCTCGTCGATCTCAATACCCATAGTTCTGGCTACGGTCATCAACTTAAAGTTCTCCATATCGTTTCTTACGCCCATCAGGAACGGTGTCACCATAACATATACATCCATACAGTTAGGATAGAACCATGATCCGAAATACTTATCCCCACATTGGGTAAATAAAGCCCGTAGGAAGTTGTTGTCGAATCCGGCGTTGTCATACCCCACCAAATACATTTTATCCCTCTTGTCGAACTTATTCACGTATTTGGATAATATACCAACTAACTGCCTATACCCTTCTTCCATAGGCTGATACGACTGCACTTGCTCCAAGGTAACACCAGCCACATCCAGCGCCTCTTGCTCTATCGTGGCGGCAGGGTTCGGGGCTAGGCGGATGTCGAACCTCTCAGTCTCCTGCCCGTCGATATCCACGATCCCTCCTATTTGGTGTATCCCGTTTCTCCAGAACTTAACCCCGGTTGTCTCTAAATCAAAAAATAGTAATTTGCTCATGTCTATTTATTTTGTTAATTTATCATTATCTAAGAACTAGTCGTGAAATGCTTTTATAATATATACTCCCATCAACTCTTTTACCTTCAAAGAAGTATATCCAATATTCTAATGAAGAACATCCAAAAGCAAGACATAGATTATTTATCGCATATCTAAAGTATTTCTTGCCTGAACGAAATAAGATTTGAAATTCTTTATTATTTAAATGGAGTCTTTTTTTGGTTTTTCTTTTATTCATGTTTATAGTTTTATTTTAAATGTTCCTTAATCTTATCCAATGCCTTATAAGATAGATAGCTGTCTATAGTATTATCGCTATCTATTTCCAGCGACTCATTAAACAAGTCTTTAGCCAATGCTTTCCACTGCTCTCCCCAATCACGGAGATTCTCGACCTTTGACCGTATATCCTCGAAATAAGAATCTACGTCTGATTTGATTGATTTTGAATAATATTTAACATCCTCCTCGTCCCCATCCATAATATAATCACATTGTGTCCTGATATCTTTTATATGACTGTCTATATCACTGCACATATAATCAACAGGTTTACGTATATTGAATATAGCTTCTGACGTAAGACCGGTTATATCTTGTATGTCTTTTAAATTACCCATGATTTAATCAATTAAATACCAACCATCCACCTGCAAATCCCATTGCGAAAATAGATAAGATTATAGATGTGAATAATATCCAATCTTTTGCGCTTAACTCATTATTATCTCTCTTTATTTTCTCAAGATAATCATATATAGCTGTATAAACAGCATGGTGAATATTCTCGTCTCTAGCCCTTACGATATTATCATATTCATTATATCCTAGATTATGGGTGGCGCTTTCGATCCTCATATTCCCCGTAACCTTTTTATTTACATCGAAATCGAAACTAACCACTATATCGGTGGTTAGAGCGCTGGCGATTTTGCTTTTTATCTCATCATTACTGAGATTAGCATCGTGCACTAATCGCTCATAGTCTTTATCGTCAAGAATTATCTGTTTTTTAATGTTCATATCCCTAATATTTCTGCTACATAAACAAATCCATAACATATATAATTATCAGCGTCATGCTCACCCCAATTCACATGCCATACGACGGCGCACGGGAAATATAATGGCATATCCTCAGCCATAGGATCCTCTTTGAAGTCATCAATGTTTATCTTCTCCCTCCACCTCCACAGGTCTTGGATATCGTTCAAAATTAATTTCTCCATAACTATGACGGATATTAGATGTTAGTAATTCTATAGCCAAGCTGATCATGGCTCCCGCTTCAGTAAGTTGATTCATTTGGGCGTACATTTTATGCTCTGCACTACGATAAGCCTCTCTACTACTTATGGTGTCTAGTAAATCATCTATAGCGTTTCTAAGAAGATCGGTCATCCCATGCCCTCCTATGCCCTTGAAATAATAAATATCACGACCAGCGTAAAACATGTCCTGATATCTTTTAGCTACATACTCTATCCCGGATAGATGGTATTTCTCGTTGTCTATCTCCACCTCTCCTTCTTCTATAGCTCTCAACAACTTCCAATCTATCTTTACATCAGCTTGACGATTTTTTACCTTTACATAGGCATATCCGCCATAATGAGAACCCAGCGTCCTCATCGTAAGTTCATTGACTTTTTGTTTGTCTCCATCCATAACAATCTGGTTTTTAATGTTGATACAAAAGTAAGATTTAAACAAAAATAAAAGCATGAATAATATAAAAATAATATTAATCATGCTTAAATATAAATATATCCCTTCTAGTTCTCACGGATATACGTATTCGTACTCATCTGGAGGAGATGTCTTATATTCAACATCGCACTCCATATTGGTGTAATAGTTATCCCCTTTTCTGTATACTAACGCTACCCAACAGTCATATTTTTTGCTGTATCCTATAAGAGGGACATTAGCCATAGGCGGATTATCCTCTGTTTTGTATCTTATTCTTGTTACTTGTTTCATATTTTCATGGATATAAATATTCATATTCTTCCGGTGGATATGTTTCAAATTCGGTGTCGTACTTCATACAAGTGTAGTACTTGTCTTTGCTTCTGTACACTACTATCCACGGACAGTCATATCTTTTGTTGTATCCTAAAAGAGGAACACCTTCCATAGGAGGCTTATCTTTCGTTTTGTACCTTAATTTTGTTATTTGCTTTATGCTCATATAATCTTATGTTTAAGTAATTCCATCATCATCGAAAACAATGTGTCTACAAGAAGTTTCTCGCTACTCCAATATATAGGGATCTCATCTATATCTCTATACGTTACAGACCATGCATGTTCTAGCTTATAACATTCGAATGTACAACCCTCTATCTCATATGGGAGTAAATTCAGTAACGTCCCTACATCCCAAACAGGGTTGGATATATCCGGGGTAACGGCCTCGATCAGTCCTATACGACCAGCGTCATCCTCCATAGAATGTAATTGATCCAGATACTTGTCTCTGAAACCGATGGCGGTGGAGATAGGGAGGCCGGCCTCGACCAGCACCCTCCCCTGTTCTTTTGTGGTGAATATCCTTTCTTTCATCTAACCCTTGATCTTTTTCTCTACAGTAACGATCGTATCATTATGCCATCCCCCATGAGCCACGAGAAGAATCTCCTGCTGCTCGAAACCAAGACCGGCCCCTATACCGCCGGAGTTCCATGCGCAGGTAATGACCACCCCGCCTTTCTTGGTGATCCTAGCTATCTCATTCTTCTGCCTAGCCCAATAACTAGATTGCGTTGTTTGCATATTAACAGATCTTCCAAGTCTTTTATACGACTCAGATACCTGCCTCGGAGAATATGGTGGATCATATAATACCATATCAGCCATATTATCCTTAAGACCACGCAGGAAGTCTGTGGCGTCTTTATGATACATAGCTTTAGTATCAGGGTCAAGATCGTTGGTGATTGTCCCTATATCGCTGTTTCTGGCGAATGGATCCACTATAACCATCCCCTCTTCTCGATATTTATCTATAAGTTCCCTTATCGGTTTTATGCTGAATGTCTCGCTGTTCGGCATTGACCATTTCTTGTTTATAATCATCTCTTAACTCTGTTTTAAATTTAAGCTTCATAGTACTTCTAGGTACAGGATCGCATATGTCATCCCACCAATTCTTGTGCCCTTTCGGTGGATGTATATCCTTTTTCCATAAAGATCCCTTAACTGTCTTGATTCTTCCGTATGGTCTCATTTTGCTCGTGTTTACCTTCACATGTCACATTATATCCGTTTCTAATGACCCGAACATAAGCTCATCAGTAATCTTGCGAAATTCCTTTACAATATCATTTATCTGCTTACGTTCGATGCTCCTTAGCAAATGGGCTATCACATCCACTGTCCATCCATTGCCCGCTAAAGACATGGTCGTATTTGGGGCTATCCCGTCAAGGTAATCATCCGGCAATGTCTGTAGCCTACACATCTCCACCGGGGTCAGGTATCTGAATTTGTCTTTCATGTCAAAGGCGTTAGGATATCTTCCGGGAGGTAGTGATGAGATCACGTTATCTTTCATGACTGTTGTCAGGCAATTACTTTTCTTGATGGGAGTGGTATTCTTATCTTTTCTTATCTCCAGACATTGCGTTATTTTTATGCCCATGTCACAATCCTTTCGATACCCGTCCTCTCCTATCCTTCTACCGACAATGGTCCCTATATATCTCCCTCTTATGGCTCCCGGATTCCAACCCTTGTCATGCTCTAGAATATCATCCAATGATATATGCTTGTCTTTCGGCATTTCTACCGGCCAATTACACCAATAAAGGCGATGCCGGGTCTGTGCCGATACCAAGGCGCTATCGATCTCCACCGGCTCCACGCCAAGCTCCTCGGTGATCACCCAGCGGTGCTCGTCCCGCATCCGGACGTTCTCGCCCAAGAACAGGACCTTACCTTTGGTCTCCTTCCTTAAATGCTTTACGATGTCCGAGAAGCAAAAGAAAAGCCTTCCACGAGAGTCCATAAATCCCTTACCCTTACCTGAGCTAGAGAAGCTCTGGCAACAGAACCCTCCCATGACCAGATCTATATCTTTCCAAGGGATATCCCATGTTCTCCAGTTATTAACATCCCCTAATTGAATAATATTAGGAAAATGTTTTTGACTTACCTTTATACATGTCTTGTCTATCTCCGAGGCGTAGTAAGTCTCGATAGGTATGCCGGCTCTTTGTAATGCTAGATACCCACATGATATCCCGTCAAATAATGATAATACCTTCATATTGTCTATTGTTTATCTATACAATTCTATAGTAATTATATTATCAAAATGATCTTTGGCTATATCTTCCCCTTCTTTTATAGACATATCAAATAAAGAAGCAGGGTATGATGTTATATAATCATTCGTATTTACAACAACCCTTATTTCCTTACTCTTATCCTTGACAAGCATCAATTCGTCTATCAAATCTTGTACTGTCATATTTTTCTCCGCTTTCATAAATTCCATTTTTATTTACTTTCATGGCCAAAAATATCCTTTTCGGCTATACGTAATATACATTTGTGTATCCCCGGCAAGACCTTAACCAATTTTATACCAAAATTTTCTCCCCTTTTAACAAAAGTCCATTTACCGTATATGACCCCATGTATCATATGTTGTATTATCTCCTTGCTATCTGTCAAAAATACTTGATAATAGATACTGTTGACATAATTGAAATCCTTCCCATGATCATCTGCCGGTCTTAATATCATTACGGCGGAGGAGCATCCACGGACGAACCCGTATATCTCAAGGCATTCATCAAACTCATAATTATCGCGTTCCTCATCATGAACATCCTTAACCCATTTACATGGTCTCCCGTCCTTAAACGGGATCTTTAACTATTTCTTTGCCATAATTGTTTTAATTATTAAATAATTCATATCTACCCTTCATCACCTATATTGCTTCTTTCTTAGCGTCATGCATTGCTTTAAATCTGTTTCTTTATGACAATTTGGTTCCCGTATTGAGGTATAATGCATAAACCTTCATTCAATCCATTTATTTCCAGTTCCCCAAAATTATTTAGATTTATAATAAACTCATTACCAACCCAATCAAAAACTCGTATGCCATTTTTAACTTCTATTTCATCGTCACCGCAGCGATGATTAATAATATGCACTTTCATTACCTTCGTCCCTGTTGTCCTATATTTATAACTCTCAATTTATCATATTCCTCTGAAAGAATCCCATGATCAAACAATTTGTTAGCGTCTATCTTAAGACTTCTATAATTGTCAGTTATATTGATATCACTCCACAAGTTCAATTTTCCCTTATCATCCAATTGCATATGGATAAAACCTTTTGTCACCTTCTTTCCGGCTTTAAGAGCCTCTACGTCTTTATCGGTAATCTTTTTCATGCTTTCGATATTTTATCATTATAGTTAAATTCATCTTTCATTCTGATCTTTATACCTCCATATGATAATTCCTTATGAGCTGTAACAAAATAATCAACCGCATCTTCATCTAATAAACTATGCGGACACCTTTCTCATACAGGGTTTTGATCTAGATGACCCCATGTGGCTACAAGTAACCTATTCTTGTCATTATCAATAGCTATTTTGTATGTCCCTGTAGTAGCCTTACGTTTAATGATCGCTCCATTTAACATCTGTTTCTTAGCCCAGCTCCATGAACCTCTCAACCCAAATGTTTTTATAACCCAGTCATTTATCTTCTTCATTTCAAGTTATTTGTTAAAAGTGTAATATAAATATAAATACATAAATTGGATAGGACTATTCACCATACCCTTATCAGTAGGATCATCGTATTTTTCAAGCCAAAAACGAAGCGCCTCCCAATCGATATCCTTACGGTCACATACCATGCAGGCTAGGTTAGCCCCGAACAGCTCCCCGTCGCCGCCCAGCGACTTGTTAAACCTCTTGGCTAGTCTTTCCTTGAATCCCTTATCATACCATATCCCGGAAGTAGCGGCATAACAATAATAAGCGTTGTATTTCATTTTCACGCCCATCTTCTCAAACAATGGTGTATGCCATATCCGATCTAAAAAGAATACTATTCCACAATATATGAAGGTTCGGAGATTTTTCCTGTATTCTTTCCCCAAGAAATTATCCACACAAGATATAGTCCCGCCTGAATAATACCAATTATTGGCGCCTCTCTTAACCTTATCCGTCATCTTGAATTTATTCTTTCTGTCTTCCACCCTATCCCAAGGTTTCAGCTTATCCTCATTAAATGTCGGGCAATAATGATAGTAATGATTGATCCATGACAGATATGGGTTGTATATCGTGTATCCATTATCGCTGACATATGAGTTCATATCATACCCAAGTTCCTTGGCTAGAATAGATCCCTCATCAGCTAATACCTTCAATATCGGGTTCAAGTTCCATATCTGATCTTGACTGACGAACATCGAGTAACATGGATCCTCATCCTCCCCATACCATCCTCCCATCCCGCTCACTATTTTATCCAAATCAAGTGAATAATCTTTCCCGGGTAAAAAATCATCTCTAAGAAAAAAACCTCTATATGGGATCATATCATGTATGCCGGGTTGGTCGTCAAATATGAACTTAGCGTTCTCGGTCAATCTAATCAATGTTTGCAAGACAGAGGATATATCTATGGGTGCATATTCACACCTATAGACCTTATTATTTATCCAAAGATATTGAAGAAGCTCGGCTATATTAATAGTCCCGTCCTCCACATATCCTGTCTTGTTATCGAAGTTTATTTTGGCTAGAGGTATATTACTTCCTTGTGGTTGATCACTTTTTTCATTACAACAATGCACGAACCTGTCAAAGAATATATCTTTCCAGCCAAAATATTTATCCATTAGCGTCATGGGCTTATTTTTTATCGTATAATGACATGACGTTGATAAGGTCAGCCTTTCTAGCCATCCCCTCAAGTTTGTTAAAGCCATCCATATTATCTCCACTGATGATGATAGTAGGGTATACCTCTATACCGTACTTGGATATCTCCTCCTCCGTGGCCTTGTTCTCCGGGATCTGGTTCAACGTAACCTCACCCTCATACTCCTGTAACGTGTTGGCGATAATATATCGCATGTAATCGCTGTACTCAGCGTCTTTCTTCGTGAAAAAATCGATTCTTACCATCTTTAAATAGTTTTTAATTTGTTAATAATTAAATCCGCTGTAAATATAGCATTATCTATCTCATCTACACCCATCTTCCTCCCATCGAAACTGTTAGATAATAAATCCTTCACGATTTGATATCTTCTCAACTCCCAATCTATGTCTATATCAAACTTAAGATGCCTTACACGATCATAATTCAGCTCTTTATGATTCTTATCGAGGTATTTAACTGTCGAGAATGGGGTATCATCATCAATAGTGCGCTTGATCACATTAATGTATCTACCAGTCCTTTTGTCGATAGCTTTTAATTTCTCATCTACTGTTCTTTCTCCTGACTCTCCCATTCTATTAACCCTTTGTTATGTTTATCGTAATATAATAACGCTATGGCGTTCCAGCATACGGCGGATAGATGCATGAACCCATCCTTATCATATCTCTCCCCTTTCGTATAAGCGACCAAGTGTCTCATGAGTGCACCTAGATAACGATTGAACCCATCAGGTATATCTTGCCATGAGTTATCAGCATACTTCTTGGCACCTTCCGTATATACCCTCACGATGTCCTCTATCTCAGCCAAAGGAAGGAGGTCCCACCGAAGCTTGCCGTCGGCCCGGTCATCCTTGCCGCTGCCGTCTTTCCCTACGAGCGGCCCGCTTTCCACCACCGCATCTCCTATTTTTGGCTTCCCGAAATTCATCACCTCATCTGCCGTCTCATCATCAATAAGCCTTAACTTGATAGCCCTGTTTAACGAGACAACCATCTCCTCATCAACCCAAATGGATTTATATGTCTCATTAAATAACGGTTCTATTTTCATCATCCCCGTATTGTCTGCGGTCTCAAGTACCTCAAATACCTCACCATCATAAACGACCTTGTCGTATTTGTTAAATTCTTCTTTCATCTTAAATTCCTTCTTGTTTTATTATTATTACTGGATCATCATTAAAAGGAGACAGTATTCCAATATGCAGCAATATGCTTCGCTCATCCCCATCATTTTTTTCTGCTTTAAAGCCATTGATAACACATTTGTCACTAGATATAATAAAACCGCTTGTATCAGGATTATTTTCAATTGTAACCCATCCCTTTTTAATCGGTTCATATCTCTTTAGTTTACCAGCATCATCTTTCGTTAACCAATATTCCTCAAAAACAGTATCCGGATATTTGGTCTTTATTTCCTCGTAAGTATCATACCATGTCATATTTTCATGTTTTAGATTAATAAAATTCGCTAAGATCCCTGCATTCTGGTGTCTCACCTGTTATGGAATAAAGCTCACCAGATGATAGATATACGCAATGCGAGGTCTTCCCGTCCCTCCACTCGCTTTGCTTCGTAATCCCGCAAATAGCGCAGCGTTGGATCCCCGGACCTGCCTTTACCCACGAGTGCCGTACGCTCCTTTTCCTTGTCCTGTTGGTGTCGTCAAGCTTTCTCATAATCAATCCTCCAAGGTCATTACAATCTTATCTTTCCCGATAATAGCCTCATTCCCGCTCCTTACATCAAAGCATCTCCCTTCATCTGCCTCCTTGAAATAAAGAACGCCATTGTACTCGAATAAACCGAAGCCGTAATCGTCTAGCTTCATTTTGCTAAGTTTTTTGAACTTATATACGTTTTTCATATTCTCCATATTTTTAATATTTCCTTCATTCATATAAAATATTGATGCAGATATTGATATTATTCCTATAGCTATCATAATTAATCCTCCGTGGAACATACCTCCGTGTAAATCATCCCAGCCTTTCACCATTACAGCTATGGATAACATAATCACTGCCATACTAAGCAAGACCCATATCATATCACATTTTCTTTGTCTTTAGAAACTCCATCATATCCTCCACACCAAGCTGGAAGCCGGCAGCCGCCTTATGACCGCCGCCACCGGGGTTGGCCTTGCGTGCCAGCGCCGAGACACCCACCTCCTCCTTGGTGGTATAGAACGAGCATCTGAAGAATCTGCCGTTCCAGCAAAATGGCATCATCAAATCATGTTTTCTAGGATCGTACATAGACTCGAATGTGGTGGAGTTAAACTCCGTAGTATTCATACATATCGCCTTGTATCCAAATATATCTGCCTCGAATGAGAACATCTTCATTTCTCCTCTGTTTTTCTCGATGATATATTCTATTATGGCCTCGCCATTTCTTATCATATCAGAAACAAACTCGCCATTCGCCTTGTTTAGCACCTCCCTGACCATGTCAACGTCAAGCCCGCAATACCCTCTCATCCCATATTGGAATGAAAGAACGTCACTCCATTCGAAGCGATCATGATCCCATACATCATAAGCGCTCAATAATTTTACCACGTCAGGGGTTTCGATATCATCGAAAAGATATTCCCACGTAAGCTCACAAGCCGCCGTTCCGATACGTCTTTTGCCTTTGACATTATAGTCCTTCACAGCTTCTATCGCCGTCTTATGGTGGTCTATCCATGTGACATCTATCCCCTTGTCTTCCCATTCGTCGAATAAGAATCTCGTTCTATCGCCAAATGACACGTCAACTACAAACACCTTATCATATTTATTCACGTCAGGTATTTCCTTGCCGTAATTGTAAGGAAGAAGATCAATGTCCCCTTTGAAATACTTTTTTACTATAGCCGCTGACATTACTCCGTCAAGATCAGCCTCATGATATATACATCCTGTCATAATCTATTGTTTTTAATTAAAAAATCTATGTATTCTTTTATCTCCTTATTTCTATTATTATCCCAGTCAAATGTCTCGTTTATGAATTTGAAGTACGATACTGGGATCGAATGTAACATCCATCCACTATACTTCCCAAATGCCATTACCGTAGAACCAAGAGGATAGGGTGGTCTCCCTGGGATAGGAGCTGCGGTTACGCCCTGCGCCAGCCCCCTCCTTCGGTCTTTCTTGGCGGCTTTGATATCCAGATCCGTTTTCGTTACCTTATCCCCCATCGGGATATTAGTGATTAGTTTATCGCCGATAAACATCCCCCATCCATATCCTTTGTAGTTCTCTATGCTAAGACCCCGTATATCGCCGAATCTCGAAGAGTTATCGCAGCAGTCAACCACCATCGCACTATCCTTTCCATCCTTGATTCTCACGGCTCTACCAATGGCTTGGTACCATGTAGAGAACGAGAACGTAGGTCTGCCGAATACCACACAGTCCAGTCCGGGATGATCGAATCCGGTTCCGAGGGCGGAATAGTTGAACACCACCTGCGTCCCACCTGACTTGAACCTCTCGACTATAGCCTCCCGCTGCCTCTTTGGCGTGCCTCCGTGAACTACCTCCGCCATGCCAGCGCATATCTTGGCGTTCATCCATTCGGCGGCCGTATTGCAGCTCTCAACAGAATCCATAAACACCAGTATAGATCTGCATACGTCTTTTAATACCATCAACCGACGTAAAATAAGGTTGTTTAAGCCGTTTTTTCTCACCGCCTCACTAATAGACTCGGCCGTATATTCGGAGCCGTTAGAATTAAGTTTAAGGGCATCTCCATTGAAATCCCATGTCTCATATTTAAGAGGTGTCCAAAATCCTTGCCTTATCATCTCCTCCACCTGTATGACATGGATTAGGTTCTTGAAATATACCGGTCTCATACGAGTGATGAAATTAAGCTGGGAATATGACACCTGCCCTATCGACATCGTTTTAAGCCTGCATGGTGTAGCGGTAAACCCTATCACCTTTTTCGGTTTCAGTTCATTCATGAATGTCATGAACTCACTGCCGTCCTCCGGGCTATACCCGGCATGAGCCTCATCTATCAATACGTTCCTGATCCCCATCTCCTTAAGCTGACCAATAACTTTCTTGACAGATCCTAACGTGGCGTATATCATGTTAGATAGTTCTTTCTTGCCACAGGAGGCGGAGTAGATGGTAGCCGGTATGCCATATGATGTAAGCTTATCATAATTCTGCTGTAGCAATTCTTTTGATGGTTGTAAGACCAGTGTCTTATCTCCCATCAATCTGGCCGCTTCCGCTATCAACAAGGATTTCCCGCAACCTACTGGGCCTATAACCAATACCGGATCATTCCTATCGGAATTTATATAACTTGAAATGCTTTTAACGCATTCCTCTTGATATGATCTTAATTTATATGCCATCTTGATATGTGTTTATTCATGAGCCAGACTTTTGTTAAACTCCTCGATCTTGTCCCTATCCGTCTCATTAACCATCTCTGCCTCCTTACTGAACACGTCATACCCCTCACGGATATTATCCCCTACCATATTCTCTATCATCTCTCTCATTTCATCGCTCCTTACGGCGAAGGATATCTGGAACGATTTACTTGTGCCTTTCATCAGGTAATCAATCTCCTTCTTACATTCTGCCATTAACCGATCCAGATTATCGAACTTAACGAACTTGGAGTTGCCATTGGCTTTTCTTACCCCATCCTTGAAATCCTCCAATATCCCGTTAAATACATCCGCCATACACATCATGGAATGTAGCCATACCAGCATATTGAATTTATATTCATTATCAGCGTTATTCATCAAACTCACCAAAGACTCGCTTTTTGTCAACATGATCTTCGATTCCCGGTCTACGATATCCTTTATCTCCTGCCGGCATTTCATGGCACCAACGAAATCCATTTTAGAATAACATTCATTTGATTTCTCTACCAATTTCCTAATATCCTTTCTAGACATCAGAAGATCCAATACCTGTTTTTCTCTTTCGTTTTTATCCATAATCGTTTATTTATTGACACAAATATAATTAAAGCCTAGATATTTACCTAGGCTTTTTAATAAAGTTAATCTTTTTTATTCTTTCTTTTTGACTCATCCCAATCCGATGAGTACCTGCATGTCCCTTGTTTGTGGATCGAGAAATCGCACCAAAAACACAAGGGCTTGGGGCGGGGTTCAAGGCAGGCCGGCTGGCGTCCCATGAGGTAGCGCTTCTCGTACTTATACCCCTGTTTGGCGTCGTCCCAAACGTGAGCTTGATAGCTATCTATTTTATTTGTCTCGAAATCATACATGTCAAGGAGAATATCGTTAAGTTCCTTGACCGATCTCTCTACTTTCTCCTTATCTACCTTCACGTTTTGATTGTCCAGCATGCGGGTAAAGAAATAGCTGCACATATCCGGCAATACCTTATATTTTCTGAGTATGTAAAAGGCGTATATCGGATGCTGGAGATTGTGAAGCAATTTATCCTTATCGAATAATTTTCTCCCAGACTTCCAGTCTATCGTATACATGGCTATTCTGTCTTTTGTCTTATACTCACCTCTCCAGTCTACTGATCCTATGATATGTACCTTATCGTATGTCACACCATCCAATGTAAGGGGCTTGGGTAGCTTATAAGGCAGGACGAAGTCCTCCTCCACGCCGGCCGGTCTCGACCCCCGGATCACTTTCTCCATTGGCGTAAGATCCGACCACGATTTCTTGTAATTGCCAGCCGCGTCCTTCTCAAACAACCCTACGATCCATCTTATTAGCCTAGCCGCATGTTGCATGGACTCGATCTGAGATTTAACGCTATCAAAAGGTATTTTCTCTATATCGGCGTAGTAGTTGAATGCCTTGCTCATATCCTCATAAGAAGGTCTGCATCCGTTCTTGAAGAAATACTCCATCGTTTGGTGGATAACCGTACCATATGACGTAGCCTCATGCTTCTCCGTAGACCTATGACCCTCCACGTAAGTCTTATACCACTTGTATGGACATTGGACGAACGTGTCTATCTGCGAGTAAGAGGCGGCGAGAACCTTCTCTCCGTTTATAACCTTACATAACAAATTATTCTCCGGTATTACCATAAAGCTTATCTATTTTTATGTCATGTCCGTATAAATCCATTAACAGGTTTTGTAGATGGTGAAGATCCTTAATCTGAATAGGATCGCTTAGGTCGTCTCCCAGATCCCTAAGGCTAAGATAATACCCATCATCAAAAAACTCTATAGATATTCCGTAGCCTCAATATACATCCCGTCCTTTATCACACTTAAACCCGATGGTATTAAGCAGGTTATCATCTATCTCAATAGGCATGACATCGTCTTCCCCGGAATACCATTTCATTATCCCGTCATCAACCTCACGTTCAAGGATCAATGACTTACTTTCATTACGCATACCAGTAACGCACCCTACCCTCCATATATTGCCAGCCTTGTCTTTTACAAGATTCCCTATCCTTAGTTCTTTAGCCGAAATCATACTCGTCCTCCTCGTTATAATCGTCATCGCAATCATCGACAAGAGGGGTTTCTAACCCCTCTTCCCAATCGTCATATCCAAAGTCCATTATTTGTCCTTAAAATAAACATACAACATATCAGTTAAACTTCCTACCGTTATTTCATCGCAAGGGGTATTGCGAAACACCTCGTCTGGTATGTATTCACCTGTCATCTTTTCTATATCCATTATCACTTCAACAAGATCCAATGAATCCATAGCCATATCGGACGATAGGTTACTATCTTCCTTTATGTCTTCAATATCATCAAACTCAGATGTTTTCGCAAATATTGCGTCTATTACTACTCCTAATACTTGATTTCTTTTCATAACTCTTAAATCGACATTTTTAATCTTCTACCTAATTCTTTTTTTATATTTGATATTCTTTCGATGTCCATCTTAACATCTCCAGTAATAGTATATTCCTTATCCATCCTCTTGGGGGGGTCCGGAAGCCGGCTTACGGCGAACAACCATGCCAGCTCCTTATTCTTATTCTCCCTAAGATACAGATCGGATGTCATGCCATACATCTTTATGATCGTATCGAATAACGTTGATTCCGATAAGCTCATATGTACGCTATAGACATTTGACGGTTTCCATATCAAGTTATCCAACCTCATCGTATATTCACGTTTAAGGTCTATATGGGATATTACAGCCCTTACTATAGGTTCTTCCTTGAAGTTGGTGTTAGCCACAAACCAGATAAGCCTTTTCTCCACCTCCTTGATAGCTCCTGTATCCTTACCCATATCGTTATATACCCCAACGATACGGTCCCGGATCCCCTCGACCTCCGGTGTCAGACCGGGTGTCTCTATCAGCATCAGCAGCGATCCTCCCCTTGGCGTTATCTTCCACTTCCCATTCTTCTGAAGCTCAATATAACCAGATGCTTTATAACTATCTATTTTCTCCTTTGGAATGGTGTTAGCCATCTCTTCTTTTTGCCGGATCATCAAAAGATATCCAACATCAGACATCGTTAATCCTGATGTCATCATCTGTTCAAAATTAATATACATAAGCTAATGAGTTAAAATATTGATCTAATCTTTCTAGCTATTTTCTCTACTATATCAGGATGATCGGTATCGTTGTATATGTTAATCAACGTGCGTAATATATATAGCCTTGTATACTTATCGGAAAAATCGAACCAAATTTCATCTATACGACTATTGATCGGCTTAAACATCCTCAACTCAGGTATAAGTTCATACGCTAAAACATTTTTTCTATCCACTAATCCAAGCATATCAGCCGTTTCGGTTATAGCTGCACACATAGTTAACTCACGTCTGCATTCTATAGCATTGTAAGCTCCTATCAATACCCTAAGGCCGTCTGCTTTCGATAATCTCTTTCCCTTTTTCATACTGTTTTACCGTATAAGATTCATTAGCCATACCAACTCTACCAACTGATATAGATTGATTTATAGATTGGTTAAGATGCCCTACAACCGACATCTTAGCCCTAACCGTATTGGCGCATCTTAGAAGGATTCGATAATCCTCTAACGCCCTCTCGTATCTTACGTCCACCCTAGCCCTTTTATCAGCATCAGTCATGCTCTTACATGTTCCGTCCTCCCTCAGGCTTATAGCGATCTTGTCCCGTATGATTCTGATATCATCCTCGGCTATCACCAGTTCGGCGTCAAGAACCCCCTTGTATGAGCTAAGAAGATCCTCCACCGCCACAACTTCCCTTTTTAGGTTCTCCAATTCCAATATCATTGAGTTGTCATTTATCCTTTTATACTCCTGTACTTTATTGGATACCTCATCACAGATACTCATGATCTCCTTTTCCCGTTCCCGATTTATGATATATCTGATGCTGTATTTAGCCATTTCCTTTAACGAGGATATAATTTCCTTTATCCCCATCTTATCCTCAACCGACAATACGGTCTTCAAGAACATTTCCAGCACCTTTATCACTACAAGCAAGTAATTATGTCTCAATCTCATGTCAATAAGGTGTTTCGTCATGTACTACATTAAAATCATCGCTAGGCGGTATGTATTGCTGCTCCAATGGAATACTGGGAGGCGGGGGCGGCAGTGTCACCACGGTCGTGTCCGGCTTGCCGCTGCCCACGGGGGCATCCGAGCCTCCTGGTCTTTCTTGACGCACCACCCCTCCATCAGGATAATATCGCTCATATCCTTTCATGATATCTACATGTATAGCGTCAATCTCCTCTAATGATCTTTGACGGACCTTTACGATATGATGGAATAATAATCCATCCACACGGAAAGATCGTCTTGACTCGCTCTTGAAACGTTCCAGATTAGGATACCATCCTTGCGGAAATTGCATGTATGAGGAGTACCCGTATCTTTTCGGTATATTTAACGCTACCATAGCCGTACATAACTGTCCCAATGTATCTGATTGATAAAAATCAGATTGCTTTGGCATATGATCCTTTGGATCCCGCCGTCCTTCGATATCACGATTGAGTTGGGATATTATAAGAAAGAAAATATTAGGAAAAGTTCTTTTAGCGATATTACACATGGTTATCAACGAGTCGATATTTCTTTTGGCGTCTCCTGAACCTTGTACTAGAGCCGTATGATCTATAGACACGAATACCATTTTCTTATCCTTGTTTATTGGCATATACTCATTCCATAGAAAGTTTTGAAGCTCATCTACGGTTGATGGTTTAGGGATGTATGTTATTCTGCTAGAGTTCTCTTCCTTGAGGCATCTCTGCATTTCTTTTACCTCATCTTCTGACATCTCGTTAAGGAGTATATCTTGTATGTCTTTCCCCATTTTTTTTGATAGTGAACGTAACATCAAATCTTCTGGGTTCATCTCAAACTCACATCTTAACCATACATAATCATCTGCCTGTGGATTGATATTGACATTCATCACATTGCTCATGATCTTTTGCGCCAGATAAGATTTGCCAACTCCGGGCCTAGCGCCTATAGCCACCGCATGTTGTGGGTAGAACCCGCCCAGTAACGCCTTGTCAAGATAAGCGTATCCAGTACGAGCCGGGAGAAGCTCTCCCGACTGATACTTTCTTATCCTCTCATAGGCATCCATGATGATCTCCTTGGATGACCTCCATATCCTATCCTCACTCATCCTCTTGCGTTTCTATCGCCAGCCGTATCGGATTTAGATCCTCTGTTAGTTGATCTTGATTTATATCTTAACCCCTTAGCCGTATGGCATAGGTCCTTCCCTTTCCGATAAGCCTTCCCCTTCAACTTATCGGTCTTGTAGTTCTTGCGACCCAACTCCCGTCTCTTGGCTTTCTGTTCAGGACGAGCATTAATCTTCTTGTCCGTCTCAGCCTTCTTCTTTCTGGCTTCCGGATGTGTCCTATAATATTCAGTCGATTTCCCCATCCTCTTCGTCCTCCTCATCATAATCATAATTCTCTACGATAATATCCTCTCCATCCAGATACGAGGCTTTATCCCCGAGTCTATCTCTCATGCTCTCATAAGGATCGTCTCCATCCTTTATCTCCCACACACATACGTGTGGACCTATTATATCAATCAGCATATTAGCCTTATCCTCGCTTATGCCTTTTTCTATCATCTTATCCCTACATTTGTAAAAACCACATGTCTTGTTAAACACTGATCCTCCTACATAAAACCCTGTCTGTTTGTGAATGAAAATTACTTTCATGTTCTGTCAATTTTTATTAATAATTATTTTTTGTAATCACCGTAACTCATGTCAGCGTCACACACCACCAAGTCAGTTACCTTATCCACTACATGGAATAGATGCTCCGGACATCCGTGGCATGCGCTACCTCCTATCGCTATCACCTTATGACTAGGGCAGTTATTCCCCCTCCCTCCATCATATATCTGTATCCGATTATCACTATATGCCTTGATATGTCTCATGATTTTAAGTAATGATGGCAAAGACATCTTGTAAGGGGATATATGCTCCTCCGGTATCATAAGCTCACCGGATAGTTCTTTGTAAAGATCATGTCTATCCTGTCCTGTTTTTATTAAGAATACATTGATCTCGGTCATTACCATATCCATAGACCTAAGGAGATCCGGCTTGGCTAACCTACCTACAGGTTTACCCGTAGAATCGGATCTCATCCAAGCCCCACACTTCTCGCACCCAACTTGCTTCCCCTCCACCGTATTTATCATAGTGGATGGGTTCTTGCAATACGGGCATACGGATCCGTTTAACATAGCTTTCTGGGCTAAAGACAGTTCTTTCATACCTTTTCTTCTATCTCAACATTAAATAGATTGCAGAATCTATCAAAATTTCTGTTCTCTATTCTCATATCCTCCTCATACCTGTCAACCGATTTGATGAAATCATTATAACAGTCCTCGCACATCCATTGATTGATTACCGCTACATAATAGCCCACGGACGTAGGTCTGTTACACATATCGCAAATACCTAAGCACCCATATCTGGTGAGCTTATCCATCATCTCCTGTCTTGTTATTTCAAGCACCTTGAATTTCTTGTAATTGTTAACTACCTTTGCCATTGTAAATTTGTTTAATAATAAAATAATCCGCTATATCCATTCCCTCATTTATATTGGGTTTTGATTCTAGAAAATTACTTATCTCTATATTCATCCCCCTCATATCCTTGTCTACCTTCTTTCTCCATTCGTTGAAAGCGTCGCCCTTATCCGGGTACAGGACTATCCGCCTCCTACCCAATGTCTCTATCATCTCCCTCTTCAACATATGGATACCGCCACAGGCCATAAACAACCTACTAGGGTACACAATATTGCAGATAACAGCCGTCTTCTCTGACTCTACTATATACACCGGAGCGTCATTGGGATAGAAGTTGATAAGAAACTCCCCGAACAGGCATTGCCTAAGCAGGTAATCCTGACCGTCCAGTATATGCACCCAACATACATGATCCATGGGAACCTTTACCCTCTTCCCGTCAGGCCCGTAGTCCATTATCTTCCCGGTCCGCACTACCCAATTCTTATCCAGTTGCCAGAACACACAGCACTTACCCCAGTCCCCGAATCTCATCATCCCCACCTTATACAAGCTAAATGCCCTATTGGTATGATACGATCCGAAGATATTGGATAGATAATCCTGAAGATCGGATGTCTCGAAAGGATTAAGCGTCTCAAACATCTTGCTTACCGGAATGCAGTTGGCTATATCCGGATCCATAGGAGGTCTGTACCTCCTTAATACTTTGTTTGAATCGGTAAAAAGATCATTGTTCCCAAGTTCGCTCCCTGTTGGATATTTAAAGTAACCACATTTATTTTTATGATCACACATCCCAAACTGCTCTCCAACGATCTGACCGGTGGTTACGTCCACGTACGGCGTAAAACACTTATCCTTGCCGCATTGCGGGCACGTCAGCTTCCTTCTTGGCTTGCTATGATCCAGCTCATACCGATGAACGCTCTTATTGAACTCCCTAAATTCCATCATCCTCTCCTCTCACTCATCACTCTATATATATAATCTCTCAGCGACTCTTTTCTTATCAAACCATTCAACTCAAAATCACCCTCTATATCTAAAGACCCGATCCTTGACGTAACCGTATAATTGGTTTTCTCAAACTTATACTTACCTTGAAGATATACAACCGTAGCCATATTAAGTATAGGATTATCGGTTTGTCTCTTCAACTTATATTGACTTGTCTTAGCGGTAGGATCACCCGGAGCGAAGTTATATATCTCCTCTATCTCCAATATCTTCCCGTAGTTCTCCAGTATCATTCTTCTATATAGCTCAAGCTGGAAAGCGTACTCGTCATAGAAATTACCTTTCCTGTTTGATTTGAAGTCCAATATAGCGAATATCCTCCTACATCTTTTTACTTTCTTTTTCTCCATTTTAGGTTGGCCTTTCTTGGCTCCCGTCTTATAGAACTCTCCTGTCTCGACCTCTATCTCCACCATCTCCGGCTCGCCATCCATCTCCACCACGGCGTCCACCGAAGAAGCCACCTTCAATCTGCTTGACCTCAGCATCTTTTCGATCAATACCGGTTTAACATGTCTTTCCTTGCAGAATATAGCGAATGATATCAGATCCTCTATCAGCTCATCAATGTTATCCACTAATATCCGCTCCATCCTATACTTGTCTATTCTTAGCTTGGCTTCCTTGACCACCTTCCTGATCCATGTCGGGATCAGCTTTATGTTAACCCCGGTCAGATACAACCCAAATAGATAATGCATGATAGTACCTAAGTCAGCCCTATAGTTAGCGTACTCATCAGGGTCCTTACCCTTGAGTCTCATCTCATTTTTCCATTTTTCTAATGCCCCGGAAGTATCACAATACCCATTCGCAATATTATTGGTAGCCCCATCATATATGATAGGGTATCCATCAGTTCCCATTTCATAATAAACACGCTTGCCAGCCACGGTCATTCTGTATAAGACTGGTGTCGGGATATCCTTGATCCACTCAGCGGCATAATACTGTTGCTCAGTCTCCAGATCATACTCAATTTCTATCTCCTCCTCAGGTTCTTTCTTAGGCTCGTCAACAGGTTTTTCTTCCTCATAGATATCTTCCTTCGGAACCGTTGATAAAACGTCTAATATGCCAAAGAATGCGGTAAATTTAGGATCTGTATGATATGCCCTTAATATTGGAAGTGATGATCGCCAGTAATATGATGGCGTATGCTCATTCATTTCTTTATCAAAACTCGCCTTTATTACCACTCCATCATTCGTGATGACCATATGATGCCTTTTAGATAAACGGATTCTCATGTCATCAAACGATTCCTGATCGCTTATGACTTCCATAATCGTTCCGTTATTATATATCGTGTCACTTATAGCCTCGTATCCGAGAGCTAGAAGTAATCTTTGTTTTCTTCTATCCATAATAATAATCTGGTTTTTAATTTACCATCCTCCTCGACTTTAGGTACGAGATCCCTCATCCTTCTGGCTGCCAACAGCCATACGTTGCCAAACTCGTCCAAGAGCCGGCCGAAATCCATCGTATCTAATAGATAATCGAATCTTGTATGCTCATCGGCCGTCAAGTAGATAATGTTATCATTATCCTCAGCAACTGATTTATATTTCCGTTTAGGGTATAAGTGGCATATGTTGCTTACCCCCGGGCATGGTATGTATGCGCCGGTAGCAGATCTCCTTGTCATACTCAACCTAGCCACATGGGCGCCAAAGAAAACGGCTAGGCTCTTCCCCTTCGGCTTGGCCTTCACCCGTATCGCCGTCCTTTCCTTTGGCGGTAGTTCCTTGGCTCTGCATGCGGGACACAGCCCCTTACTCCTTATAGTTACCATCCTCCCACATCTCTCACACGGCAACATCCTACCTCTCATGCATTTTTCTTTTTATAACTTTTATTGAACTCCATAAGGCTCATAGCCCTATACCTCTTAGACCTATCGATCTTACCCTCCGTCCAATCTTGATCCTTGAAGTTGATGATCGTATCGAATATCTGAGCCAGCTCCCGGATATTAAAATTCCTGTTCTGTATTTTTTTATAGAACCCGGACCTACTATACCCTAACTTAGAAGCCAGATAAGTCTTATTAGATAATGTGAGGATACGATAAATCGTACCCTCCATCTTACTTATCTCCATCAACTTCTCGGCTATGGATGATGTGGTCTCATAGCTAGCTTTATTGCTTACTATTCTCATGTTTCTCCGGATTCCTGATCTTACCATCAAACTCGTAGAAGTCCATCAGTTTCTTCTCTTCCTTGATACAAGTGACAACGAAATCTGATATGGTTCCTTTCATGCCTTCCTCGAAATTCTTTTTGGCATGATCAAGGTCATTGGCCTGAACGATGTAGTTAAACGCCTTGCGTTTCTCATTGCCCGATTTCTCGTCTATCGTAATATAATCAGCCGTGACCTTATAGAACCGGTCTCCATCCATGGCAAATAATTCCGCTATCCGGAATCGTTTGATATCAACGCTAAACTCACCAGAGATAAACGGTCTCATCTCCTCTATAATTCTAGCCTCACACTCTGTATAAGAAAGGGCATCCACTAAATACTCTTCCTTTACCTTCTTCTTCATGCCGTTCTCGGCATCGGTCTCATAAGAAACCGTACATTTAAACCAATTGTGCATCTTATTAATCTATGTTGTTGTTAAACAATGGGTAATCCTTTATCCCTTCACGAATATATCTTTCCGTATCATCATCCACGTCATAAGCTTTCTTAAAAAACGTCATAGCCGTATTCGTATCATGATCCACCAACGGAAGATATTCCTTTACAAAAAGGAATCTAAGATGATTCATATGATCAATCTTATTTCTTACATCGATTACCTTCGACCAGATCTCGGCATGGATTTCACTCATTCTTTTTATATCCTTCTTGTATTTATCTACCTGATCTTTATACTCCTCCTCAATCTTATTATTCTTGTCCTTTATAGATTTGTAGGACTCCTCATCTTTTGTATCAAACATTGGAATATGTTTGATATTGATTATATCCAACTTATTATATATCTTCTCATTGAATATAGTGAAATCGTATGTAGTCTTGTATAAATCAAACTTACTTAAGAACTTAGCTATTTTAATAGCATCATCCTGATTAAAAACAGCTATGCTCAATCCTTCTAAAAGGTAGAAGAAATTAGATGGAGAAATAGGTTTATAGTCGTATGCCTTCATAACTGGAGGTTCGTCCACAAACCTAACACCCTCCTTAGCGCATCTTGTTATGATCAATCTATCTATCTGCTCATCAGTAAGATCATATATCTCCTGATCGGTCATCTTATCAATTGTCTTCATCATCCTCATCCTCCGACATCATTATAGCCTTTGTAAACTTTTGTTTATAGACCTCACTCATAAGACAGGCAAAAGTCCTATCATCCATACTAGCCATAGTATTGGCCTCTACCATAAGATTCATCTCGATGTTCTTTACCGAGATTTCATAGTTATCATCATCTTCTTTATAGAAAATGACTTTACCACCATACTCGAAACCATCATCCTCGGCCTTAACCATATCGATGATCTTCTCCAATGCCTTTACAAACTCACTCTTTTTCATATATGTAATTTTATGTGTCTACAAAAGTAGATATTTTGTTTTTGAATTAAATTAAATAAACATTATTAATAGTTAATACGCTTAGGTGATTATATACCATTTTACACTAAAATCGTAAAATGGTATATAATCACCTTATCCTCCATATATCTTAAGCCCTTTTATATTGTATTTGCTTATATCCATACACAAATTACACCCTCCATGACAACAACACCACGAGCAAAAGGCTAGTCGCTCCTGCTCCGGCCTACCTTGAAACTCCACTGCCGCCCTATACCATGCCGGGGATAATACCCTGACCTTCTCCGGTACGGGCGGTGTCATGAGCACCGATCGCCGCCTTCCTTTGGCATCCTCCCTACCTCTCATCTGGATTATCTTTTAACAGTTCAGCTATCTTCTCATCCTTCAACATATTTTGCTTTCTCATGCTATCTACGACAAAGGCAGCGAACGCCATATCATACCTTTTCCTTAACTCATTGACAAAAGATTTGGCTTTTGATTCTACCATTGTCTCGATGTTGCTGTCTACAACTTTCTTCATCCTGCCTCTTATAAACTCGTCTACTGTCAACTCCTCATCCATATAATCTAACCTGAATCTATATTTCTTCTCGCTGGCGTTCTCGACAAGATCGTTCATTGATTCTCTCGTTATATCCTCAATCTTCTCTGATATCGGATTGGATATTTCTCTCATCAACTCATTCTTGAACTTTTCTTTAAGTTCATGTATTATAGCTAACCTGACCGAGCTGGTAAACTCCTCTTTCAACGTCGCTTCATTGTACATAGCTTCCTCGAATACATCTTCCAAATTTAATTCTACTTGAATTTTCATATCATTATATTTTAATAAATTATAAATTTTTTAGGCATATAATTATCATGTATTATTTCCCCTCATCTTTTAATATTAATTTCTTCCCGATCTTTTTAATTTTTGTCGGTCTTGATAATCGATAGTCTCTTTCTATCGGTCTATTAAGTACATCATCCTTGTGCCCCTTGTATCCTTTCTCGTAAGCACTAACCCTTGCGCAAAACTCAACCACATCGCCTGGCGATAAATCAGCACCACTAAATCCTTTTGTTAAATCGAACCACAAATGATCTGATACTATTTTGCTATCAAGTGTCACATCTTGTAAAAGCATCGTTTTTACAGGTCCAATGTATCCATTCCTAAATCCAAATCTAACAAAGGTTGCTGTAAACACATGGCGTCCTTTTGATCCTATTGTTCTCAACTCTTCTCTCATCTCCTTTCTTATTTTTTATTCATAAAACCAGTAATTTTCTTCAAATACCCTTTTGTCATCTCAATAAAGTTCACGCAATCCAGCTTGCTCAACTTGTAAATCAAAGCCGGGTTATGAATTACGGCTATAATTTGTGTTTGCGGTTTATGAAATGACAATACTTTGTACAGATCCATGATATTGTCAATATCTAAATTCCTGTCCGGCTCATCCATAATGATTGTATACTCAAAATCCTTCTCCATTAATACCACATGATTGTCTTTGTAGTATTTTAAAAGATTGTCGATCCTGTTTGCCCAGAACTCATTTGACTTTTTCTTAAATTCCATAAGTTTCTGTATCGGAAACGCATACTCATCTTGGTTAAACACAAAATCAAAAAGCGAGTTCATGGCATGAAGGTTCTTCTCCCCAGAGGACCTAGATGCTCCATTCATATACAAACTTAAATTATTGATATTATCCAATATATCATCCTTTCTCATTTCAGTTTGCTGTAGGAGATGGAATACCTTCCCGATATAATCCGACTTAATACTGATCCCGTCAAGCACCTTGTCATCATCAAATATATCCGGGAAATACAATGCTTCTGACGGTAATTCAGAACACATCTTTTTCTCGCACAACATGTACTTCGATATCATATTCAGGAGGGTTGATTTCCCGCTCCCGTTCTTGCCTACAATCACATTCACGCCGGGCTTGAATATAAACTCAGAGCCATTTTTGAACGCTTTTATCTTTTGGATATATTTAAATGGAGTCTTCTTGTTGTCGTCTATCCTTATAGAAGTTATCATCTTATATGATTTTGTGTTGAATTATTTAAGCCTTTCATTAATTGCCAAATCAAATATCTTATCAAGACATTTCCTCATCTCCTCCGCCCCGATGATCGCCTTTCGATTCCCGAACGAGAGCCACGAAGTAATGAACCCACTGACCTCCGCGTCCCGCCCGGAATACCGCCTTGGGAACTGGACGGGATCGCTGGCAATAAAGTCGGCGGTTTCGTATTTGTCCGCCATGTATTTCGGCATGTCTACAAATTTGTCATTCATTGTTTATCCCTTCATTTGTTCGCATGCCAATCTTTCAAGTTCCGGTGTAACGTTGGTATTCATTATGCCTTTCAAGCAAGGGCATTGTCGCCAGACTATATCATAAATCTTTGACAATTCAATCAAAGCCTCATTGTTTGATTCAACTGTCATAATCCAATTGTCCGGCGATATCTCTATCTCCCTGCATGGTATTTCTTTCTTGCCTTTTGGCATATATCCGTTCTGATAGTCTTTTACATTACATCTACCAAAATATCTTCCAGTGAGTATTCCGTTTTCGTCCGTCTCAAACAACCCTCCTATCCATCCTATCTTATGGATGTTCTCCGTCCACGTTCGAGTGGCGAATAAAAACTTTTTTACAGGAACTTTTGAAAATGCATCAACATCATGGATACTCCCGTCCGGCTCTTTGAATATCGATGATTTTCTTTTATTCTGGCAACTCCCGTCTAAGCCTATTTTTCCCATTCGCCATCGTCAAATCTCAAAGGAGAGATTATATCAAAACTGCAAAGTTTCTTGACGAGATTGATTTCAAATGGTGCCGAGAATCCGCTGTTACCATGAGAAGAGAACAGCGCGACAGCTTCTATTACCTGTTCGCGCATCCATTTGTTAGGACCGTCCTCTTCTTTGCTATATCCGGCTAATTCCAATTCTCTTATCGCATGTTTACATAAATTACTGTTTGCGATAATATACCGAAGAGCCTTCTTGTTGATAAGGCTCTTCTTGCTCATTTTCTTTACAATTCTTCTACTCTTTTTCATGTTTAATGTTATTTAATGTTTTAATCACCAATCTCCTCTATCATTCGTATTGTGCCATGACCATCTGTTTCGCGAAATCTTTGTACGCCACTATTTTTCGCAGGTTTGCTCGCATTCGTATTTCCCCGATACCGCCGACCGGAGACAAGGCGCCTGTATTAACACCTCTTCCCATGTTTATTCCTCCTTGTTATATAATTGCTTGTTTTTATATTCCAACATCCTTCCCATCCTCTTTAACCCAATTAACTGTATCGCAATACCAACAATACCCTGTCTTGGAATCCTTTTTATGAGAATGGGATCCACATGTGGCGCACCAATAATTATCATCTATATTGTATGTGTAACTTTTATCCTCATGCATCTTATCTATTCTAGCTACCCTATCTTCCAATAGATCCTTTAGATAATGGCATTCATAAGGCCTATCTTCTTCCCTTAATATATAAACATCTATGTCCATCATATTCCCCATCCTGTCCGTGCACATCAGCTCGGCGGCATGACGTACATTCCCTTCCGGCATCCCCGGGACTATCTCCCGGATCACTGCCTCCATCTTCTCTTGGTATTCGGTGTCTACCTTAGCCACCAAGTCTTCTAGTTTATCTATTAAGCTCATAATTTTTATTGTATATAATTACTATTTGATATTTATACATATTTATTCTGTATCATCTTCACATTCACCTATCATATCCGTATGACCAAATATCATATCAATAAATTCAAGCATCTCATCATTAAACGATCCGCTTTCTTCTTGCAGCTTCCTACATTCATCCTCGGTCAATCCACAAGAAGACACCAGTTCCTCTGCGGCCTGCGTCCATCGCCCGTCGTGAGCCAGCTCCTGAACCGCCAGCCATATCCCTTGGTTCATGCCCTCCATTCTTGCCTTATCTAAAATATCCTTATCATTCATATCCTCAATCATTTATATCCTTGTTTCTTACAATAATCTCTATATTATCCAACATCTTATCTCGTAATACCTTTTCTACCATCCTTGAAACGATGTTAAAATCTCTGTTTTGAAGCTCATTCTCCACCATAACCTTAATCCACCGCTCTAAATTATTATCATTCCCGTAAGTATTACGTATACACCTCTCAACATATTGTCTTATATCAGATCTAATTGCATTGATTATATCTTCCTTCGTAAGCCCAAGCTCATTATGGATATAATTCTTTATCGCTTTATATTCTTTACTTGTTTTTGTACTCATATTTATCCCTCCTATTCAGTCATTTTTTTTAACAAAATTTTCCCATAACATATCAACATCATTGTAATGTCTACAACAAGCATTCTGTATTCTTTCTATCAACGGGATGAACCATAACTGAGTTATTCCGTAACGAGTTTGAATTATTCTGTATAGGTTTATTTTTATTATCTCCATGTCATCAATACTAGGAGATGTGTTGTTATCATCACATCTATCTAATATTGTTTGAATTGTAGCCAAATAATGATCCATGTCTTAAATTGTTAATTATATTACCATCTCCCATTTCCCGGCGTAAACAGTATCTCCCCTGTCCTCACCCAATGATTCCAGTTATTTTTAAGTTCATCAATATCATACGCCTCAGCCGACTTACCGTTATCAGATCTTTTTATGACCGACATAATACTTTCCGCTTGCACGCTCCAATGACTATAACAGTCTGTCCCGCACCCGCACGCCGTGGCTCTCCCGTTATCGAACTCCCAGACCAGAGGCCGGAGGCCGCATCGTGGACATGGCAACCATTCCATTGGATTCTCTGGCTTCTTGTAAACATCAGTACACTTATACTCTACTGTCATAATTAGTTCTATTAAATTGATCTGATCTTTTGATCTCCCATCTCATTCTTATCCTTGAACATCATTATCCTATTTACAATCCCCTCCGATTCCATGTATGTCGAGAATCCATGTATCCTTAGATATTGAATAGCTGATAATGATTTCTCTAATATCTCCCTATACTCCATATCTGTTTTAACTGCTTTCTCCATGATCTTTTCCCTCCATTTCTTCTAATATAATTACCTATTTAATTTAGGAATGTAATTATATATCTATTTAATTTCAGTGATTTCCCATCTAATCTAATTTAAGTTTAAATCACTTAATGTTAATACCTTTTTATCCAATAGATCAATAAGTAGCATCGCTCTCGACTCTACCTCTGTATCTCCAAATCCACTATACACTTCTGTTTGTGAATCGTAAACATCGTATCGAACATAGGCAGTTTCGTAATATTCGCTATCCTTATTCGGGAAATATTGTGTCAACTGCAACCAGTCATCCCATATTTTTGATTTACTGACATTTATCATACTTGGTAGTATCTCTCCAAGTTCATGACTCATATAAGCCGGTATGAGGTCGCCTTCTTTTCTATATGAATACCTCATTGTATTTTGCACAACTGAATCTATCTGGGTTCCCCCTCCTTTCATCTCTTTCACAAAATAAAATTCCGACTCCGAATTTACGCCCAACTCATGCAACTTTAGCGCAAGCTCATAAGGGCACATAAAATTTTGATATTTCATGTTATTCTATATTTTCGTTTCTGTAATCTCCAGCATAGTCCAACCATACCCTATAATCATTTCTATACTTGGTTGCCTTTTCATATTCCGGTAATACGTTTTTTTACAAAAGATGTTCGTTACCTTCATAAGGAATACAATAGATCCATCCCGTCCCATTTAAGCATTCATATCTCTCTTCTTTATATTGAGCATCAGCAATTCCCCTAACAAACAAACTTACGTGCCAATCATCGTCTTCTGTATCTCTTACTAAAACTTTATCAAATGGCTTGAATTTATATTTCGGTTCTATTTCAATACCAAAGAATTGTTTCAAATATATTTTGGCTTTAGGTTCTTTACTTGCCTTAAGATCGTTAATAAAATTTCGCTTTTCGTCCTCAGTGGCATATCTATATCTCTCAATATTATTTTCATTGGCAGCTCCATTGTCGAAACATAAATAACCCCCTTCTTGCCAAGAGGCATGATAAGACGTAAGGTATTCCCCGTTTGTATTTAATATGAATAAGTAATCACCTTCTTCATTGCTCAATACATCTCCGTCCTTGAATGTGGTATATTCCGGAATATTAATACAAAGCATACATCCTTTTGCTCCTAGCCCATTATCAGTATACACTAACTCTACCTTATAATTATGCCCGAACGTTATAATCTCGCCCTTGCGTTCACCATTGCTGATTTTCTTTGCCAACTCTAAGTTAAATGGTTTTATTATCATTCCCTTTTCCATAATTTTGTATTTATATTGTTATTTTCACTTTAAGTATTTCTTCAAGTTGTATATCCACATCATAGTCCTTAACGAAATCCGTTAATCTATTTAATATATCATTATGCTCTTTTGTGGAAAGGATATCATTATCATACAGATATCTTTCACATGCGAACATCTTGGCTGCTTTATCTCTATTTATCTCATTCTCTCTCATTTTAAGATCATGCAAAGTCATTAAATTTAGATTATATGTGCATATATGAGCATCCCCATAACCGGTTAGATTATTTATTATAGCTACATAATATCCACCCCCTATGTTGTATACCTCCTTGACCTCCCATATATCCTTGCTATTATATTCATGTTTATGATATTCATCTATAAAATCCTGTCTTATAGATACCATATCTCCTTCTTTAATACTCATATTTTCTTACGTATTTATATGTTATTTTATTACTCAACCAAGCCAACGAGCAAGGGCTGCGCCTTGTCTTCCCCGACCGCCTACCCATATACGCCGGCTCCACCGGTAACGCCACCCATGACATCTTGGATGTTTCTCCCGTAAATCTGATAGTGATTGCCATAGCTCTCAAATGTTAGTTGATATCTGTTTAATCCCATCCTAATTGTCTCGCAACACCCTCCATCTCGCTATATGCGATCCTATGACATCCAGCAACCAATATATCATTCTTATAGCTATTGATCTTCCATTTGTGACCGGTTGTATCCAATACCATATCGTGTTGGAATTTACTGCCATTATGGAAGAACTTTATCAATTTCCAAAGTCTCTCAGCCTCAGCTCGTCCTATCTTGATATTCTTACTAGTCTCAATTATGCCATTCTTGATGCGAAGCCATACGTTAGGCTGGTCATCCTCCAAATAATAATGTAGATATAATTCCAGAATCTTGCCAGACTTCCACATCTCAATCTGTTCTTCAAATTTTTTCTTGCGATCTTCTTTTTCTTTTCTTCTTTTTTCAAAAATTAAAGCCTCTTTTTTCGCCTGACTGTCTTCCCATCTCTGACATCTGGCCACATACTTAGCCCACGTTCCTTCACCACAAATCTCATCTACTATCACATTGGTCGTTCCTAAAGTTTCTAACGCTTGATGATTTAGCAATACCTCAAACACACGCTTTAACTCATGGACATATTCACTTTTAATCTTATCCGATTCATAAGATAACTCATGTTTAGTTCCGATCCAGGTGTTTGCACTCTTTTTTAAGAAGGCTCTTGGGAGTACCCATATTAAAGAACTCAATATAATCCATTAGACTTCTAAATACTCCCCAAACATCCCTATAAGACAGGCTTGTTCTAACCTTCTTGTATTTCTCGATAACCTCTTTGATAAGCTCCAATCGACTGGTGATAAAAGCCATGCTGCCATCATCAGACATATTATATCCAACAGAAAATACCTTTGAACCAGTTGGTATTGCACTACGAACACAACGTTGATGTTTACAGGTAGAAGAAGAATAATACTTATCGTTAAGCAAATACGCCTTTTCACTACACTTATTTCTTACGATTCTTCCAACCTCAAAATGATAACCATAAGAATAAATACTTCTACCTTCAAAGAAAAGATTACTACCTCTTGCGGATTCTTTCTTTTCGTTTGCCCACAAATGAGCGACCATAGAGTTGTTCATATCTATTAAGTTTTGAGTGTTAATTATTGATTATACTTGCTAAAAATAACATCGACACAAGTTCCGCCAATAGCGTTTGCGTCATTATACGAATAAAAACCTTCTGTTCCCCAATCCACACCAACTGGACAACCATCTGCATGTTTTACAAAGTCATCAACTTCTTGCGCTTCCTCGTTAGATATTCCAGTGTAGTCACCATTAATCAAAGCCCCAATCCAATAAATCGGAAGCCTATATCTTATTATCTCTATATTCATAACTTTATCAATTTACAATTACTACCTTTTCATTCTATTTTATTCAATGGACCGGCATGCGCTTCCCCATTCTCATAATAAAGCTGACCCTCATACTGGTTATGATGAAGCTCCTCACGTATCGCATCTTCATCGTCAGCCCAATGTTCATATTCCTCATGCCATGACTTGAAGAAGTTATCATAACATTGTCTCATCAGATCCTCTAAAGAAAAACCCTCCGGATAAGTACACCATACATTGTAATAATCAATTATAGGTTTCAGGAGATAATAATCATAACACATCCCTGTCAATGGGCAATTATCTCCATAGTCAAACATCACCCTACTATACTTGTGCCTGTATTTGTATTTCCCATCAATATATTTACCTGACGTGGAGAAATACTTGCCCTTGATAATATATGGCATAATATTGTTGTTGATATATCTGAACAGTAATTTGCCGCATAGATTCTCAGGGAATATATCACGATGATAATCTGTAGGATGTTCATAAATAGGATCTTTGTATTTAAACTCATAACTAAAATCATATCTCTCGTATCCAACCTCCCAACCATAAACCTTAGTATCTGTCAGATCTTCAAAGGCTTCCATTGACTTTTTATAGTCTATGTCATAAGCATCCATACATTGCTCCATTACATTCCAACGCTCACGCTCTATGATCCTTTCTTGTGAGTCTTTTGACAGCTCATCAAACTCATACAGTTTTAATACAATCTCTTTCATAATCCCTCCTCTTTTAATATAACTAGATCCCTAACGTCAATCGAATGACTTACGTACCTCCTTATGTTCACGTTTAGAGATATGATTGTGGCTATTCTCACGAACCACCACAATCCAGATTCAGATATTACTCATCCTTTATCTTTACGAATGGGTTTTCTACATAAAACTCCACTACATCCTTAGATTTTATAGATGTCACTATACCGGTGGTATCCACAAATCCATCCGTTTCATCCATTGTCAAATCTTCTATTTTATCTCCCGGCAGAAAACAAAGATTATAGTCTTGATCAATATACATAATCATCTTTAACCTAACCATGTCATCAATGATGCCTTTCATTCTCTCCACAACATCTAATTGATCATTAGTAAGCATTAATTTACTTTTTGAAGATTTTACTAATCTCATGTCTCCATTCTTGTCAACTACAGTTAAGTCATTGAATTTATACACATCTTCACATGTTCTGTAATATGTTTCCTTACAATAAATTTTTCCTTTATTATCTATTTCAACATCAAAATATTCCAACTCACCCTTGACAGCTCTTCCGTTTTTGTATTTCCACACATCACCTATTGGAGCGAATCCATATAATGACTTAAAAACATCATATATTGATAGTTTTGTCTTAGGGATGCTCTTACCCTTTTTAAAACATTCTTCGGACGAATAAAATAATTTCCCATCTAATGTCTTCTCAGTCCTACATCCTCCCCATGTTCCTACATATCTAACTACTCCATATGTAAAACTGATCAAGATTTTATCAATCTCAAACCACTTTAATCTTTCTGACATATCGTCAAAAAGATATCCACTCTCTAAATAAACTGATAAATACTTTTTTATTTCCATAACAATTTATTTTTTTTAAAATTAAATAACATCATTTGCCTTGATCACCATCAGTCTCAATACTCCTCTAAGTATCATGGTTTTCATGATACAACTCATAATATTACATTGAACTTCTCATTTAAACAATCTAAAGCTCTTTGATACTCCTCTTCCTTGTCGAACTTAATTTGAGTACTGTTCTCCAAGCCAAAAAACAGGTAAAAGGATATGACCCAGCCCGACCCGTCCACGGCCTGCCCCTTGGGTGCCCACGACATCACCTGCTTCTTGGATATATACCAATTCCCTATCTGCACGAAGTCAGGATAGTTGTTAATCAAATACCTTATCTGAATATTCAGATAATCCATATTATCAAAATAAATTATGTGATATTTGTTTCTTATCCTTATCTTCAAAAAGGGATTATCCCCGTAATACGCAGCGAAGGCTGACACCACGGAGATAGGGTATCTAACGCCTTTTATTATCACCCATTTCATATACAATACCTCCTTATATTAAACTATTTAATATAAATTCATCTTCCTCCGTTCTCTCTTTCATAGGCTTATTTTGTACCGTTTTGACAAGATCAAGCACTTCATCCCAAGTCCTTTCTGATAGCGTCCCATTATTTATGCCACAACACCTACATCCACTAGAAAATACCGGTATCATACTTCCATCACACATCCTAACGAATTTATATCCTACATATTCATTGCATAAGAAACATCTTCTTACTGGGATAAACCTTATTCTACCTCTATTAATGATACTTATTAATACCTCACGATTCATATTATTCCCTTAATTTACGTTTAACCTCTTTAACATACATAGGAGAATGCAATCCCCTATGCAACTTTATAGCCCGATCTATATCCTTTTTAGGATTGTGGTGAGATTGATATATCTCGAACATTTCCCTAGCCTTGACAGGATTCGTTCGATCTTCGTATCTATATCTCCTTTTCTCCCTTTTAAGGCGCAATATCCTATTAACCTCATCAACATATATCCTTTTCATTTGCCACCTCCCTAAAGCCCCGGATGAGGCGTTATACGCTCGATCGTCATCCTTTGACTCCACGAAAGACAGGGCGGCCGCCAGCTTATCCCATACCCGTGCCTCTACCACGGCAGGCCTTGGAGCGTGGGGCAAGCCACCGCTCCCTTTTGGCGGTGTCAACATTATCATCATCGTTACGAGTAAGTATCTTATCATACTTCCTTGTTTTTATAAAACTCCTCTCCAAATCTCACATTATCCACATAATCCTCCATGCATTCATGAACAACTATATGAATATCCCCCTCCGCATATGTTACCTCGGACATCAGCCTCTCATTAGTCATCCACCAAGAATAACTATCAATATGCCGTATCTCAAATCCACGACCATGTAACAGGCACATAACATTGTGTCTTAAATCCCTACCCATCATTATACACTCATACACGATATATCCGTTTATATTTTCATGAGACTTTCCGAACGTATAAATATACCTGCTCATCAACTTATACAACTCCCTTGCCACAGGATTCGGGATCGCCTCATCCATATCAAAATCATCACCCGTATCAATAATCTTATCCACGTCCCGTTCATCAATACAAGCCCTAGGCATTCCTATCGTCCGTACATAAAGGCGTGATCGGTGATCCCTACTTAACACTGTCCCGATATACTTTTCTCCTTTAGTGTATCCTATATTATGGTTGCCGGTTATATTAAACACAATTTCATCTCCTATATTAATCTCATCCATATTCAAGATATTTATATTACTTGTTATTCTTTTTATACAAAAAGAGGATATAATGGCATAATATTATGATGTCAAGACACGAATGCGTTATCTATCATATTATCATACATATCCTCTATACAACGTCATTTATGGCATTATATCGTATATGATGCCGCAGGCCATAAATACATCTAATTAACCCTTTTTTAAGGGCTTATTGCCATTTAGGTAACTAGCTATGCCTAATATTTTCGAAATAAGGGCTTTTTTAGCCTTATACTCATCGTTTATCCCTATTATCGCATATCTGTATACCATCCCATCCTTCGACACCTCCACGCCCACGTATTTAGGCGCAACGGCATCCCTATGTAATACGATAAACGGGCTTTTGCCGTCTAGCTCATTTATCAACTGATTAAACTGTCGCCTTGTCATCTGATAGTGATATTATTTCCATGTTATAAATACGATCTCTTTTTACCCTTATCTTCTCGCACAGCTCATCGAAGCACCCATCTTCTTCTAACCTACCAACATAATATGATACATTCGATTTAGAGCTTCCTTGAAGATATATATTTCCTCCTATATTCCTTGAGAAAAAATTAGGCAAGACCATCTTTTGCCTCTTATCCTTATTATCCATGTAAGATATAACGACAACCCATAATTCTGGCTCCCGTTCTTTTACAGATAACATGAGATCAAGACTCGATTTACCATTAATATTCCTCCTGCCAGTTTCGTTATAACGAAGAATAATATAATCATTCGCGTTATCATCCTCAACCATCACGACTATAGGGCGATCTCCCTTCCCATTATCACATAATACTCTTGGCTCTTTCCCGTCGCGGAGATACACCTTATCGTAATCTCCTCTTTTATATATTTCAAAATCAAATTCTATTATCATTCTATTTCCTCCTGTTGATGTATTGTTGCGTACGACCTTCCTCTATCTTCTCGAAATAAAACTTATTCCCATATAATCGGGTGAAACAGATGTTATACCCGAAATGCTCAGCGCGTCTGATCTGCGCATAACCTCTACCGATGTCCTTATCATCAATCAGCGTAACAAAACAATGTGATCCTACTTCTGTATTCAAAACCAGATTTTCCCAATCTTTTACCTCCATATCAAATCTCCTTAAATAATTTTTTGTTATGATTATCGCTATTATACCATTTATCAATATTATCGTACTGCTTTGGATAAACCCCATAGGCCTTACACCACCTAGGTAACGGCCCGTTCAACGCATCTAACGCCGTCGCAAGGTCGAACGTAGCCTCCTCCTTGATACAACACCCCGATCCACTCCCACGGCTCGGTATATAGGCTCTACTATATGCTACGCTCATCCCATATTCTCCATGACTCAGATACCCGATGTTGGGTGAATCAGGGAAGGCGTAATACAACATTGTATAATCACCCTTACTCCAGCCTCTATTATAAGTATCATCCTGCCATGCGAAAACCCTGCAACCGGCTTCTTTTAATTCCGCTGCCGCTCTTTTTAAAATATTATCTTCCATACTACTTACATTTAAGTTATGCCAAGGTGCCGGGAACTGACCCCGGATCATATCCGCACACGTACGATTATGATATATCCTTCCACCCCGCCAAGGTCATGGTCACAATATTAACAAACTAAAATCTAATGTTCATATCATTACACATCTTAAAGAAGACCTCCCTTATGATCTTTTTATACAAGATGTATATCTCATCATCATCATCATCGAACTCCACTTCCCATGAACGTAATAAATACCTGATATCGCAATCCGCTATATGAATCCTGAATATAGACGGAACGCTCATTATGTAGTCCTCGAAAGCTTTCTTAATCCCATCCCTTTTGATATGTTCTTTATACTCATTCTTGAACACACTAAGCATAAAAGACATATATTCCCTATCGTATTTAAACTGCTTACCATAATTATCTGTATCTATATGATCTAGTATATATATTTCTATAGCGTCCCTGTCGTATTTTGACATACCTCTTCCTCCTGTTTTTGATATTTAATGACCCTTTTCTCCCCATACGCCTTCGCTAACTGAATAAGCTGGCCGGTAAACACCCTGGTACGGTGTCTTACAATCTTATCCACCAACTCCGGGCATCTGGTTCTCCATCTATAATTAACCTCGCCCTTAGCTTTCTTCTTGTAATATCTGTAAAATGTTACGGCCACTACCACTTCTCCATTCTGCCCGAAAGCAACCAAATCGTAATTGTTGTAAACTATTTCGTTCATGTCGTTATTATTTTTATGTACTTAATCACCTCTTTTGGCAAGGATGCTAGATCCTTAACTCTTTTACCGAAATCGTATGTCTTTCTCTTCCACGGATAATAATCCCCTACATACATCGCTATTCCTTGAGGATGGAACGGGTTCGAGCTACAACTAAATATCGGGTAATACGGGATATTATTATGATCATTACTCTTACCGCTTACACACACGATAGTATATCTATCAGCCGTTTTATCACCAAAATCATACACCCTTACTTTTACTTTTACACCATTAGCGTTTGTTATAATATTATTCATACGCACCTCCTTTGTTGTTCACTATTAAACTAATCTATCTCCCTACCATATATAGTATACGATCCACACCAGCCACGATTCTCATTCGAGACCCTAATATGATCTACAGGCTTATCTCCTGCCATACAATTGGCGTAAGATAATACCGCCGACATGCTTCTAAACCCAGAATCCGTTGCCGATTTAATAAGCTTCCGATCGTACCCGAATACCCATACCTTTACAATATCCCTTTCCTTTACAGTTCTTCTTATACGCATAATCTTGCCATAAAATAAACAAACATAAAATCTATTCTCTCTTTGTTATCATCCATCCTATGTCCGGTTATATCGAAAATAACCCTACGCTTTTCTATAGTTTGTATATTATCTAACTGAATAGCTATGTAAGGATATCCCATAACTTTCTCTCTATTGATGTTATTCAAAATAGCGTTGACATCTTGCCTGCGAAAATACATATTTACCCCTATGCAGCTGGCAACCAAAAGACATTCGTCTATTATCCCATCTGTATCGAACAACAATAACATATCATCCTTCTCGATAGTATATTCCATATCAAGAATCTTGATACGTTTGCTTCCGTCCTTCTTATCTGATATAAGAATCTCTATCATTTCCTTATCAGTCGTAAGGATATAATACGCCTCATCCTTTGTAATATTATCACGCAGATAAAGCAGCGCTTCATCTTGTAATTTCATAATTTCGTCCATACTATTAGTATTTTATATTACCACTCCAAAAAGAACGGCGGTAGACACCCGTGGCCTACCACGCCGTGACACCGCCGCCCGTTCCCATTGGTATTATTCTACCACCTCTAATTTCCCGTAATAAGGATAAAAACAACCGTCTCGATAAACCGAATATCTGAGCGTTTTATCCTTTGCTTCATAGATGGAAACACAACCGCTGTTATAAGCGTTGGATAGTTCTTTTGTTACAAATCCGCCTATTCGTTTATAGGTTTTAGGCGTATCCCTCAACGGCCTGCCTACATATATTTTTACTCTTTTGCACTTCTTGTCGCCTACGTATATATCCTTTTCTCTAAGCTCCGTTAAATACATGAATCTCATATCAACCGATTTTAAATCCAACATTCCTCTACCTCTATCTCCATATGATCCGCCCAATCACATCTATCAACGTCCTCGCCATCCTCAAAGTAATAGTAGGCCCATACCTGTACGCCTCCTACCTCTATATATCCATCACTTTTCCATTCTATCAACCCGTCTTGCCTTACCACGTTGGTAGGCTCAGCCCCTAGCGACAGCAGATTATTTACTATACTACCGCCAAATACGTTTCTTGCTTCTTCTTTCGTCATATCACTATCAGATTTTTAATATTACACTAACGCCAAAGGAGAATAGGGAACGGACGACCAGCGGGGCCAACCCCACGCCATCGCCGCCCCCGTTTTCCCTTGGTTTCCTCCGCATCACCCCATACTAATAAACAATATCTACCACCAATAACACCATACCCACCATCACTCACAACCGCCTTGCCTTGACCGGAAACTCCTACCACTTGCAAACTTTTACATTTGATCGGAAGATACCCCTTGCTTGAAAGGCGTTTCCCTTGCTCGAAAGGTGTTTCCCTTGTCTGTTGGTGTTTTTTCTTGTCTGGAAAGGTTTTTCCTTGTCTGGAAAGGTTTTTCCTTGTCTGGAAAGGTTTTTCCTTGTTTGGAAAGGTTTTTCCTTGTTTGGAAAGGTTTTTCCTTGTTTGGAGGTGTCCCATCACGCAACCCCCAAACCTCCCTCGAAACCACCACGAAAACCCAAGACCTCCCGCTACTTTGTTCCACGTGGAACGCTGATTTAGTCTAGGATATCGAGGTCTTTGTTCTTGATTGCCTTACATACTTGCCTAATACAATGTATTGATAATAAAGCCAATAAAATAACTATGATTAAAGGCAGAGCGTCGCCCGTAGCTATAACATACAGCCCCAACTCAAACGCCATATACCAACAAAACAAGGTAAGCACAAAATATATCAATATTCCCATAAAAATATACAATAAGTAACCGTGACTTTAAAATTGAACACAAATAACATAATTAATTGGGTATCAATAATATAATATATATCAATCCCTAGAGCTACCTCTAAGGAAAGATAAGCCTAGATATAGATAAAAAATATACAATAAGTACCGCCTATTATATACCTTTTAGGATCGATTCAAGCGCAAATCCATGCATAAGGGTACAATTCACCCGCCCGTATGGATATAGACATATACAAAATGATACATAATAAAGTATTTTACTTACACATTTATAATTAAGGCTTAAAATTTACCGACTTAACACTTTTATGTGCAAGCAAAACATATGGTTATGCTATCATTTTGTAAAATTAGGCACAAAAAAGCCCTTCCGTCCTATATCACTATAGTACGAAAGGGCACAAACTTTAAAATCAAATAAAAACAAACGATCTATTGTCGCAATTTGTTCGCCATGTAACTAACACGTTTCCGCCTACATTTATCAGATTCCCTACTGCAATCTAATTTATTAGACTTGTATAGTTCTTTGGTAAGCTCAATATAAAACTCCATTTGAGACTTTCTTACAGCCTCTAAAGCCTTTTCTTTTTGAATAGATAGTTTCCTATTCAAATTATCGAATTTCTTTTTGTACATAATATATTCATTTAATTACACCAATAAGAATACGGCAAGGCTATGAAGGCACAAAGCCGCCGTTATCAATACAGCTAGCCGGGCACACCACACCCGCCCGATTCCCTTTGGTTTTTGCCCCTTTGCCCCGAACGAACGAAGCCAAATACGTACATACGTCACCCGTGATACGTACCGACAAGGCGTAATTAATCCGTCAATTTAAAGCAGATCAATTACCCTTGTAAGGGTATGTTATTTGTTAGTCGTGCGTATAAATGGTATTTAAGCAACCCAAATAAACGCCGCTTTGATACATTGGCACGGCAATAACCCCGTTATCCACTACATACGTGCTACTCTCGCAACGTACATACATACACCCTATACATGCGTATATACACCAATGTACCCCGTATTATAATACGGCCTATTAAGGAGACCTTAACGTACTAACCCGACTTGCAATAAGGCCAAAAGGATAACGGTACGTCTCCAGACTGGCAACGCACCCAAATCACATTATTAAGCGGCGATCTATCTATACATGCTATCGATACCCTACCAACATGTATATCCTTATTGCAATATGTTAAATAACTCGCTATTTTAGTCTGAGTCCAGTTGCGCGACGGGGACGCAATAGCATGCAACCGTGACGGGCTATTATAGCCCGCCTAATTATCTATCATTTTTAGGGTGTGTTAGGTAATAAGTGATACATTTGGAGATCAAATTATATGTGTATCGCTTGATAGGTATAGCTACTTTGACAATACGTTTATCCGATCCGTTAAATACCTCATAGTAAGGTACGCTATCCGTGTCGCTGTATGCTACAGGTTCGCAATATCCAAAGCGTTTATGTGTATTACCTAATACGGCTATACTGTTTACCTTATCCAATGGCAATTTGCTATTGTTTACCTGATCTTGCTTGTCGTAATATTCTCTCTCAACTTCTTTGTAGGCGCAAAAAGTATCATTGACACGTGGGAGTATCTCCTTACAAAGTTGTATCACAATTTCTTTATCTTTAGCCAAAGCAACTAAAGCAGGTACAATAGCTTTATCTACTTTAATATCGTTATCCTTCAATATTTCGTTGATCTCTTTTCCAGACTTAAACAGGTTACACCATGCTTTGACAGCACCCGTTAACGTTTTTTCACTTGCCTTCTTTACCTCGCTTTGTACTTTAGTTAACTCTTTATTTGTCATTAGATTTTACCCATACCTTTGGGATTTATATTGGCTTCTGGTACGCCTGTTTGTTAATATTGTTATCTTACAAGGGCAAATATACGGAGTATTTTATTATCAAACAAATATTATGCAATAAAAATTATACGATTATATATAATAAAACTAATCAAATGTAAATGTATATTAAAATATTGGTTTATATCATTGATAATCAATAAGTTAAATACAAAATAAGCATTCCTTTTTCGGCTCGTTGATCGTTTGCCGTTCCTATCTCCCAGCCTTTGTAGGCGGGGGGGGTGGGACCAAAAAACGGCAGCCCGGCCGGGCCGATTTCGGGGAGGTGGTCCGTCCCGCATATCCCCCTCCCATCATACCCCACCTCATCCTTCCAATAACGTCCCGCATATCCCTCATATCCCCGCAATCCCGCATACCTCTACATGTGATGCGCATCCCAACATATCCCTTATATCCCCATCAAATCCATTCATCGTCCCCTCACGACCTTCTCATTAATTTTATTATATTTGCGATATAATTAAAACATAACATATTATGAATAAAGAAGTTGAATATATAGGGGGGGGGTATTTAAGACCCCTCAGATAAGGAGGGGGTATGTTTAGGCGCAGGACTTCTTCTCCCGGTAAGATCCACTACCGCGTTAATATAAACAAGAATATGTGTCTTGGCGTTGTAGATATATATATTGATGGGAAGCCATATCAACCTGGTTTTAACGGATCTTATCTTGATATATATCGCGATAAGAAGATAAAAACTATAAGCATAAGTGGCCAGATATCATATCTAAATCCGAAAAATGAGTACAATGTTATTTTGGGCATAAGTGGAGGTATTATAGAGGGAACCCTTACGTATCAATATAATTCGGGTATGCATTGCGAGTTGGCTAATAAGGTGATATACGGGAATAGGATAACTAATTTTGTTCCTGTAACGGTGATAGAAGATCCTGGGAAGATCATTAATTTCACTTACAGATCTGAATTACAGACTCAGGTTTTAGATGAAAGTTATGTAAGTTGGGATGGTGATTATATATTAAACGATAATTGTATAGTAACTGATCTTTGTTCGGGATGTGAATCTTATGCCTATGGGAAAAGTTTTCATGGTAACTATCGAGTAACGGTAAGGATAGTGTAATCCCAAGGGAAGGAGGGAGACCTCGTCCTTCCGGGCCTCCCCCGTCCTACCACCGCCCCTCCCGTTCTTTTTGGCTTCTCCATGTATTGTCTTTGACCGGATATCAAAAATTCATATCTTTGGAACAAAACTACAATCATGTTTAGAGACATACTACATAAAATAAAGATCTTCTTCTGCGATGACGATATCGAGAAGATAAATGTAAGGGATAGTACGGTTATCCGCAACAACGAGATACATAAGATGTATGATGAGATACTTAATGAGCTAGGTGATTTAGCCACTGTCGTATCTAGGAACTACGTATATGGTAGGATAAAGGACAGGACGGGATTAAGTATCCGTCATATCAGCAGGATAATAAACCATAGTTGTAAATTTCATAGAAAATCATAGAAATAACTAAGATATCCTACTCCATTTTAGACGCTTCAACGTAGCCTGCAACCCGGCTGCTCTGCGTCCGTATAGCCGCATCAACTCCTACGGCTTGTATATTTATTGCGGCGTTGAGATCCCTGTCGATCTCCAAGCCACAATCTTTACAAACAAATGTTCGATCCGATAATTTCAGATCTTTATTCTTCCAGCCACATCTTGAACATGTTTTTGATGATGGGTAAAAACGATCTATAACAATCAGTTCTTTACCATACCACCTACACTTGTATTCAAGCTGGTTACGGAACATCGAGAAAGAAGCATCAGATACAGAACCGGCAAGTTTGTGGCTCTGTAGCATACCGGAAACATTTAGATCTTCAATGCAGATAACATCGTAATTATTTACCAACATCATGGTCAAATTATGCATGTACCATGAACGCTTGTTGGCTATATCACAATGAAGTCTTGATACTTTTAGCCTGCATTTGTTTCTTCGATTACTTCCTAATTTCTTTCTCGATAAATGCCGTTGCATCCTTTTTAACTTCGCTTGGTTATCGCGAAGAAAATGAGGATTTTCAATAGATATTCCGTCAGACAATGTAGCCAATGTTTTTACCCCAAGATCAACTCCGACTGTTTTGCCGGTTTTCTGTTTGTAGCACTGTTCTGTTTCTACAAGAACTGATACGAAGTATTGACCGGCACGGTTCTTTGAAACGGTACAGGAGATAAAACAAGCGTTATCCGGGATTTTACGATCAATAACAATCTTAACCCATCCGATCTTTTCGATACGGATCTTATTGTCAGCTATTTTAAACTTCGGGAATGGCAACCTAAACGACTGGTTGTCATGTTTATTTTTATAATTCGGTCTACCGAATTTCTCTTTCCTGTTATTATTGAAGTACTGTCTGGAGAACTCGATAAAGTCCCGTTGCTTCTGCTGTAAGGTAGCTGCCGATACTTCATTTAACCAAGGTTTTTCAATAACAAGATCCGACTTTGTCGGGAATTTCGGATTAGGGTTTGTTTCTTTATCGTATGAGTTAAATGAGTCAACACAAGCATTCCATATAACACGAACACATCCGAATGTTTTTGCAAGAAGTTCTTCTTGTGTTTTGTTCGGATACATACGATATTTATATGAACGCTTTATTAGACTCATTATCAATTCATTTAATATATCAAATATGCAAATAATTCTATGATTTTACAATGAATTACTATCGATTTTGTAATTATTTAATCATACTATCTTTTATGCTAACCATAATACCTATCTTGCTTTCTTACGATATAAGAGATGAGATCATTGAGTTGATTGAGGATATGGACAGCCAGATCGTAGTAGACACTTCGGTATATAAAACGAACCTACCCTAGGTAATTACTAGGGTAGGTGATGTGCTATTTTCTTTTAACATACTTATCAATCAGATCTATTGATAGTTTAGCTCCCAGCTCCTCCTCCAACAGGTTAAGGTAGTTCCGGTGCAGACATCCGCCCCGCTCCACCTCCCTGAAGCCTGCCCCGTCCCGGATCCTGACTAGCCCTTTCCTTGGATCCATGTCGATAAGATCCAGAAGCTCGTTCATATTCTTGAACCGGTTCTCTATTACCTTAAATACATCGATCTTAGGTCTCTTATCCTTATCCTTGGACTTTATTTTAATTCTTCCACTCATATCAATTATCCAGTAACTTTACATGTAATATGATTCATATTATTATTACCGCAATAAGCGCACATAGATACGTAGGGAGAATATACTCTTCCACATACCGGACATCTCCATCCATACATAACAGGATTTGTTTGTTTGTCAATTTCTTTCAAGCCTTCATTAGTAGTGGATGATGTATTTTTGTTTTCCATATCATTCGTTATTTATCTTATCTGTACTTCCAAATCCATTATCCCCTCTATCAGACTTTCCAAGATCTTCTAATGACTTCACTTCTTCCCATACGATACGTTCCCTTCTACGAATAAGAAGTTGTGCTACTTTACCACCGACATTACAATAATAAGGACTATGTCTATCCATTTTTCTGTGAACTATTATAATCTCCCCGCTATATCCTTCATCAATAGTAGCAGGGGCGTTTTGCATAATTAGCTCGCTATTAGTAAAACCACTACGTGGACGGATTTCCATCTCATAATCTTCAGGTAGTGCTACATGTACACCAGTATGATATATGATTCTTCCATTATCAAGTTCTATATCCTTAACGAACAAATCCATACAAGCATCCTGTTTATGAGCGTATTCAGGTAGCTTAGCCCCCTCTTCTAGCCATATCTTGACCTTACACGTATCTATACCATCAAGTAACTCAACTGCCTCTTTATAGCTCATAGGTTGTTCTGAGGCTAATGAAATGGCTCTTGCCAATACATCTTTAATCTTGCTCATCGTATTTTATTTTTAAATTCTTTCCCCTTCGGGCATTGTAATTTACATTCCTCACCACAAGCGGAACAGTTGGGTCTCATTCCGGGCACCCCTCTTCCCCCGTACGGCCAGTAGGCATAATCGCAGACGCTCCAGAACGCCTCCATCGCCTTGATCTTGGCATCGACGGTTATCTTCTCCTTCACCTTTTTCATGCTTTTCCTGAACTCGTCTTTCATATCCTTCCCTTCTATCTGTCTGGCCTTACGTCTCTCATTCCACCAATTATAGTAGAATTTATCTGCCATCTTATAAGCTTCTGGGTCAAATTTATCACGGTGCAGGATAGGGGCATCCTTGACCTTTCTCAAATTCCTGCCACAAACATAAGCAAGCCCGGCGTACGGAGGTATGTCCTTAGGATCAACCAACCCATCCGGCACGCAGTAGTAGAAGTAGTTGGGTCTACCGTACCTAGTCCAGCCTCCGGCATCGTACAGGGCTTGCCTTCGAGCCTCGAACCAGCCTTGCATTACTTGGTGCTTTTCCTGTTTCTCGAAATCCTTGTTATAGTCAGCCAACGAGATCTTTACCTCAACCTCATAAGCGTACATAGATCTGGTTATAGCCAGATAATCGGACTCCCAGTTATATACATACAGGTTATTTATCACCCATTTAGGCGATACCAAGAACTGTCTGTTAAGGATATCCAATATCCCTCTTTCAGTGTATTCAATACCTTTATTTGATTGCCGTGTTCCCATCTCCAGTAAGAGGATTATTCCTATATCCTACCGCCATTATAGCGTTACCTATCAACATTCTCAACTTATCCATATCTTTATCATGGAACGAGAAAGCGGTTAGGATATGGTCATTGGTCTTATCATAAGATTTTATCATCAACACAGCCACATACTCACCCATCATCTTACCATTCATGATATCAAGATCAATTATGCCGTGATCTATTAGATCAACCACATCCCATCCTGCTGGTAGATACTTTTTTATTTGATTTATATCCATATGATTAAATTATTAAATTTTGTATAAATATATTTTATACATTTATTATCGCTCATTCATATATGAGCGATTTATTAAATACAATATTCATTGTGATAAAAATAAATTCGTTTTAACAGATACCAAGCCATGGCTGACATATTTTAATTTCTTGCAAGATACATCTTTCTTATTCTCTCCATTAATATCCCGAATATTAAATTGCCCAGAAAGCCTTCTTGCGTAAATAAAATGCTCTTCTCCTTGAAACATCACTTTATCAAATAACTTAAATCCAAAAACTTTAAAAGGAGCCTGGTTTCGCTTTCTAATTCCTCCTTTCAATATTTTCATCTTATGAATCTGACGGTTATGGCGACGAACTAATTTACGTTTGTAATAATATCCAAGCCTACATGAATTAAAATTCCTTGAAATCACAAAAGCGTCGGATACATGGGATTTTTCAATTCCATGGTTTATACGATTATATTTTGTTATGTATCCGAACGTCATCGAAACGTTATCGTATCTGGATTTTAACTCCTTGTACAACTTCCATTTCATGATTCCCATGACGGCTGCGTCACGAAGTGACTTGCCTCTGCTTACTTTCAATTTGATATTTCCTTTATGAAATTCCTTATGACAAGTCTCACAAAGAGTAATTAAATTGGATGGTGAATCTCCTCCTATCTTCCTTGACTCAATATGATGGATATTAAGGATAGGATCTTTTGACTTACCCTTACAATGCTGGCATTTATGCCCGTCTCTTGCTAAGACATACTCCCTAACATTCCAAAATCCTAATTGCTCACCTTCCTGATACTCTTTACCTGATATCTCTGGATTCTTGATCTTTTGAGTATCAAATTGGGCTACCTCAACAATCAATTTTGAGACAGGTAGTATAGAATATACAAAACTGATAATTCTAATATGAGAATCAATCTTCTGCCGGATTGATGGAGCTATCCATCCATCCTTCTTGGATTTTACCCTATTATTGAATCTTTGCTTTCTATACCTAAGCCTGCTTCTTCTAGTCCTCCTTAATCCCCTTCTTGTTGATAGAAGATCAACAACATCACTCCTTAGAATAACCTCACTTGCGTAAAGCTCCTTGCTTTTCGTCGTAGCTGACAAACCAACATGCTTGGTTCCCGAGTCGACGCCTAACACAATCTCTTGTTTGTAATCGGATGTCTTGTACGTTAATTTGATGGTAAAAGGACATGTGTTTACAACGACCGCTTTGTTGTCTTTTAGCAATCGCCTAACCTTTCCATGCCTTGTCGTAGGCATCATCGGTTTTCCATCTATGTCCTGTACATACACCATTTTACAAACTAATTCAATGTTTATTCAACATAAGTCAGGGCAAAACCCTGTTAGTACCCATCGCCAATGTTATTGAAGGTTTTATATAGGCAACACTACGTCCCAAATACAAACATTGTTTAATCACCTACCTTAGAGCTACGGACTTGGATAAACATCCGTAGGTAACTATATATTCTCCAATAACGTAGTCTTTATTTCAAGACTTAAGCTAATAACCTGATCCTATATAGATATATATAAAATATTAAATGAATTTCAACACCTTATATATTATTTGAGGTTATTAATAACCGACCTGCGGGAATATGTTTAAGAAAACACCATGTGGGGAGTGGGGGAATCGAACCCTTATCCACGCTACGATTAGGAATCGTAAATTCTATCCGTTAAATTAACTCCCCTTTAAGCGTCCTGATCCTCCCGGACAAGGACACTACATAAATCTAAACTCTAAACCTAATGACAAATTCTATTAATCCAACTGTGGACCCGGCCGGACTTGAACCGACAACCTGCTGGTTATGAGCCAGATGATCTAACAAATTGATCTACGGGTCCTAAATACACCACATCGTCTTTCACAAGAGGATGTGGAACGGAATTTCTCGAAGTTTATATAGTAACTTTATGAAACTATTGTCCAACATTCTAGCATATAGCACCAATCCTCGAACGGGAATGTCTCTATACCTGACCTACCCCATCCCGCCCCCCAACTGTTCTGTAGGACGAAGCCGGCCTTATCCCAGCCGGTGAGGATAACGGCATGACCTCCCAAGTTCTGTCCTTGGCCTTGCCAGAATCGATTACCATAATTATAGCAATACAGACCTATAACCAGAGGACCATTCAGCATCAACGCTACCTTAGCCGATACCGGATCTATGATCCTAGCGTAGCTATTTATCTTCTCTCCGTCAACGCCAACTTTCTTTATAGCCTTGATAGCGTCCCGAAGAACCATCCCGTCCTGATCCTTATCCTCTCTCAGATCATATATATCGTAAGGAGAGATCTTAGCTGGTCTTTTGATATCCTTTATAGCTTTTCTCCAGTTAAGGATCTCAGCTAGACTTATGGCTGCGCAAATAGGGGAAGAACCTTGATCTACCACGCTATCGACGTTATTGATCTTATACTCATCAGGAACAGCCTCATGTTGCATATTCATGATAGCGTCCCTATCATCCGCTGGCGATGGTATGTAACCTAGTCCGTATTTCATTACTTATCTTTTTTATGGTAATCAATTATCTTGATATTAAACGTATCGGATCTTTGCCTTACCTGTATTGATCCCCTAGCCTTTCCCTTGACGTCGTACAGGGCGGTAAAGCCAAAGTTATCGACCCTACCGTCGTCCAGCGTAAACCGCCACTCCTTCCATTGGCCCATCACGGTCCCGGAAGACACTATAGAATCCACTACATAAGATATATCAGTAGTATCATATTCCGTATAGTATGTTCTTGACGTACTGCATCCGACAACCGCTAAGGTAAGGATAGTTATTAATAATAACAAGATCTTATTCATCCTTTTTAGGTTTTTTACGTTTCTTATATTTCTTCTTCTCTTCAGTTTTATTCTCGATATTTACGTCATTGCCGGCATCGGCATCAGTAATCTCAGAGGCGTTATTTTCAGGTATATCAATATGACCGGAATTAGGATCCATCTTATCCTCATCAACAACAACCTCATCAGAAACATCGTTGTCTAAAGCCTCTGGATCAATATGATTCTCCAGATACTTAATATGATCGGACATGATCTTGATCTGATCCTCAAGTTCAATGTATCTTCTTCTGGCTTCGCTTAGTAATTTGGATGATAGTTTATGTTTCTTCTCGATATCCATATAAGCCCGTTTAAGAGTCTCTTTCTCTTTCACCGACTCATTATATAACTCTCTTGATTTACTAAGCTCATTCCCCATCTTAACGATATGAGAATCCTTTGATTCTATATCCATATCAAGAGAATCCACAAGCGTATTAAGATATCTTTCTTTTTCCTCCAATTCCGTTATCTTACTACGAGCATCCTCATAATTTCTTTTTAATCTACTTGAATAACTAATAGCCTCATCAAGATCCTGTTTTAGAGTATTTATATAACTACTCTTTACTATCTTCAATCCGAACATCTTTATTACTGTTATAAGTTCTACGAATATCGGCCTTTATCTTGCCGACTATAATTAACTCAGCTATATGCTTATCTTTCTCGACTGTAGCTATATCCTTACGGACATTAGTGACTCTGATCGTAATATTCTCGTTATTAGAGAAAACGAACGGTGATCCTACCAAAGTGAGGCCTGTATCGTTGGTGAACGATGGCAGCATCATAACCATCCCGACAGTATCATCCGGGAACGACGCCGATATGCCTGTGTCTATATCAAGAACATCACCTTGACCCAACGGGAAGGCATTACCTTGCTTGATAGGAATATCCTTTCCCAATGAGTTCCATGCCTTAGAGAATTTTAAAGAGTTGAGAAAAATTTTACCATCTTTCTCAACTATCCCTACCATTGGATCGCAATTCATGTGAACCTCATCAAGCTTATCATCCGGTTTTTCCTCAAATTCGTCAAGATCTCTGGCTGATGTAAATGACTTACTCTCCAGAAGTTTTTTGATATCTTCAATCGTAGCCATACTATAATTTTATTATTAAATAAACGATCTTCAATCCTAACTTCAAATCAGATGTCTTTTCGAACATCTCCCTAAGAGGTAAGATAGTAGCGTCAAGATCTGACGCTACCCATTCTCCATCCTTATAATACATATTCTTTTCCTCGGAATACGCTACACAAGGTCGATGCCCTAAGTTCTTCATAACCGTATCTACCTTATTTTGGGTAGGCATCGAGACACGGTTCACTTTAGTAGATATATTAAAATTACTTTCCATTAAATTATTCATTTTCAATTAGTTAATCAAAAAGGTAGGTCACTATCGTCTCCAAAAGGAGGATATTGAGGAGGTTGTTGCTGACCTCCAAAAGAAGGAGCTTGGGCTGTCTGAGGCGGAGCCTGCTGGTATGATGGAGGAGGCGTCTGCGGCTGGGATTGCGGCTGATATGACAGTGGGGGCGTTTGCGTTGTAGCCTCACCAGCGTTGTTTTGGCTTGCCGATTGAACGGGTTTCACACCATCTGTTTTAATGCTTTGAATATACTTATTAAGTACCTGATAGGCGAAAGCGTCTTGGGCGGTATAATCAAACTTCTTGTTACCCATAATATCCGTGCTCTCAACCCTGTCAGGCCATCCATTCTGTCCATTCTTATAATATTGCTGGATAAGCTCATCTTTTCCGTCTGGAGTCTCCCTAGCGTATGAGATAAAGAAATTGCCAGGAGCGTATTGCTCTCCTTTTTTAGTATGCACAGGATTGATAACAATCTTCCGTTTCAGGTCGATATTAGGCAAGTATCTTACAAGAGACTTAACATAGCTGTTAATCCCGCCTCTTGAGGTCATCAACGGAACTTTTATAACATAATTACCTTCCTCATCGCTTATCTTTATAAATAAGAAATTTGTCTTAGCGCCATTCATCTCCTGCTCTAATACAAAAATATCGGAAAGATACCCTTCTATACCGTTCCAGAAAACCCTCCAGTAGGATACGGCTCCTGTCTTATCATTTATATGTTCCTCGAAACCTTCCTTAGGATCTCTTGACGATTGATATAATACACCACCTCCACTTATATTAAAGTATTGTGTATTAGATGATAACTGATTTTCACGAACTCCCATATTATATATATTTAAACGTTAAACAATAACTGATGATGACAAGAAATACTCGTTATTATTATCCTCCCCATAAATCTTATTGAAATGAGATTTATGATCATGCTCGATAACTATCCTATTACACGATATGCTTTTTATGATACCCAGATATCTTCCACATAACACGTTGCATACAATATCTTCACCATAATGAGACAAAGGGGTAAGTCTTTCCTTACATGATTTACCTGAAGACGGGCTCTCTGACATAATACCGCATCCTTTATCGGTAAATATCAACTTGCAATGATCGAACTCATTTGCCTTAAGATTGTTTTGGAGGGCTTGGACGAGTAGATCCTTATCAAAGACATAGGTACTTGTTTTGACAAAATGCTCGTCCACGAACCTCCAATTTGGATAATTACCCTCAAAATGGGTCTCATACATATCCATATCAGGCGTAGAGAAATAAGTCTTAGTATCGTCCACTTTTATAGACAACATATCCGATGACTTATTGATATGCTTATCAAGCAATATCGCGGATTCGTTCGATACCGGGATAAACATCTTCTCTACCTTATCCTGATTAGGGACAAAATACCTGTAAATAGTATTTCTATCCGTACTTACTATATTAATATTAATATCATCAATATCAATTACCACATTCTCGATGCATGGATAAAAGTCATCTACCTCCGTATAATCGCTGGCTTTGTTAAGAACCGAAACATAATCGCTCATCTTAACCTTAATTCCTCCATCAAGTATCTTATGTACCTGCGGGAATGTATTGATATCAAAAGCCGGACAACTATACTCACCAGAAGCATAGCGGATCGTTATCTGATCTTTTTTATCTGAAAGCAGTATCGTAATCTCACAATTCTTCTGTTTTTTCATGAACTTAATAAAAGAGCTTGCCTCTACCAAGAAAGAGAAGTTAGAGTCAGCCTCTACCTTCAATCGCTCTATAACACATACCTTGGCATTTACGGAAGTGATATAAGCTAGATTATTGACAATATCTATCTTAATATTCTTATAAAGTGAATTAGATCCGACATTTTTAACAACCAGCTCCAATTTACTCAACTTCTCATTTAATGATTTCGACAAGCATCTTATAAGCATAATGAACTACTTTTTATTACATCGCAAATGTAATCATAATTATATTAACTCAAATACAATAAACGCTTAATAGTATTAAAATAACTTAAACTTACGTCTAATATATTCGGCTATAAGCGTAGCGTCACACATCCCATCTTGTATCTTGGTAGGTTGAACTCCTTTACCTGACCATGGTTTTACGAAAGACACCAAAGGGAAAAGGCGTATGGCGCATCGGATGGAGGTAGCTTTCGTATCCAGCTTAGCCGCCGTATACACCCGATCGGCTGTCGTATGAAGCTCCTTCTGCCATGTCTTTGGCTGTACCTCCTCGAACATGAACCTGACATCAGGGTGCGATCCGTATCGTTCCATCATCTCCACCATCATCGCAAAAAGTGCGTTTGGTTCCCGACGTCTCCCGCCAAAGGTGAAGTTGCTGGCTGCCGAGCTGTTGTGGATGCTATGGACGTCCTCGACGGCGATCGCCAGCGTCCCGCCTCCCTTTTCTTGGATCTTGTCAGCGGCATCGAGGAAGAAACTTGATATAGCCCTAAGATCTATATCCCCCTTAACCGATATCCTTGGAGTCATAATTACCTTAACCTCGCCATTTTCTGGGATCATGGACAATCCTCCGGTATCTATACCCGGATCTATTCCTATCGCTATATTCATATTTTTAAGGTATATAATGAATGAAAATCCTCAGGTCTAAACACCTGTATAGAGTCATCCGGATACATACCTATATAATAACCGTAAAAAGCCCGTAGAATGCCATTTTCTAGGCTTATATCCAAAGCCTTTACCTTGTGACCATCAACCATCAAATCAAGTTCCTTGGTTCTTTGGGATATCTTGTCGAACCATTCAGGTATAGGATCAATCCCGTACCTGAATGCGTTTACTGTTGATTTTATAGAGATATACGTACCCATGATCAGATAAGATTACAATCATCACGTTTAACAACCTTAAAATCTCCCTCTCTAAATAATAAAACTACGTCGGTTCTATTATACTTACACTTCTTGATATCCACCAAATGGTAAGAAGCCTCCCCTACGGCGGGGCGAACCGGTCTCAATACGGCTACGGCTATATCACCGCCAAGCTCAACCCCACCGGTTACACCTTGTAAGCACATGAATATATATCCCTCAAACTCATGTTTCTTGCCGATAAACTCGCTCATAGGAATACCTACGAATAGATAGGTCTTTACATCCTCTTTTTTTACCTCTATAGCGTTCTCAACACTAGAAGGTATTACGTCTACAAATTTTGCTCCGATAGCCATAACCTCAAATATTTAGTTTAGTTCTTAATTCTTGACACAATTCTTGATTGTCTCTCATAATACTTAACGTATTATCCACTCCATTGCCTACTCGGACCTCTCCGTACCAGTACCATGATCCTTTACGGGTAAAGATACCGGTTTCCTCACATAACTTCAAAAGTTCAAGCTCCTTGTCAAATCCTACGCCATAATACAATGCTGTCTCTGCTATCTGGAAAGGTATAGCTGTCTTGTTCTTCAATACCTTTATCCGAACCTCATGACCTACTGAAGATCCGTCCTCTCCTAATATAACCTTCTTTCTCGCCATCTCCATACGGATAGAGGCATAGAATTTAAGGGCGTTACCACCGGTTGTTACCTTCGGATCGCCGTATATTACACCGATCTTCTCCCGATACTGGTTGATGAATACCAGAACACAATCGCTTTTGTTTACGATCCCGGTAAGAACTCTCATGGCTTTTGACATCAACCGGGCTTGTAATCCCATGTTGCTATCTTCCATATCACCCTCGATCTCCTTCTTCGGGACCAAGTTCGCCACGGAATCCACGACAATAAAGCCTACCTTGCCGGACTCCACCAGCTTGGCTGTGATGTCAATAGCCAATTCCCCGTAGCTTGGCTGGGAAATAAGGAACCGGTTAACGTCCAATCCCATCTTCTTGGCGTATTCGATATCAAAAGCATTCTCCACGTCTATTATAGCTACCAGCTTATCGGGGTGCTTTTTCTGGAACTCGATCATACTTAACGTACACATCATAGTCTTGCCACAAGATTCCATCCCGACCAGCTCATGAATCCGGCCTACCGCCCATCCGCCTCCGAGGGCCTTATCCACCACCAGCGATCCGGTGCTTTCCCTTGGTATGGATATTATAGGCTTATCATCGCCGAAGTTCATTATCGAGCCTTCTCCAAGCTCTTTATTTAAAGATGATACTAACTCATCTACGTCTGAAAAAAGTTCTTTCTTAGCCATTATAATCCAAATTCCTCGAAGTTAAATAAATCTTGTTGTTTCTTAATCATATCCTTCCCGATATCAGATATCTTTTCCGGATTCAAAACACCTTCATTCTCATCCACCTTCTCTATAAAGTCAGATATCTTATCGCTTAGCAGTACCATATCTTCCTTAGGCACTGATTTTAGATAAAGCCCGTCTATAGACCTACATCTTGAAAGAGCGGTATATATCTGCCCTATCTCGAAGGCTCTGCTGATGTCTACAAATATATTATCTAAAGTCATTCCCTGGGACTTATGGACAGTTATGGCGTATCCTAACCTCAATGGATATTGTATTATATAGCCGCAAGAAATGCCTTCAAGGGAATCATCTACCTGCTTATACTTCATCTTCTCCCACTTCTCTTTGGTTATCTCCACCTCAGTATCGTTATCTAGATGAACATATATCGTCTCATCAACAGTATCTATGCTGGTTATGATACCCATCGAGCCATTGACATACCCGTTGCCGTTTCTGGTTATTATGACCTTAGCTCCTACCTTTACTATAAGCTCATCCTCGCAGGGCGCTACAGGTTTCTCCCCGAATACAGTAGCATCGAACTTAAATACCTTATTATTGATCTTATCAAGATTAGTCTTATTTATCTCATACGCCTCTTTGTTAGTTGAGCATATAATTATAGTATTATCCATATTATCCGGATACTTGACCCTGCTATCCAATATCTGTCTTGACTCGTCGGTAATAACCCCACATCTTATATCCTCAAGTACGGAAAGAAGCTGAGGATCTTTTTGACGGAATACGTTCTCGAAGGTAATGACCGAGAATCCTGAAGCTCTTAATGCCTTTGATGAGAAAAAGAACCGGCTCTCATAATATTTGTCGATAAAATCATCCGCCGTCACCACAGGCGGTAGTTGTGATAGATCTCCAAACATAATCAACCTAACTCCACCGAAAGGTTCCTTGCTACGCCTGCATTGTCTAAGTATGTCAGCCACCTCATCAAGCAAATCAGGTCTTACCATACTGATCTCGTCGATAACGATAGTATCAAGGTTTCTGATCTTCTTCTTCATAAACGGACTTACATCCACCTTATTAGACAACATACCTCTCTCGATAGAAGGGATATAAGGATCGTTCTTTATAGAGAAGAACGAATGAATGGTCTGTCCTCCGGCGTTCAACGCCGCTACTCCAGTTGGGGCTACGATAACGCACTTACCCAAGAACTTTACGATACGTCTCATGAACGTACTTTTACCACTACCGGCTCTACCGGTAATAAACAGATTCTCCCTAGTGGTGAAAATCTTCTTCAAGGCACGACCTTGCTCCACGTTTTTATCCACCGTCATAATATGACGAAGGAGGTCGTTTTCATTTCTAAAATCCTCTTGTACCATATCTTTTAAGTTTATGGTACAAAGATACGAATAGTTATAATTAACTATTAAAAATAAATGTGAATAATATATAAATATTAAATTTTATATCTGATACTCAAATCATCCGGCTTTACTCATCTCTGACCCTTTTACCCCTAAAAAGACGTCTTTTATAAAATCTTCGGAGATGATTATATGCATTATCTTTCCTCTGTATGATAGTCTTAGGTGTCCGATAGTTACGTTCTTCCTGTCTTTGGCATTCGCTATTCCATTGTTTTTTTTTACCTCGTCATACAAATCGGATATACTCTTCTTACACATGCCTAAGAACATGCTTATGTATCTGTATATAGTTGACTGAGATATCTCATGCATGCCTATTCCCGTAAGCTTCTTATTCAACTCATTAAGAAGGTATGCTACATTGAACTTAACTGTCTTTCTTTTAGTTACCTTGTATATGTGATGTACGTTTCTGGTTCTTGCTCTGAATATTATTTTGGAAAGGATTTTTACCCGATCAAGTTTCCGACTTTTGTTAGCCATATTCCGTCTTTCGTCTGAGCTTAAATTCTTATTCAGACATTTGTATACGGATGTTTTCTTGCCTACGAATATGTCTTTCGTATCCTCATTCTTCTTAGCCTTATACGAGTAGATCATGATATCAGACAAAGCTATTCTTATCTCGCCCTCGGCGTAAGCCTTAAGCGTCTTTAGCTGATATTCTATATCCTCATGGCAATCCTCTATAACATGTCTGTATAAGAAATAAGCTATGCCATCGGATAGGATATCTATAAAATCATCGGTATTGATCTCGATACGGTCACGGTAACCATCTCTCATCCTATTTCTTAAAAATACATGCTTCTGTACATTTATGATAGAAAGATAAGCCGTTACCTGCTTACACTTCTTTTCTATAACCATACCGGAACCTCTTATATTATCTTTCTTGTTCGAGTATTTTACGGCCGTAACCTTCTTCCCGTCCTTATTAGTTACAGGTTTGTAATCTACTGGACAGACAAGTGATCCTGCCGGAAGCCTTAGGCATCCAAGCTCATCTTTTTTTGCTTGTATATCTTTTGGGATATATGCTTCGGTAAGAATCTTATCGAAGTTTGATTTCATTTTCTGTAAAAGTGCTACCTTTGTCTCCATGAGATTTTTTATTTGCTGCGAATATACAAGTTTCATCAATACGAAACAAGTTATTCGGATGGATGGGTAGCCTGTGAAGGTCGCCCATTTGTTGTTTAAGGAGGGTAGGTAATGTCCGTAAAACGCTGTGAGCGTGAACGATCGTTTTTTCTCAACCTACTTGTTACGCGCGCGTTAATAGGTATATTTATTAAATATAATTAACTCTATAAACATATACTACTTTCTAATATCTCTATCCGTACACAGAACCTCTCCTGACGTCGAGTTCCTGTGTACTCCACTTAAAGTCTCTATTTAATAAAACATTGCTTTTTACCGCCAAGGTATGGTGCCGTCAGGTAGCATACCGCAGGCTAAACATGGTAGAAGCCGTATCCTATACCGGAAGCCGGTACCCCGGTAGGGGGATCGGGTGGAGCATAAGCCAAAGAAGAAAAAGCGAGGTCTTGTACGATCGCTCACGCTCCGGCCGTCCGTATCTTCTACGGCAGGCTCCATGCCCTAAGGCCTCCCATTTCCCCTTGGCTTTATATCCCATAGCTTGGGAGGAAGGAATCCAAAGGGAAAAAGGTAAGGTCGTATCCCGTGAGGCAGGATAAGGCTGTCCTCCGCCGTCCACGCGCGTAGCGTACGTGAACTTCACTTCCCTCGCCATTGTAGCCTACCGTGGGCATACACGGCTTCGTTCGACCTACCCCACCAGCCTTTTCCCTTTGGATTCTCGTAAATATATGTTAGTCAGCATACATTACACTGATTATATCATATTTTGTTGACAATAATATTTTTTTAAAGTATTTTTGCCGAAAACTAATTTTGTATGGCCGAGCAGAGAAAAGCTTTCGTATTTGCCTTACCTTACGATACTATGTTGGATATGATCCAGCAATTCTTAAGGATATACAACGGCTATCTGGATTCAAAGGGTAGAAGCTTGATTACCGAAAGGACGATAAACTTACTTTCTTTCTACATCAACTACGGATACTCGGATGATACCAGGGCCAAGTATATGGATTGTTATGGACAGAAGGAATCTTATATCGCTGTCCTTAACAATGAGCTAAAGCGTGGCGGTTTTTTAGTAGACAAGAAGAACGGAAATTTCCGTACCCGTGAGCTGTCTATTGAGATGAGAAGCCTACGTAATTATTTTGTTCTTGACGGAGAGGGTGATGACACCCGTGTAATGGGATTCGTATTCAAGAGAAACAAATTGAATATTGATGGATAGGAGTCTTATTTCGTTCGACAGGGATATTGTCGATGAGGTGGTGAGAAGATCTGGAGGGAAGTTTACCAAGCAGCAGGTCGAATGGTGCATGAAAGCATCCGTATCTTATATCCATCATCTCGCCAGATATACCGATAATATATCTATCAGGATACCGTTTATCGGATATGTTATATGCAACCTCCGTGAGATGCGTGTAAGACGTGATAAGATACGTCGTATATATGTCAAGGAGGGTAATCGTTATCCAGACGAAAGGATGCCTATTGAGCTTGATTGTCTGGATAAGAAGATAAAGGTGATAGAGGGTATGGAGGGATTGAAGAACGGAGATCCCCTTATACGTGACAACCATGAGGCTATGTATCAATGCCGGTATGGTATGACATGGGAACAGTTACAGGATTTTCAACAACAACAATTTAAAAAATAATATGCAAACAATTGGTAAAGCCCAAGTAATAGCCCAAGCTTGGGAAGACAGTTTATTGGGCAGGATTCCTAAGGATGAGAAGGATTATCCGGAGTGGTACAAGAATCGTCTTTATTTATGCAAGAAATGTCCTAAGAACTCTTCTAATATAGCTTTCTTTAAGTTACCAGCTAAGGTATTGCTGCAAAGATTGATGGGAAGACAGGCATGCTCGCTGTGTGGTTGCTTTATCAAGGAAAAGGCTTGGATGAAGACAGAGGTATGCCCGTTGAAGTTCGTGGAGGGTGAGAAAGCCAAATGGAATGCTATGGAGGTGATAACAGCCGATCATAACGATTTTAATATTGAGTGCCCTAACGATTCCTTTGATATAGGACTGACGGATGATGAGAGCGAGTTTTATCTAAATATTTTTGATCAGAAAATAGGTGATAAGATAGAAATCGTGTTATTTATCACCCATAATGATGGTTTCCATGTCAAGGAGCATCATCTTGGATGTGGATGTATGGGAGATGTATCATATAACAAACATCCTGACAATGAGAATAGAATTATATTTAGGATGACGTTAGATACCTCAAAATATACGGAAGGTCATTTTGAGAAACATCTATCTCTTATGGGTTATACTAAGGACGATCCTGAACGTAATTTCAAACATTTCCCGCTACGTATTATAGGGGAAGCTTATAAATAATGCCGTGAGAAATCTCGTAAGAAGCAAGATAGATGACCGTATCCATGCCCTTATTGTCATGGAAGTCGGATGCCGTGAGTTGCCTGAATATTCGTTGGGTGATATACTTTACTCCGCTTTAAGGAGGATAGCTAGGGCTAATGGTGGTAATGTCCGCTTCTTGCGGGATGTTAGTACCAGAGATTTATTGAGGTCTATAGACCAAAGCATCAGTGATGAGATTGAATTAAATAATAATGATTATAACGTGTGATTATAATGGAAGAGGATAAGGATATCAAAAAAGAGATCAGGGATTATCTTAAAGAAGAGGCGGATACCCATATAAGGCATTGGATAGCCATAAAACGTGAGAGCAAGCGTCTGTATAGCGATATTGAGGATAGGACTAAGAAGATAGCCCTTAAATCATCTTCGTTGATAAAAGAGGAGGATTTTGTCGTTCTTCATGAGATGACCCATAAGATACAGATGTTGAATATAGAGGCTGTAAAAGTCAATTCTAGGTTGATGTTCATAATCCAGTTGGCTACCAGCTTCGGTATGGATCTGGATTTAGATACGACATATGCGTCCACCGCCAAGGGCATTATAGAAGACAGGACATCTGGATTTGTGTTTTATGATGACAAGGAACGTCTGAGATATGCCGACAAGGAGCTTGAGGATATGTTCCATGACATGAGCGTGACGGAAGTAAGTAAGATCGGGGTTGTTCAGTCTTATAAGCTTCTTATGAAACAGTATAACGAGTTTAAGGACATGAAAGCCAATGCCACAGGGAAGACGAAAGCCGACGAGTAAGGACGTCGATCGGGTAAACGATAATCTTGAGGTCATATCCAAGGCCGTGGATGATGCCAAGGCTTATATTGATAAGCATCCATGGGATAAGGAGAAGCCTGAGGATATGGCTAGGGCGTTCGATTTCATATCCAAGCTGATCGATAAGATCAACGTATGGAATGACTCGTATATGGAGAAGAGTGGGATCATGGATGTATATAGGTCTGTAAGCAATGTCCAGAAAAAGGAACGTAAGGGTCAGGTTTCTGGTGGAATCGAGTCTGTTTTAAAGAATATTATAAAATGAGTCTAAGTACGAGTCCAGAATTTTATGTAAACATGAAAAATCCTCCTGTATGGAACGATCTGTTCGGTTGGGAGGATCAGGATGACGATGTTAAGCAGTTCTTTAAAGAAGAGGCTTATAAGGTCAAGTACGGGGTGACTATCAATGGTACGTTCATCCCTCCATGGCTTTATTGGCATGTTAATTTCTTTCCCGTATTCCAGGATCTTCCAAACGGGGAACGTGTGCCAGCGATCAGTCGTTTGCGTGATAATGAATGGTTTTTCGCCGAGATGTATCAACGTGCCCGTCAGGAGAAGAAAGGGTTAGGGATGTTCGGTACCCGTCGTTTTGGGAAGGCCCTTCTGGACTCGGAGCTTATATACACTCCTTATGGTTCCAAGAAAATAGGATTCGCCGACATAGGAGATATCATATACGGTGATGACGGGAATCTTACTACCATAGTGGGCGTATATCCTCAGGGATTCGTTGATACGTACAAAGTGACCTTTGAGGACGGTCGCAGCGTGGTGTGTTGCGGGCAGCACCAGTGGAAGGTCAAGTATCATGGTGATTATAAAGTCATGAGTACGATGGGTATTATCCACTCTGACTTCTCTAAAATGACTATAGATATGGGGGATGCGGTTGATTTTCCTGAGCGGCGTTGGCTGATATCACCCCAGCTCATGGGGTCTCTGGTCGCCTCCTTCCTTTGTGGCGCTACCGACAGGATCTTTGAGCTAAGCAAGAAGGAGATGGATGATGTCATTTATTCATCCAAAAAACAGAAAGAGTTGTTCATAGGATCGTTTATGAAGATCGCTTGCGGTATAAATACCGGTGACGATCGTTTTAAGGTCGTTTATAAAAGCGAGTATATTATATCCTTTGTAAGGAAAATATTTTGGTCTATGGGGTATTATTGTGTCATGGATGGTGACGATATGTATATATCTAAGACTCACGATAGGCTTAGGATATATGATATAGATTATTACGGTAAATATAAGGCTACTTGTATTGAGGTCGATAATAAATCGCATCAGTTTCTTACTACTAATTTTGTCGTATCCCATAATACGACCATCATGTCATCACTTCTCCAGATGAACGCTACGATGACTATCGGTCTTAGTCATTCTGTAGTAGGATTCAGCGACAGTGACTTATCCAATATCGGCGAGTATTGTGAGTATGGTCTTGATCATGTGCATCCTTTTTTCAGGATCAACAGAACCAAGACCGACTGGAGTTCGGGAGTTACATTAGGCAAGAGGATGTCCAATGGTGTACGTGATATCCATGCCATTATCTCTATAGCCAACATCAACATGGGTAGGAAGACCTCCACGCAGAAGACGGCTGGTTTGACACCGGCTACGGCTATTTTCGACGAGGTAGGCAAAGGTCCGATAAAGAAGCCTTACACGGCCGCCATGCCATCCTACGACACGCCTTATGGCTGGCGTCTTAGTCCTATCTTGGCCGGTACCGGTGGTGAGGTGGAGTTGTCTAAGGACGCTCAAGAGATGTTCTCCGATCCCGAGACATATAATCTTCTGGTCATGGACTGGGATATCCTAAACCGTAGAGCCATGAAAGGAAAAACATGGAAAGAACGGAAATGGGCGATGTTTGTTCCGGGACAAATGGCAAACTCCGGTGTCAAGGTAACTATAGGTTTGGGTGATTATTTAGGGAAATCTGATGATAAGAAACTTAATAAGATTAAGATTGACGCCACGGATTTCGAGGCTAGTACCAATAAGTTTAATGAGGAACGGAAGAAGCTATCTACGAAAGATAGGGTAGCTTATACCTCTCATACCATGTTTTATCCTTTTACGATTGATGACTGTTTTTTAAGCTCTTCTCAAAACTTGTTCCCGGTTGAGTACGCTATTAAACATAAGAACGATCTTATTGAGTCAGGTCAATATAGCGGTATGCTGTGTGATGTTTTTCTTGAATCGGGTAATAAGCTTGGTACTACTAAATCTAATAAACAGCTAGCTGGTTTTCCGTTTAGTGGAGGTGTTATCGACGCTCCTGTCCAGATATTCGAGATGCCTCAATCTAATAGGTTTGATGATTTTATTTATGTTGCAGGCCAAGATCCCTATAAACAGGCCAAGTCTGATACTCCCTCATTGGGATCCTTTTATATATTCAAAAGGCGTGTTGGTATCCGAGATCCTTATGCCTATAGAATAGTTGCCTCTTACGTATCCCGCCCATCATCTATAGACCAATTCTGCCGTACGTGCGAGGTGCTTCAGAAGGGATATGGTGCTATATGTCTTATGGAGAACGCCGACCAGATGTATGAGCAGTATCTTAATCGGAAGAGTGGTATGCCGGCATCTTTCTTCCTGTTTGCTGGCGAGGCGATAGCCAATAAGTATGTGAAGGCCGGCTCCCGGCAGAACAGCAAGTTAGGTCTATACCCTACCCCCGGGAACCAGAACCTACTATTCTCGTGTGTCGTGGATTACTGTTGGCAGGATTTCGTTATCGGATATGATGATAGTACTGGTCTTGATATAACGGTCAAGGGTATTGAGTTGATTGATGATATAGCTCTACTGGATGAAATAATACAGTACAAGCCAGGATTGAACGTCGATAGGATAATATCCTTCGGTCATGCTCTTGTGCTAGCAAGGTATTTTGATGATAATAATTATATGCCTAAATCGAAGATCGAGGAGATGAATAACGCCCGTAAGGAAGACGCTTATAAACATCATGAGGTATATGCCTCTGCCTTTGGATCGGTATCTATAGGAGCTTTTAGGTAAATGAATGTCAATTAAACGCCTATCTTTGTTGTAAATAAAATTGAATAATCATGGAAGTGTTTAATAGAGATCATTCGTTTCCAGCAAAAGGAGCGTTATTAGGATTACCTCCTCAGGCTATTTCCACGAAGAAAAAGAACAGGAAATGGAAGGAGGATTGTATGGACGCTCTTGAGACGATAGGGTTGAAACAGTATGATCGCAACCAGATGTACCGTGACTATTATCTGATGGCGGATGGTAAGTTATCTTTTATGGAGATGGCGGATGTCATCCCTCAGCTAAGGAACGTGCAGAAGCTAAGGAGCGATATAAGGATACCTTCTTTCTTGAAACATTATGATATCATAGGTGGTATCGTAAACGCCTTTGAGGGATGGTTGACAAACCTACAGGATAAGTATACGGTTAATGAGGTAGGGGATATGGCTATAAGTGAGTATGAGGACACGATGTCAAACTTACTTCATCGCCATATACAAGAACAGTGGGATATTATCGTCAATCAGCGTCTTGTTGAGGCCGGGCTTGATCCTACATACAATGAGTTTAATTCCGAGGAGGAACGTCAGGCTTACGCCCAGCAAATCCAGCAGGCCAAGGCGTCTATGACCCCTGACGATATCCAGAGGTTCATGAGCACCAGATGGAAGACGCAGGCGGCTGTATGGGGAGACCATACGATCGAGGCTGATCGTAGCAGGTTTTATATGGATGAGCTTGACAGGGAGAATTTCCGGGATCGTCTTCTTAGCGGAAAGATGTTCCGTAATCATTTTGTCGGTTTTGATTACTATCGACCGGAGGTGTGGAGTCCTATGGAGGTTTTCCATCCTGATGTGAAATACCCGCAATACGGATCTTATGTAGGTCGTATTCATTATTACGAGGGTGTTGAGTTGATATCAAAATACGGCCATAAGATGACGGCCAAGGATAAACGCCGGATTATGGGCGGTGATGATGATTACGAGGGATGGGTATCCAATGACGGTACTAGGTATGATTGGAAGAAAAAGAAGCCGTCTATTACCGGTATGTATGAGAATGAGGTTATTCCATGGAAAGGATACCATGACTATGAGTCTATAGTCGCCGCTGAGGACTATTATGGTGTGCCGATGGGAGAGTACCATACCTTCGGACCTGACGGGGAGGAACACACCCAACCCCGCTTCTTACCCCGCTTCCATCCCTTTGGATATTTCAACTCCGGTATGGCCGATGGTAAGAGATATGAGATAGACTCTCGCCTTTTTAGGGTTATGGAAGGATATTGGGTATCCATGAAACCGGTATTCTTAATAACTTATATGACAGAGACCGGAATGGTTGATCAGGAACTTGTAACCGATGAGTTGCTCCCGGAATTCTTGGAGAAGAATGGCATAAAGAAAGTAAAGAGGGTTATGGCCGATGCTGTTGGTGATCCTGAGGTGAACACCTATATCTTGGAGTATGTTCCTGAGGTTAGGTTTGGAGTTAAGATCACCGGAGGTAATTTAATGGATAAGCCTATATATATCGGTGGGGATCCAATACCTCATCAGATACATGGTGACAGCAGTCTGTATGATTATGTCATTCCGGTTTCTGGATTTATAGGGGCCAGTCTCGCTGATCGCATACAACCGTTCCAGATGATGTATAACCTTGCTATGAATCAGCTATACAATAACGCCGAGAAGGAGATCGGTAAGTTCTTCTTAGGTGACTTGGGATTCCTGCCTACTGAATATAAGGATATGATGGACAAGAAGGGCGCTTTAGCTACTTTTATGCAGATCGTTAAGTCTGTATCGTTTATGGGTGTAGGTGGTAATGATACGAATAATCCTTACCAGAATCCGCAGATGAGTAGCATATATAACCAGTTTGGTGTATATGATCTTACTAATACGGATCAGATAAGATCCCGTATGGAAATGGCTTCTTACGCCTATATGATGGCTTATAGGATGATAGGTATATCCGAACAGGCAATGGGTCAGTCAACCAGATACGAGAGTTCTACGGGCGTAAAACAGGGGGTTAACGCTACCATGTTACAGACCCAGACTTACTTTAATGATTTCGATGACTTCAAGAAACGGACATTGGATATTCATCTAGCCGTGGCTCAAGTATGCCAGAAGGAAGGATACGATTGGACCGTGATGTACAGGAACAGCGATCTTTCCTTGGCTTACATCAGTCTTACGGATAATAGCTTGTCGTTACGTCATCTTAATGTTATGGCTGTTTCTAATTCTAAGAAGCGTCTGGAGTTGGAGAATCTTAAGCAATATATATTGCAGACTAATACGCTCGGTAACGATTTGCTTGATATTACTAGGATGATGAGCGCCAACTCAACGGCTGAGATGAATCAGATCGGAAGGGATGCTAGATCTTATGCTGATCGTGTAAGGCAAGAGGAATACCGAAACAAACAGCTACTTGTCCAGCAACAAGCCGAGGCTGAACAACAGGCACGTAATGATGAACATGAGAAGGATAAGGAATTGGCTTATATCAAGGGTAATTTTGACTTACGGGGTAAGAGCATAATGGCCGCTGGTCAAGCCGCTAGGACTGAGAACAACTCAGAAGGTATGGATTATGTTGAGGCTATGGCTGATAGAGCCTTGAAGGAAAGAGATATGGATATCAAGGAAGAAGAGATGAGAACCAGACAGGCTAATATAGAGGCTGAGCGAAGGTCTCGTGAAGAAATAGAAAAAAGGAAGTTAGAATTAAAAGAAAAGGAGATAGATTCTAGGAATAAAAGATCTGATACAGATAGGTTTACGTCTATAATAAACAAGAATTGATTACAATTTTTGTAAATATTTTTACAAGATATGTAATCATTTTGGCGTAAAATTCTGTCATATACTATAATGGGTTTGATTTAATTGGTAATTGGATTAATAATACTTTTGTAAAAAGCAAAAAAGGAAATTGTATGAATGACATGGGTGATTTCGCTAAGGGTTTTAAGACCATGAGTGTCGAGGAACTTTTTTACCGTGGTGACGGTGATGGCGATAAGAATAATATTGAGGGTAAATATGATAAGGATGGTAATCCTATAGGTGATTCCAAGGAAGAGCCTGCCGACGGCGGAGCGGCTGACGGTGGCGGGGATAAGGGCGGCGACGCTACCAACCCAGACCCAGATTCCTTTGGCGAAGGCGGTACTGATAATAATAACGTGGTATCAGTGTTTAACGGGAAATCTTTCTTGGAGAAGATGGCTGCCAGAGGTATCATCGACAGTATCGATAACCTTGATATTATGGTAGATGATAAGCCAGTCGATCTTTCTACTATCACGAAAGAGGATGATTTACTCGATATAGTGGAGGGATTGATCAAGGACAAGGCTGATGAGTTGTTGAAAGACAAGGTTGATACCGGGTCGATGTCTGATTTCATGAAGAAGATGATAGAGGTGGATAAGGCCGGTGGTAACGTTGGTCAACTATTAAGCCAATATCAGAGTATTCAGGCTCCGTTGGATAACCTTGATATGAGTAATAAAAATGATCAGCTTGCGGTTATCCAGCATTATTATAAGATGCTGGGTATGCCGGAAGACGAGATAAAGGATAATATGGAGATGATGATTGGTAAAGGCGATGAGTTTATCGAGTCTAAGGCCAATAAGTTTCATGATATCCTGAAAAAGGAGATGGATAACCTTATCGAGGAGGAGAAAAAGAAGTCCGAGAAAGGGAGACAGGAGTTAGTTGAGCAGATGAAAGTCTATAAGAAAGGTCTAAAGACATCTATAAGCTCAGGATTTCAGTTGACTGACACGATGATAGGTAAGGCTGTCGATTTCGTTACAAAGCCGATAGACAATCAAGGTCATACGGCTATAGATAAAGCCTATTCCGAGGCTATTAAAAATCCGGATATGGCCGCTGATTTGGCCTTGTTCTTGATGAATAAGGACGAGTTCCTTAAACAGAAAACCAACAAGGCTAAGATGGAGGTTAATAAGAAGACCATCACTCTTCTTTCTGGCAATAAGGGAGGAAAGCAGAATAAGACTAATATCGATAACGATACTATAGAAGCTAACTTCCTTGATCTGAGTGGATCAAAGAGTGTATAACATTAAAAGATAGATAATTATGAACCCTTTTTTGACAAAAAGTTTCCCGGCTACCGTGAATGGTGATAACGTTATTGCCTTCACCGACGCCAAGAACTATAAGACTTCGCTCGTAGAGCATAACTTAGGCTCATTGGCGAGCTGGTATTATGAGGATCCGGATAAGAATCATTTGGGTCTTTTGAATCTGTTCTCTAATATCGCTAATTACCCTGTACCGATGTATATGGGTATGATTAATAACGGCGCTACGATCTCTGTTAACGGTATTGGAGCTTCTTTCCGTTATGATCTTCCTGTTACAAAGACATTCGCTGTCGTTACGGCTGAGGATACTTCAGGTCATCACCTGAAACCTGGTATTGATGGTAGCTTATTTGATATCGTTTTGAATACATCTGAGTTTACGGCTTATGATGTTATTACCTACGATGCTGCTAACGGTTGTAATATCCTTATCTCAGGTGAGATCCCGTCTAAGACCGAAGGTGATTTGACACGTTATTGGTGTCGTGTTATCGGTGGTAAGGCTAAATACTTCCCTAAAGAGAAATTACGTCCTGGTATCCGTTATTGGAAGATCGGTCATGCTCTTGGTGAGTACAGTACTCAGTTCTCTAAAGTATCTGGAGCTGACAAGGCCGGTTCTATGACTTGTGAGTTCCGTTTAGGTAACCACCGTGGTGTTGAGGGCGAGACAACTATGTACGCTGGTATGAAGTCCATGCAGGCCGCCCAGAACAGCACTTCAGAGTTCGTGGAGACCGCTCTTCGTCGTATGAATGCCATGAGAAGTGAGTATGAGGGTAATATTCCTGATCTGGCTATTATCGGTAAGACTGTTAATGGTAGACTTGATTTGCGTACAGCCAAAGTAGCCTCTACGTTGGAGGTATTCTGTATGGCTGAGTTGGTTAAGCTGGAAGCTAGACAGTTGATGTGGCAAGAAGGTGGTATTATCATGGATCAAAATGGCCCTATCCATTTGAATGAAGGCATCTACCGTCAGCTTCGCCGTGGTTATACTATCTACTATAGCCGTCCGATGGGTATTACTAAGGACACGCTTATGGCTGCCGCAGCTTATATTTTCCGTGGCCGTCAGGATCTTCCTATTACGGAACGTAAGATTAAGTTCAAGGTAGGAGCTATGGCTATGATTAACTTAGAGAAGTTGATTAGGGAATCGTTCTTCACTACCTTGCAGAATTTAAGCTGGGGTATGGGAAGCGATAGGATGTTGCCTTCTAATCCTATCTCTGGTACTAATGACGCCATGATCTTAGGCCCGGTTCAGGTTAAGGGAGCTTTCATCCCTGGAATCGGTAATGTTGAGTTCGAGCATGATCCTTCTTTGGATTACGCTGACATGACAGATCGTAGTGAGTTAGTGAATGGTATGTATCCTAGATCCTCTTATTCTTGTATTATTGAGAATATCACTGACGCTGGATCAACTAACGCGTATTCCGCTATTCCTAATACGGCTAACGCTAAGTTAGGTAATATGAATAACAACGTATTCTATATCAAGCCAGAAGGCGTAAGCATGTGGTGGGGTTATGAGTACGGTCGTTGGGCGCACAAAGCCAACGGTAATGAGATCGTATCATCCTTGCCGGGCATGAAAGAGCAATTCTGGTGCCACTCAGCTTCAGCGGCTTGGGTTATGGATAACAGTAAGTTCTTGATTATCGAGCTTCAACCGAACTACTTCGGCTAAGTTTTTTCATATATGTAATTTGGTTTTTAGAGGGGAGGGTGTCCTCTCCTCTTTTTTTAAGTAACGCAAAAAGGAAATGAAAGAAATTTTAAAATCAAGGAAGGTATTGGCCGAGGTAAACGGTTTCAATATCATGTCAGATACCTTATATGAGGTTGTAGGCAAACACGATGGAAGCGCTCCTCAGGCCTTTCAAGACGCTAATATAGCTAAAGCTCCGTTCCCGGAGAACGCCACTCACGTATGTTGCCCTTGGGATGATTTCTCCAAGGCCTATAACACCGGTTTTTATCCAAGATCAAGATGCTATAATGGTCTTGACAAGAATGAGATCGATAAGCTCGTCAAACAGCGGGTAGATAATATCATGAAGCCTTTCGAGGAAATGTCGCAGATGGATCTATCTCAAACCAATTTAGAATTTTGGGATGACGCTAAGGATAAGATCTTCATGGGTAAGGTTTATAATACGGCTAATACCGTAGATCTATTTTATTTATATCTGGCTGTATTTTCCGGCATGTTGACTCCTCATGAAATGGATGGCGATCCTGTCTTCATGAACTCCATGTTCTGTTTCGTGGAGAAAGACAATATGAAGGATTTCGTTCAGCAGCGTGAGATCAATAAGATGAACATCAGCTATAAGTTTATCAGCGCCCTTAAGAAAGGCGGCGACGATCGTCAGGCTGTCATCGATCTTCTTCTTTACATCGGTATCGTAACTCGCCCGGATTTCACGGAGGATGAGTATTATACAGGATCTCTATCAAACTGGATGAATGAGAAGAAGACCAATGTTGATTATCTGCTTGATATCTGGGATCGGTCATTGGAAGGTGATTTCAAGGAAGTTCTTGAGTTTTACCGTATCGTAAACGTCCTTCAACGAAATGGTCGTATCAATATGACTCCATCCGGATTACAATATAATGGCCAGATCATAGGACCTGACGTTCGGACATCCGCTGAGTTCTTGGCTACCAAGAAAGATTTTATTAACATAAAGGCTAATGTATTGGATGAGTATGAGGAGATCATATCTATGTCTAATATCGATGATAAGTCCAAGACCAAGAAGGTTAAGGATATTAAGAAGAAGGATGGCGTAGAGGAAGGTGATAAGGTTAAGGAGGAATAACGATGACAATCCAAGAAGCGTATCTAAGGTCTTTGCAGAAGAACGAGCAGAATCTGGCCAATGGCGGGATTAAGCTTGATCCGGGAAGGTTTGTGCTGTTGTTCAACGAGGCCCAAGACCGGTTGGTTAAGTACTATCTAAATAGGAAGGATGACGAGACTATACGCTCCATCCAAAGCCTTCTTGTTTATTGGATGTCGTTGGATAATGCGGGTAGGATAGATGACCCTGAGTCTACGTCCTTTAACTTACCTGACGACTATCTATGGTTCTCTAACATAAAAGGAGTTTTCTCATACAAAGGGTGTGAGGCCACTGATTTCGTTATGTGGGAGGCTAAGAACGAGAATATCCATGAGCTTCTTGGAGACGAGAATAACCGTCCTTCTTATGACTACCGTGAGACATTCTACTCCATAGGGAACGGGAAGGTCGTGGTCTACGAGTCAGGCTTCCGTACCGAGGAGGTTAAAATGACGTACTACCGCCGTCCTGTCAGGGTGGACCTGTCGGGGTATATCAACGCCGCCGGTATCCAATCTACGGACATCGACCCGGAGCTGCCCGATCCTTTAGTGGAGGAGATTCTGGACATGGTCGCTAAACAATTCAACCTTAATGAGAATGAATTGTATAGATATAGAATGGATAAGGATAATGTGGCTTCCTTTAAATAAACAACGTTAGTTTTGATTATCCGGCCTGTCAGTTAAAAGACGGGCCGGTTTTTTTTAACATCCTGTCACCGGATTTATATTACCCCATCTTTTTTCCCATTTATCTCCAAGATACCTGATTAGGGCATTAAAGTCAGATATGAATCCACTTTCTATCATATCGGATATATACCCTTGGAGCATAACTATCTCTTGCATCTGGTCAATAGAAGCGTAATTTCTTATTCCTTCTTCATGTTTACCAAATACCACATAATTCATTCCTTTCGCTATTCTTGATATATATGCTGAAAATTCATTATTTGTTATATTATCACATAACAAAGATCTAACATCCTTGCACATTTTTATATATGTATCTCCAGCTATATTCCTGTTTTTAACCAATCCGTCTGTAAGCCATATAACAACAGTAGCGTATATCTCCGGATCTAGTTCCATTGCTATAGTTACGAAAATATATGGATCTATGAACCATTTTTGATCCCCTCTACCTCCTTTTCTATAGGCTAGTCCTATTTTTCTAAATTCTTTCAACGTTAGATTATCATAATCTATTCTCTTCTTTAAGCTATCATTACCGTATCCTAATTGAGTCATCAATGCTCTTATCTTCTCCTTGAACCCTTGATTACGCAATACATCATTTATTTCTTTTGCGGATAAGTTCATTGATTCCCTTTTTTTCTTTATAGAATCCATAGCTTCTGTTATACACACATATCCATCTTTACTCATTATGGATACAGGGCTTCCTAAAAGAGTTCTACTCTCTGATTTTAAAATTAGATTTGATTTCATAATTTTGTTTTTAAAAGTTTATGTAATATCGTGAATCGGTCTGTGATAGATAGATTCACGATGCAAATATAAATAAATGGGATTTACTTTCAAAATATAATACAATTAATTGATAATCATAATTATAATAATGGGATTTATTGTTTTTGCATATATTATTTGGTATTATTTCTCTGGAATCGGAGAAATCTCCGACTCCAGCAATTATTTGTATATCAAATAGTTATATAAAAACATCAAAATTGTTTTTATGGATTATTGTTCATTGTGGTAGCATATTCAGTTTATCTTGTTTACAAAAAATGTAATCCGTATTAATATTTATATACTCATGGCTGTACTTTATTGTCGTGATCGTCTTTATTATTATGTTTGCGTTAGGTAAATGATTTTTAAACTAAAATATTGATAATATGTTGCACAGACCGCAAGACCGGGTACTTTTCGTATCCCCACACGCTAAGATGGTGGATGTTGATTCCATCTTCTTGAAGGAAGGACAGATCGGTATTTATGATACTAAAGATACTTCCGAGAACGGTTGTAAGGCCGTGATTGATTTTACCGGTAAGCCTCGTAACGACAAGCGTTATGAGATCCGTATCGGTCGTAATGAACAAGCGGCTTCCCGCTCTATCTATGATAAGGATTTTTCCACGCCGTTATTCTCTTTGAACGAGATCACGGAGATCTACGCTTCTTGGCCGAAGAAAGATCATGCTTATGTCGATGATGTTATCTTAGGATACAATGGTGTTTCTGATGATACGGCATTCTCAGTTTCCAAAGGAGACCGTATCGCTATCCGCTTGGTTCTCGCTGGTCGTGCCTTTGAGCTTCTTGGATATGAGGAGGGTCGTGTAGAGATTAATGACGCCATTCTTTTGGATGATTGTGATAATACGCCAAATCAATGCGAGGAGTGCGATCCTTGCGAGGAGGTTGATTTGTTACCCGCCGTATTGAAGTGTATCGAGAGGATGAAGAATCAGCCTATCGCTGGAGGTGGTAAGGTATCTGATTATATTGATATCACTCCGGTTACAAGATGTACTAACGAGGCTACGGAGCCTGAGACGGAGGACGTGAACTTCTATTGCATGGAGGTATGTGATACCGGTGACGATCTGGCCTTGGCTGAGGTTCGCGCCCAATACCCGGGATTGAAGATCGTTCGTGAGACTATCGAGGGTAGCATGTCACGTTATAAGGTGATGAAGAAAGGCACCAAACCGGCTGATTATACTCAACGTCTTATCTCTATCATGAAAGGATGTACGGATTGTCCTCCTAACTATACCGAGGTTAAGGGTGGTTATCTGTATTCTATCTCCTTGGAGGATGACGGTGTCGATATGTCTACTACGGTGGAGTCATTGCCTAACGTTGTAGCCGATACGGTTAATAAGATGAGTCAGATCAAGGGATCAGGTTTGTATATTGCCGCTACTTCCAAGAAATTGACGGATGAGGAGATCTCTACTTTCGTGGAGGCTAATCCTACGGCTATCATCTACTATGTGGCTAAGACATCCGATATGTGTGAGAATCCTACGGTTCGTACCGCTTCTTGGTCAGCTTGTGGTTCTTGCAAGGTATCCACCGAGAAGTATTATATCACGATCCCGGATGATGAGTGCGGGAACAGTGCTTTGGAGGAAATCAAACAGGCTTTCCCGGAACTGGAGATCACTGACTACGGTACTCCTGCGTCTTGCCAGCATAGCTTCCAGACAACGGTATATACTAACATGTTGTGTGATGAGTGCGACAAGGTGTTCGAGGGATTCTTCACCAGCAAGGCTCCGGCGTCCTACCGCAACCGTATGTGGAAGAAATTGGAGTCGGCTCAGGAACTTGGCACTAACTGCAAGTGCGGTATCCGTTTCCGTGGTAAGGAAATGTTATTATCTCCGTCAGAGTGCTTGATGGATAAAATGACTTATGTAGAGGATAGCGTTGAGATCGTTGGCGCTAGCGGAGGTTATCCTGATTCTCTTGACGAGGGGTCTCCTATCTGGTGGGATCAACTTCATTTCGAGAGACTGTCCAGCAAAGCGCCACGTACTCATGTCGGCGGTAATATGATGGATGACGAGTTGAAGGGCTATGCTCATTTCAACGGTTTCCCGAAACATCAGGATTTCATGGGACGGACGTTCATGAATGAATACAGCCGTGTTGAGCAAACAGCCCAATACGTGGACTTCCAGATCACGATTAATCCTCATAGGTACTCTCAAGGATTCGGAAAGGTTATCGCCGACGATCCGGTTAATTTGATCTTACGTGTACGCTATGGCGCTCATGAGGGAGTTCAGGAGATGATTAATATGATCGGGGCGGCCGCTGGTCTTGGCCCGGCCATCGTAACTGAGCCGAAATAAAGAACCTTTTTTGCGTTCATATATTTCCTAAAGGGGAGAGATTCAATTCTTTCCCCTTTTTTATTACCTTTGAAGCATAAGAATTAAAATGTTGTAATATGTCAGCTATTAATGAGTATCTAAAGAGACTTGCTTCCATATTTGGTAGCATGGGTTTCTCCGTTCCGCCAGATGACTTCTCAGGTGTTGTTATAGACGGAAAGACGTATCCGGTCATGATGAGGAATGACGGGTGTTACGTGTACTTCGATGATAAAGGAGTAAAGAGACTTGTAAGCGAGGTTCCTAAAAAGGACTATCAGTTCATTAACATCAAGGACGCCCGTGTGTCGATCGTCAACCAATGTTATCGTACTCCGGGAGGTCAGATAGAGGCTCGTATCCATACCTATATGAATAATAAGGGTGAGATATTGGCCGAGAAGATATTTATCATCAACTCTTCAGATGTTGATACGCCTATTGGTACGGAATTGGATAAGATTCCTGCCGAGTGGGTAGCTATAGATTGTAGCATAGCGGAGATGACCGATCGGGAGTTGATATTCGTAAGTAAATGTTACGCCACGGAAGGGGGCAAGGTCCAGATCGAGGGCGTTGAGTCAGTAGACCCCCGCCTGAACCCGGAGGTATCCCATTATGAGGTGGTGAATACGACTGACGATAGCAATCCTATCGGTACGGAGTATGATAAGATACCCGATACATGGAGTCGTATAGTATGTGATTTCCCGGACATGACCCAAAGGGAGATAATACCGGTGCTTAAATGCTTTGATACCGGAACCGGAAGGGTACAGATAGAGGGGTATAAGATATTTGATTACGAGATGGGTACCAGAAAGGAATGGTATCGCGTCAAGCAAAGTACCGATCCTGAGAATCCGGTAGGTAAGTTTATCACCAGTATAAGCGATGACTGGGTTGAGGTCGTTTGTGACTTCACGGATATGGAGGACCGGGATATTGAGGTAACTGTAGAATGTTATAAGACACCGGCCGGTAAGGTGAAGCTGGAGGTTCTCACGTCATGGGACGGGAATATAGGAGTTAGGGATAAGAACTATAAAGTCCTGGAGACTACCGACCCGTCACAACCTGAGGGCGCCAGCTTCAGTTCCTTGCCAGATACGTGGGTAAGGACTGTCTGTGATTTCGACGATATGGAGGAGCGTGACATCAGGTCTTATGTCGAGTGTTATGACGGAGGCAATGGCAATGTCAAGCTTCGTAGGCTGGTTTCTTATGACTCCAAGATAAAGGCAAGATACGTCCGCTTCGAGGTGCTTGAATCGGATGACGCCGGCTTCGTTCCGGGGGCCGAACTGGCTACCCTCCCGGACGGATTCTCTTTGGTGTCTTGTGATTTCACGGATATGGAAGATAGGATGCCTATTGATATCGAGGAGTGTTACAAGACATCAGCCGGAAGCGTGCGTATGAGACATGTGGTGTCTTATGACGGTGATCTTGGGAAAAGAAACCAGTTCTGGGAGATTGTGGACTCGTCTGATAATAAGTATGGGCTAGGAAATAGGATAAATAATATCCCTGCGGATTTTATCCGTGAAAGGTGTGCTCTAGAAAGGTTGGATGATCGTATTACCAGAAATGCGGTAGAATGTTACTCGACACCGGGAGGATCGGTAAGGATTAAATCCACTTACGTTATCAACCCTTTAAATCATGTTAGGTCGTATAATCATCATGTATTGAGTTCTACAGACAATGATATCCATGTTGGTACTCAATATACCTCTTTGCCATCTAATTTCACTCGTATCGAATGCGAGGAGCCGGATTATATGGATCGACTTATAGATACCACTGAGACTTGTTATGATACCGGAAAGGGTACGGTGAAGATCAGGAGACAGGAGTCGTTGAACGGAAATCTGGATGTAAAGACTTTCGACTATAAGATCGTTGAGTCCACCGACACCGATCATCCTATCAATACTACCCCTACGCAGACGGTTATTAACGGCTGGACGGTTATCAGTTGTGATCTTAATATCATGGACGTGGATGATTGTTATGAGATCGGTGGTCATAAGATACATTTGAAGGGATTCAGGACAGTCAATCCGGTATTGCAGGATATTAAGTCCAAGTTATACGTCGTATATTCCGATCATCCTGATTATAATGTAGGTGATGAGCTTACCTCCATACCTGATGGAGCTAAGGTAACGATCTGCGATTACGCGGATAAGAGCCAAAAACATATGGTTCCGGTGCGAGAGTGCTATGAGGTGGCCGATGGCCGGTTCTATGTGGAGGGGAGCCGGTTGATTGATAACAATATGGTCGTAGAGCGGACGTCGTTGATGGTGATGGAGTCATCCTCCCCGACCTACCCGGTAGGGACTACGCTGACCTCCATCCCCGATGGCGCTACTATCGTGGCTTGTTTATGTCAAACCTGTTAATATCAAGGCTATGGTTAAGGTATGTAATGATTATTATATGATTGACGCCCTAGCCGGCGGTGAGGTCATAAGGAAAAGGAAATATCGTCGTGAGAATACGATGATCGGATATAAGTGGTATGATTATAATGGGGTTGAGGTTATCGACCCCATTGAGATATCACGTCTTGACGGATTGGCTACTAAGCATCAACGTGTTGATGAGGCTTATGATGATTATGCCATTTTCATGTCGTCAACAAACTACGTTAACAGCGTTTCCGGTATACCTATGGATAAGCATATGGTTGTCGTTGAATGGAGACCGGATAGCGAGCAAGGTTTTGTCACCATGGCTCATAATGAGGGTCTTGACGGGGACAGCTATTATATAGTTGTTATCAATGCCGGAGATAAGCAGGCTACGATCTACACCCCCGTGGATCCTGAGGATCCAAAGGATGGGACTTCCCTTGCGGTTGATGGCGATAACGTTTCTGTTGGCGGATCATATGTCTCTATATCCCCCAAGCAAGTAGAGAGGATAAGGGTTACTTTCCGTGATGGTAAATGGTATTATGAGTTAGTCACAAAAACATATCCTAGTAATACCGGAGGCATTAAGATCGGGGATGTTGATTTTGTGACGTTCAGATATTTATGGGAATCAAGTTCCGGAAGGGACTTGGACACGATGACGGAAGCCCTTAATTCTAATGTTCCCACCATAGATAATCTTGCTGTAGGTTGGTCTGGCCCCGGAAATGGAGATAGCTCTGTTAGAGAAGTTCTTAAATGGGGTGGTGATAATACCGGTTCCGGTAAGGAATGTGTTTGGATGTCGGTTAAGGATTTAAGGGCTAAGTATTATGATATCCTACCTGAAGAGACGTATTTCATGGCCTACGCTACATGGTTTGGGTCTAAAGGTACGGGTAAATGCTCTTTTGAGCTTGTCGGATACAAGGGAGGTGCGATGAGCCAAGATGGATATAATTTTATAAATACCGGTGGATCTGTAGTATATCAGAATACATATGATTTTGTATGTAATACCCATAAAGGAGCTGGGTCGTATAAGACATCTTACGAGAAAGTAGCCCGTATTACTTATAATAAGCTCACCAATGAGGTCTATATGTCTATAGGCGATGCTATAGATCAGGAGGATAATTATGATAAGCTGGAGCGGGAGATCAATAATATAAAGGAAAGACTTAGCGATGTCGAGAGCGAGTTGGCTGTCGTAAGACGTATAGCCGAGGGCAAGAACACGGCGTATATCTTTGATACGGTCGATGCCATGAATGAGTGGCTGGCGGTTCCGGAGAACACGGCTAAGCTCCGTGTGGGGGACAGCTTCTGGATCAGGGAGCAGGATGTGCCTGATTATTGGTGGGATGGAACTCAGGCTTTAGAACAGGAAGGCCCGAAGGTTGATTTATCTCCTTATTATACGAAAGACGAGATTAATAATATTGTCAATAATATCAATCAGAAGATAGAGGATAAGAGTACGTCTATTATCTTCGATACTTATATCCAGATGAAGTCTTTCGTGGATGATCCAACTAACGCCGATAAGCTTAAGGAAGGTACCATCTTGTTGATACGACAGAAAAACGTACCTGATTATTATTACGATGGTGCTGGGATAGTTAAGATGGAGGCCGATGTAGAGCAATGTCTTTACGTTACTTTGGCTAACAAGCCTACGGAAAGCACTATAAGTTATACTCAAGATCGGGAGGTGACTAATTTCGCCCCGGGTGCTATAGCTAGATGGGTTGACGCTGATGGTAATAACGTTTTTTATAAGCTTGTAGAGATAGTAGGTGGTAAGGCTAAGTGGATTACGTTGATTGATACAAGATATGGTAATGTTACGTTGCAAAGCACTTATGACAAGAACTATGAGATCGTGAATATCGTATCTGGATCACGTTTACAAGCTATAAATAGCGATAAGGATGAGATCAAGTTCGTTAATAGCGCTACCAGTAATGTTACTGTCGTGTTTAACGCCACGGTATCAGGAGGAGCCAAGAAACTTACGAGCCTGTTGGCCGTGAACGAGGTGGTCCTTACGCCTGGGGCGGCGGCGTCCTTCACCCGTACCGGTGAGACCTTCACCCTCTCCGATCTTTTTGGTGTTACGATCTTCCCGGATCTGGCTGATTCCAACCGTGAGGGAGAATGGGTGATGAGCGTAGGCGTAACCGGAAAACCGATCCTTATGGAGGTAAAGGAGATGAGGAAGTGGGATGAGAGTATTGTCAGGGAACTTACTATTGATGAGCTTAACGAGAAGTTCCCTAACGTGGATATTGGATTCGCTGTCGTATGCAAGACCATCAACAAAGTATATGAGATGGTTAACGGATACAAGGAATGGGTGTCTTATGATATAACCTCAATTAGTTGATATGGGATTTTTAGTAGGATATGATACGACCCTGTCCTCGGTGACGTTTTATGTTAACGAGGATAGGTTCCCTTGTTATAATGGGAGGAATGCTGATTATGTGCCTGATCCGATAGTAGATTCAGGTAGTTTTAATCGTAATCTCAGGTTCTCGGCAAACAATCCAGGATTCGTGGACGTCGATTGGGGTGATGGGACAAAGGATCAATACCCTTTGGTCAAGATATCTGACGGTAGTTATAGGATAGTATTCAGGTCTTTAGATATTGAGTACAAAAAGAATCCTGACGATACTACATGGTGGTATAGGAAGGAGGATGGATCTCAGTATATACCGGTTCCTCCACATAAGTATAGCGATATCAGGCGTAGGGAGGTTACGATGAGGTTCTCTAACGTAATCGATGGGGAGTTCAATATGGATGGTATTGTCCTCCATGAGTTTCCTGTAGTTAATCTACCTGATATAACTTATTTGGCTATGGTCAGATCCGTTCTTAAAAATGGTGATATCCCATATGACAGGATAAGTAAGAGCGTTAATCTTCGTAATATACAGATGGGGGCTTTTTCTCATCCTGGTGTTTGGGACAATTGGCCGGAAGGTTTTTTAAATATGAAAAATCTGAGGTATTTCGGATGTAACAGTATTTTTAATTTCGCTGATAATCCTGATTCTAATTGGAGAAGATTCTCGGAATGGAAGAATCTTACCGAGTTTAATTTCAATTGGTGTAACATCCCTTCTTATGATCCGGCTTTTAATTCTATTCCGGCAAAAAGTATAAGTATTATTAGCGATCGGAGTAATATACCTGTATTTGATGAGGTGGATAAGGTTGGAGATGATAAGGTAATAGTTACCTTTATGGGTGGTGGTAGCTCATGGAAACAAGATCTGGTAGGAGGTAAGTTGAATAAGATTCAGGACACGTATTGTAATTCAGGCACGGTGCCGGTAGATGATCTTCCGGATTGGTTGTATGAGGTAAGGGAATTTAGGATATGGATTTTGCATGATGGTAGATTTATAAATACACAGGAGAGGGCTGATACGTTCGTTAACACGTTTTATGATAAGATAATGTCGTGGAGTTGTATAACGATGTCACAGACGGCTTCTGACGGTAACAGGAATCAGTTTTATAAACTTACCTTAGATTTATATGCTGCCGTAACTCCTACCAATAAGAGACCATCTGGCGTTTATCAGGCTCCTGATGGGTTCGTCAAGGGCGTTAGTAACGGTAATCCTAAGACGCCTATGGAGAAGGTGTATGTGCTTACCAACAACTACGGGCAGACGTGGATCTTGGCGCCTGCCCCAGCTTCTAAGGCTGCCCTTACGAGGGCACGGCGGGCGGGGAAGACGAGGATCACCCCGTTCGTCCTTGGCGTAAAGGACGGCCATGTATCCGTGTTCAGCGGAGATGTATTGGATGATAATATGAGTAAGTATAATTTCGCCGACAAATACGAGGCTATAGATATCTGTAACGATCTGGGATTGGACAGTTCACCGGTTGTCGAGTATTTCAGGAGAATAGAGGAGGGAGAGGTATGAGACTGATATGTAAGGATACGAATAAAGGGTCTATAACCTTTTTTACTAAGGGTAAATACGCTTTTAGGGACGTTAACAGGAATGATACTACTGATGATGTTCCTGATCCTATATTGGATGGTAATAATTATAATGAGACTATAGGATTTTATTCTAATGCTCCCGGCATGTGCGAGGTTGATTGGGGAGATGGGAGTAAAGAGCAATTCCCTTTTGTAAAGGCTAGGAGTGGATCTATATATGGTCAATATAGGTTGATGTTCAGGAGAAGGGATATAAGTTATCGTAAGAATCCAGACAGTCATCCATGGTGGTTTTACAAAGAGGATGGGAGTGAGTATGTTCCCGCCCCCAATCATGCTTATGATGATGGCATGGATAAGGAGCGTGTGATATCCATGTCTTTTACCAATGATGTTACGATGATGGAATCCTATAGGATTATGATGGTAGGTTTCCCTATACTTGATATGCCTAGCCTTATCAATATAATTATAAGTATTCCTGGGGATCGTACCATAACAGATATACCAAAGGATAGGATAATGAGATCGGTAAATATAGAGCGTATAACATTAAGTGAGTTTGGTGTGGATACGTTGACGTCCATCCCGGAGGATTGGAATAGACTAACTAAATTGAAAGGTCTGAATTTGTCCAAGTCTATTGACTTTAGTGATACCGAAGCTTCCAATATAAGGAAATTCCCTTCCATGTGGCCTAATTTGGAGATATTGCATTTAGCTGGTGGAAGGGTTAGGGTATATCCAAGGGAATGGCTGTCTTTTAGCAAGCTAAGAGAATTATATATATCCCAGGGAGTGGCTATGCCATCGTTTGATCCTAATACATGCCCGGCTATGGATGAGGTGGATAGGATAAATTCTAGTTTAAAAATTTTCAGTCATATAAACAGATGGTATGGACCCGTTGTAAGTTGGCATCCGTATATGAGTGGTAAGGGGTTGGAAAACATTGAGAGTCTCGACGCTTCACGTAGTTATAGTAATATAGATGTAAGTAATCTACCGGATTATATATATGAGATGAGGTCTATGAATAGCTTTTATATGTATCGCAGCTTGTCAACCCAAGTTCGATGTGATACGTTTATATCGACATTATATGAGAGGGTGATGGGGTTTGATTATCTCACTATGTCTTCCTCTGCTTCCGATGGCAAAAGAAATCAGTTTTATGGATTGTATCTAAGTATATATATGGATGCCAATCCTGATGATAAAAGACCTAGTGGCGTATTACAGGCACCTTCTGGTTTTATAAAGGGTCAGTCTAATGGCTCTCCGTCGACTCCTATGGAGATGGTTTATGTGCTTATGAATAATTATAGATGGAGGTTTAATATGGCGCCAGAGGCTTCGGTGTTAAGGTCAATACGATCTTCTGATATTGACACGAGGTCGTATAAGCCATATAAGCTTATCGTATTTGACGATGGACGTACCTTTGTAGGCAATGGAGATGTTTTAGCTCATGATACGGATAAGGTATTATCGTTTGGGGGGTCAACCAGAAGGGGAGTATTTATGTGATTCTATGGGATTGGACAGGAATGTTATTGTAGAATATTTTAACAAGATAGGTAATGGCTAAGACATTATATAAATACGAGGCATCATCCAACAAGTTCGTGTGGTTCACTACATGGGATAGGGCACTTAGAAATTATTATACCGATGATTATAATTATGTACCTGATCCTGTCGTTGATAATCCTTATAATACGTTTGTCGAGTTTAGATCCAGAAAGCCCGGTATGGCTAATGTGGATTGGGGGGATGGAATAAAGGAGCAGTTTCCTATGACCAAGGTTCAAGGGGAGGATAATTATCGTATTATATTCCGTTCTTTAGCGATACAACATAAGAAAAATCCCAATACTACGTGGTGGTTCAGGAAGGAGGATGGATCGCAATACGTACCTGTGGATAATCATGCTTACGCTGATGGGAGGAGGGACGTACAACGGGCTGTGTCGATAGATTTTACTTGTGATATTTATTATGCCAATATTCAAGTTTGTAAGATGACGGCTTTCCCGATCGTAGATATTCCAGGTCTTGAATTTTTGGTCGTATCGCATACGATGTATGTTAATGACGGTATACCTGTAGACAAGTTGTCAAGATCCAAAAAGTTAATTTATATCGATCTTCGAAATGTAGGGCAAAGAATGACCGTAATTCCTGAGGCTATAACCAGTAAGACAGAGGTATATTATTTAAATATGTTTAATATGCTTGATCTTAGGGATATAGAATCTAGCGGAATAAGGAATATAAAGAATATGAAAAATCTTCAAACCCTTGAATTGTATTCATGTTATTTGGATAGGTATATAAAGGAGTTTAATGATCTTCCTAAATTAACTTCGTTGAGAATACATCCTGGCCCTTCTGATATGTGGAATTATTTTGATATAAATACCCTCCCTTTTTTCGAGGTAGATAAGATAAATCCTAACATTGCTAATTTTGATTTTTTAAATGACTGGGTAAGTGGAGAAAGGAGGACGGGTTGGAATGATGATAATATGTCGGGTAGAGGATTGGATCATCTTACGGGTTTTTTCGTCTATCATAGTAATAGTATTAGAGTGGATAAGCTGCCAGATTATATTTATGAGATGAGGTCTATTACACGGTTTGTGATGGATTATTCCACTCATAGCCAAAAAAGATCAGATGATTTCGTAAACTCCTTCTACGACCTTGTTGTAGGATGGGATCAGATTACCATGGCATCCGTGGCCAAAGATGGGGAAAGAAATCAGTTTTATGGACTTTCGGTTTCTATGTATGGTAGTAAATATCCTGACGAGAATCAGCGTCCTTCCGGCACGGAACAGGCCCCAGAGGGATTCGTGAAAGGCTCGTCCAACGGGTCTCCCGCTACGCCTATGGAGAAAATATATGTATTAAAAAATAATTACGCCCAGAGATGGACGATAAAACCAGCTTGACATGAATAGGAATGATATTGTAAAAGAATTAGGTTCGTATTTTGACATAGTGGAATTGGTATGCCCCCATACATACAATAAGTGGAAGGACAGGTCGTGGCAGTTCCTTGATACAGCGTTTCTTCATAATCTTCTTGTATTGCGTAGGGATATAATCAAACAGCCTATGTATTGTAATAACTGGGATAAGCAAGGACAGTTTTCCCAGCGTGGTCTTAGATGCAACATGTGCCAGATCGTGAAGGATAAGAAAGATGTTTATCTATCCGCTCATGTGTTGGGTAAGGCTGGGGATTTCGATGTCAAGTCGATGACGGCGGAACAGGCTAGAGGCTTGATCTTGGATCATCAAGATATGTTACCATATCCTTTTAGGCTTGAGGGGAAGGTGGGTTGGTTGCATTTTGATAGTCTTGATACTAGGAACGGTATACATGCTGTGGTGTTTTAGGTATTTAATGGTATAGTGGTTAACTTTGCGAGTAGGGTACAAAATGAAAGACAAAGACATGATAGAGCGAGTAGGGGCTTTATGGAATATAGCGCTTGCGTATGGTGCTTCTTGTTGGGCTTACTTCCAGCCAGTGCATCATTTATTGATTGTATTACTTATAGTATTAATAGCGAATTTCTTGGCTAGGTTAGCGCAAAGCGTAAGGGGCTGGAAGCTCCGACGAAGTCGTAGAAGACGGTTTAGTTTTAAGAGATGGTTTAGGGAGGTCAGGTTTACTGATATTCTTAAGGAGTTCGCTTTGTCCTGTTTTATAGTAATGACATTATGTGTTATATATAAGACGTTATACCCGATCGAGGAGGAGGCTAGCATAATACTTACCGTTACCAAATATGGGGTGTATATAGCCCTTGTTGGATATGTGATGCTTTTCTTGAATACGATAGGGGATGCTTTCTCTGACGCTTATTTGGTGAAGGTATTCAAGGCTGTGTTCAAGAGAATAAACGTGTTCAAGATGTTTAGCTTCTCCAAGAACATACCTGATGAGACGTTTGACGATATAAGGAGGATTGCCGATGATGAGGTTAAGGATAAGTCTTAGGGCGATTTTTTGTTTAGGTCTGTCGCTATTCCTGTCCTCTTGTGGAAGCAGGAGGCAGGTTAGCGAGGCGTCTATTGATAGCCGGCTGATAAGCAGGATAGAGACGATGATAAACGAAGTTATAGACCGCAAGATGGTGGAGATAAAGACCTCTGATCTTAATGCCGATATCGTTATAACTGAGAGGAAATTCGATACGGATAAGGATATTGATCCCGCCACGGGAGAGCGACCGGTATCGTCCGTGACTGACGCCCATATCGTCATCGGCCGGCGGGATAGCACGGTGACGACCGATTCCCTTGGCATTGATAAGACGATCACCGGTATTGAGGATATTGATAAGAAGACAGACATCGAACATAAGGATGTAGATGATAAGAAAGAATCAAGATGGCCAATAGCTATTATCTTTATCTCGATCTTAGGTATACTAGTTGTATTGTTCGTATTATTGAAAAGATTAGGGTTGATAAAATAACAGGTGTACAAGGCGCCTTATACACCTGTGGGTTATCACCCCAGAAAAGAATTGCAAATATGAGGTCAGTCCCGGATTCGAACCGAGGTATATGGTTTTGCAGACCACCGACTAAACCGCTCATCCAACCGACCGCATCGCGAATATATAATTTTGTCTTTGACCAGACAACTTCTTTGACTAGATTTTTACCCAACCAGAAACTGCCTTGAAGAAAATCCCTTATCTAGTAGACACTAGGTGAGGCAATATCTCTTTGAGGTCTATCTATGTTGACACCAAAGGGAATGTGGCGGCTCCGTGAGGCAGGGCAGGAGGTATCCCCACACGGCCGGCCAGGAGCGGAGCGACTCGTAGCCCACCTCCCTTTTCCCCTTGGCATATTACGCTTAAGCGTTGGAAAGAAGTAAACATATCAATGCATTAACGTCTGATGTAGGTAGTTGTTTGTCGATTAAAGATCCATAGACAACATAAGTAGATGTCAAAAATACACTAAACTAAATTATTGATATAAGTTATTGTTGAGATCTTGATTTTTCAATCTACTACATATTTTCATGTTAATGTAATTAAGTTATATACTTTAGATAATAACAAAGCGTTAGCTAACTCTTTTTAATCAATCAACTTATGAAATAAATAAAGAAAATCTTTATAATGAGATTCCCTTCTTAAGGGGCGAAAGTTTCCTATGTCACATGTCACAAAATAGACAACTGTGTTTATAAAAGAAGGTGGATAAATAAATTCATCTCTTTTCTTAACTATCCCTACGATAGTCTCCCTACGCAATGTCCAAGTTGGATTTCGACCATAGCGATCGCCGTAAAAAGCCGTGATCATAAACAAAAAAAATGAGTACTTTCACAAGCACTCATTTTGAAATGACAAAGTTTTTAGTATCTTTGTACTATACTAAAAAAATAACATATGGCAAATTTAACATTAATATTCGACCAATTCGTATCTTTCTCTGAAAAAAAGAGGATGTCAGAAGAAAATAGAGCTTTGAGGAGGGATTCCGGCAAGGTCATCCTACCTTATTTGCTTAATGACAATGCTAATCCTTGTTGCGATAACCCTAGGATAAAGCGTCAATCATCATCCAAGTCAGAGATACTTGAGAAGCCGATATCGGAGACACTGATAGGCATTCTTATCATATGTCTTGACCCTATAAGGTTTAGGGCGCTGGGGGTCCAATACAACATCAAGTGGTTCTATTACTTTGTGAATGAAATAGTTAATTACTATATCAAGCATCATCGTTTTGGTGGTGATAATCTTGCTTATCAGATAAAGTTAGTTAGGTGGCTTTTGATCAGTTATGTTAACGTGGCTGTTGTACACGGTTATTATGCTATGGTGAGGAAGGCGAAGAAGGAGCATCCTGATCTTTTTGTGCATAGCAACAATGCGAGGTATTATTATTGGGACAATTGCCCTCCTAAGCATCGCAAGCTAGAGGATGAACGAAATATAAATAATCCTACCTATAAAGCCCATGAGTGCAATAGGAAGCGCGCCGAGGATATCAAATGTGTTGTTTATGACTCCATGGATTCGATCAGGAAACGTGACCTTAAGGATTTTGTGTCCTCCAAGAACAACGGGGTGAGCATTTCTTTTAAGGAAAAGGTTCAGAACAAGGTCAGGAAGAAGGGTTTTGGTAATGTCAGTATCAAGACCATAGAGAGGGCTATAAAGAGCTATTTAGATGAGCGTGGTGTCACTTTCTCTGAGTTCGTCGATGGGGTGAGGAAGTTGGATAGGAAGATAAAGGAAGTCAAGTCCGCTTTTGGCAAGGTTAAAAGGATTAAGATTTTTGGCGTCAAGGCTTATGATTATGTGTCTGGAGATGAGATAGTTGATGAGTTTGGTATGGCCGCGTTGTCTGATGAGGTGTGGATTCCTGATAATAGCACACCGTTCCTTGACGATTATATTGAATCGCAGTATTTGTCTAACAATTTTAATTTCTAATATTATGGTTAATATAAAATCACATGACTTTTATACGGTGTTTGATGATAAGAAGCAACTTTTTAAAGTATCATCATTATTTGATTCTTTAGATGAATCTGAAGATATAGTCAAAGATTTGATGGATTCTGGCACATTCATGTATGTTGTTGACGAACGACTGTCTATGATATGGGTGGATATATTTATGATGATAGAGCTTCTTGGGGAATATGATGGTGGGGATGTTAAGGATTTGGCTATTAAATGCTCTTCTCTCTATTTGAAAGATAAGGTGATGCGTTTAATTGTAGATTATGTCAATTGCGATTCTGATGATTATGATGATAGCGTTGATCCTATATTGAGTTATTGTAGCAATCTTATTCATAGTGGTGATGGGAATATTGATTATCTGCCATTGTCCGACATGGTAAGTTTGAATGTAGGAAATTATATGTCAGATGACATGTTGAAGCTATTTGATATTGCCAAGGAAGACAATCGCATAATATCTATATTGTTTGTTTTGTTAAGTAGACCGTATGTTGACGATTATGGTTTTTTTACTCTTACTGATTTGCTTTCTATGATGATTGATAAAGGTTTTATCGGTGATCGTGATGATATAGTGAATGCCTTAGGGTTTATCTTAAAGTAGGTTTATTGTATTGGTATGACCCTATTTTGTATCTTTGCTTAAAAGTAGTAAAGATGAATCAGATAAATATCATACCGAAGATAATTCATGATAAGTTCGCCGCTAGGATTATCATGGATGATTACGATATAGAGAAGCCTATCGTAATTACTGTCGTAGCTAGGCGTAACGATGGTGAGTATAATACCCAGATATTGACATACCCGACATTGGGCGTTGATTATGAGGGTAATGTAAGGATGGTGTTTTTTGATGTCGCTAGGTCTCATGTTTGCCAGATAACATCGGTATTTATCAACGGTCATGAGGTCAAGACATATTATACCGATATCCCGGATCTTGATATGCAAGCCCGTTATGACGATAGCTTGTGCCGGTACGACAAGAAGGTTAATATGAATGATATTCGGCTGTCATTTCAGGTGCTAGAGACACGTGATCCCAAGGTGTTGCAGGTATTGGATGAGTCCGAGTGGGGGCTGCTGGAGGATAGGAAGGCGATTATCGAGATCACTACTCCGGGTATGTCCGACCCCGTTACGTTGTTCCTTGGCAAGAATCAGGTCAATACCTTTACTAGCCTAACACTAGGCCTTAATTGCTTTAATTACGATGATTGTAATGTCAAGTACCTTGACCTACCTGATGGTATATATGATATCAAGATCATAGGTAGCCCTTCTACTTACAACTTCAGTCGCAAGTATCTTAAGACGGATCTTATACGCAGGCGTCTTGATCGGCTATGGATTAAGACTGATATCCTATGCGAGGACAAGGATAAGGATCTTATAAATAAGATACAGGAGATGGAGACGCTTATGGCTGTAGCGGAGGCTAACGTCAGGTTGGATAATATAGATGCGGCTCATGAGATCATTGATCGTGTCGGAGAGCTTCTTGAGATGGCTACTAATTGCGTGGATTGTTGAATTTTAAAGATATAATTATGGGTTGTAATACTTGTAAGGAAAAGGCGTTAAAGGCCGAGAGGGAAAGAATTGAGAGAAGCATGATGAATCGTGTTTCCTCTACCGTTGTTAGCGATAGGGAATATGCTTCTAGAAGCACCGCCGGTTGTATGGTCATGCTCGATCCGTTGAAGACAATGGAGCGTGACGTGGTGAGCATATACAAACAGACCCGTACCATAGGTGACGTGGGTATCGTCTATCTCAACATGCAGAAGAAGATCCGTGAGTGGATCAAGAACCTGCCATATGGATGCCCGCCTGATGAGGAGGTACAAGAAATGAGAAAGGAGATTCTGGATGGGCGCGCAATCTATATCAAACCTTGATAGAATAGATCTATGTAAGGTCGTAGATGAGTGGTTATCTTGCCAATGGGGTAGATACATGAGGTATCATAGGTATAGGATCGGGGACAAGCCCGATGTATCTTATTGGGGGAAGATAATTCGTCTGCAAAGGTCATTATGCGATAATGATTGCGGGTTATGCCCGGATGAGATAAGATCGTTAAAGGAACATATTAACAGGTTGCTAGTATGAAAAAGTATAATTGTTCACATATAACTCCGTCCACTTGCGTGCCTTACGAGGGCGATCTTCCAGAGTGGTCAAAATATAAGGACTCTGGTGAGTGCGTTATGATCTCCGACGTGATAGAGGAGATCTATGAGGAGCTTATCCGTATCAGGGAGGCTATAGATGTCCGGGATCTTGGTGAATCTTGCGTGAAGGTAAATGGTGATAAGACTGTAGCTAAAATCCTTTATGCGTTAGAGGATAAGATATGCAATGGGTAACGAGCCATAGTCCAAAAATGGACGATGGTGATAATCAGATGTATAGATATTGATTTATGAGGATTGCTAGATGTTAAGCCACTGTAAATCAAGTATCCAATTTGCAGGGAGTCTTCTAAACAAGTAGGTTAGATAGATACTCTTGTAAGTTGTAAAGTATCTTTATGCGTTGGATATAAAAAATAGCCAATTGATTTGTCATAGACGATTCAATTGGCTATTTTTGTATATCCATCATATCTCACGATATAATGGATATAGGTTATTTATTATGAGTGCAAATATAATTATTTCCAATGATTCTACGAAGGCTAGTAGTGGAATTTTGGCGTCCAGATCCAACGAAAAAGGATTATCTACAATATTTAGCTACAATGGTAGTGATATAACTTTCAAAACAGAGAACGGTATTACTTATGTGAATGCTACCGAAATGGCGAAGCCGTTTAAAAAGAGACCAAATGATTATTTATCGTTATCTTCTGTAAATGAGTTAATTAATGCCATTACCAGAAAATATGGTAATGCTGATTTTCAGCCTGTTACGATTATCAGGGGTACGGTTAATCCTGGCACATGGATGTGTGAGGATCTGGCTTTAGATTTCGCTCAGTGGCTTAGCGTTGATTTCAGGTTATGGTGCTTGGACAGGATTAAAGAGCTTCTCACTACAGGCAAATGCGTGATTCCTGATTTTAATGATCCTCCCGCCGCTGCTGAGGCTTGGGCTAAGGAATATCGTGGCAGGGTTGCCGCCGAGAAGCTGGCGTTAGAGGAGAAGGCTAAAGCTGAGGAGGTGGCTAAGGTTCTTGAATCGAAGAGAGAGGATATAGAGTTTTCCGAGTCATTTATCATGTCTGGAGAGTCAGATTTGCTGATAAGGGATTTGGCCAAGAAACTTGAGCAGAATGATATAATCATAAGTGATAGATGTCTACGTGATTTTCTTGTTAAGATAAAGATAATAGTCAAAAGGGTTAAGGTTAATGGAGATTGGGAGATTACGGCTAATGCTGTAAGGAAAGAGTTTGCTCATTATCGTGATAAGAATATATGCACCGAATCTGGTAAGGTTATATATGCTAGGACTATTTACATAACAGGCAAGGGATATAAATACATATTGTCATCTATAAATGGTAGCAAGAAAAGTGATTTCATATTGTGTGGAGGTATGTTTAGGGACTATGGGGTGTTCGCCGGATCGGAGTCGTTTAATCACTGGGATAATTAATTCCATTTTTGCCCAAAAATTGATAATCAGGCAACTGCGTATTTGAATTTACGGTTATGTGTCTCATATCGGTAAAATATTTATCTTTGTGACAAAGTGAATTACGATGATATATGGAAATAAAGAAATAGTACGGACGTTCACCAGAAACAACCCACCTGCCGGGTACGTGGGCGGCTCTGTTGACTACCGGGTCCCGGCCGATGTTTATTTTGGCGATACGCAGGAGGAGGCTGACAGCAAGGCTGAGGATGATATCAAAGCTAATGGTCAGGACTACGCCAACACATATGCCGACATAATACCGTCCGTATGGTATAATGATCAGGTATGCGATGAGTTTATTAAGAACAATTGCGTAAGCGGTAAGGGATCCAAGGAACAGATATGTGTAGAGAAAGGTAGGTTTGTGTCATACGTATCCAAGAAAGACGCCAATGATAAGGCGATGGTTGAGCTTGGAAGGATCGGGCAGGGGGAGGCCAACGCCGTTGGGACATGCTGTAAGGACTGGGCCTCACAGCCTTTTCGTGGCTTGTTTTACAAGAACGATTGCGATGCTGGCACATCAGGCAAGGAAGGTATTGTATATGAATTACCAGCCGGAGCTGTCATATCCGATATATCCCAGATCGACGCCGATACGTTAGCCTATAGGAAGTTCATGAAAGAAGGTCAGGAGAAGGCTAACGCCGAGGGTAGTTGCTCCCCTGTATTCTATAATACTACGATCGGTGATTGGCTTGAAAAGGTATGCCCGTTTGGATATAAATCAGGTAGGGTATATTATTCTATCAAAGCCAATAGGTTTAGATCATGGATATCAGTAGAGGATGCCAACGCCAAAGCCCGTGAGGTTTTGATGGTAGAGGGGCAGGAGTACGCCGATCTTAATCTTGAGTGCGAGAAATGGATTGAGAATATTGATCAAGAGGATCAATGTTATTGGTAAGAATGCGTTTGTGTTTTCCATAATAACCTCAAATAGTATTAAAATCGATAAAAATTATTAGTCGTTTTTAATATACCCTTTAACAGGGTCAGGTTATTAGCCTAAGCCTTGAAATAGAGGCTACGTTGGTCAGGAATATATAGTTACCAAGGGATGTTTACCCAAGTCCCTTGCTCTAAGGCAGGTGGTTAAAAGGAGTAGCGTATTTGGTGAAACAGTGCCGCCTACGCGAAACCCTTTCCAACATTGGCGATGGGTACTAACAGGAGCGATCCTGACTTATCCCTTAACCGGGATTACATTCCAGGGGAACCCTCGGGTTCCTGGGGAATGTTTTAAAGCTTGTATGTAGTTTAATAAGTTTAACAGATTTATTAATATGGATGATTGTGAGCATAGCGTAATTTTGGATTATTTTTCACGTAAATATTTTAATATGAGAGATAGCGTTGAGGTGGTAGATACGTTATCTGGAAAGACTATTCGTGTGGACAATGATCAGTATATTCGTATTCAGGATTTAATACTTAAATTGGATATGCTTTTCATTGAAGATCCTTACAAGTGTAGGATTTTAATGGATATACTTGATATAGATTATATTTATCTGTCTATATTTTCCATGAAAAATATTTACACTAAAAGAGATAAGCCTTATAAAACATATATAGCATTTGATGAAAATACGCTGTTATACAAAATAGGTAGATCTTCTAATCCATTTAAGAGGATAAAAGGTTCTTCTACATTTTCTCCTTTTGTTAAATTGATGTTTGTGTCTGATAGAGATGTAGAATCAGCTATTCATAATAAATATAGTAAATGTAGAAAATTGGGAGAGTGGTTTGATTTGCCTGAAAAGGACTTATGTGATATCGTGAATAATTATGACTTTGTTAAATATGAGGGAAGATGAGGGATAAAAAATATGTGTGTATAACTGATTTGATGAATAAGGCTAGAGATATTGAGAATAAGAGTATAAAATTATCTGATGTTGTTAAATATCCTTCGTCGTCTCTTGTGATAAAATCATTCCTCTCTTCTTTTGGAATAGATTTAAAAGATGAGCCTGTCACTTTGATGGTTTTAAAAAGAGAAGGTTTTGCCAAGAGGGTAGGCAAGGGTGATGGTCAGAAGTGGATGATGGAATTTAACCTATCCTTTGTGCTGCTATTTTTAGCTTTTGGAAGTTTAGCGTATGATCTGTTGTACGATAATATTTAATTGATATTACAATCTGTGGAAGCCGGGAATAATTCTCGGCTTCGTTGTTTAATAACGTATGTTACCTTGTTTCCAAATCAAATAAGTATCTTTGCTAAAAACATTAATATTATTAATATGTGTAATACAGGTGGTTGTTGTCATGATCATTCGAGGGAGCGTCCTGAAGAATGCTGTCATGGTGTTAAGATAGACAAGTTTCTTAACAAATGCCCCGAGGATCCTTGTGATCCTTGCGATCGGGATTGTCAGGACGAGCCTTGTGTTGGCTATGGATGTCCTATAGTTTTATATGATAAATGCGTCTTATACTCAGGTGATGAGTTGGTGGTGGACGGTATAGAGAAAGGCACTGATATCTCTGTCGTTGTAGACTCATTGAGGCGTATTATAGCGTCTAGGGATAAGCAGATAGATTTATGCCATCGTGAGGTTCTGGATTTGAAGAGGATTATAAACGAGCTTGTCAACGCCGGTAATGGCGGTGGCGATAGCGGAACTGAAGAGGAGGTATGGTAACAATGAATGGTTGTAACAAGAAACAATACAGGCCTACTGTAGACGATACGAAAGTACCGTGCTCTACGTACATGAGCACCGACTGTGTTTATCCAGGAGACAAGGTACGTGTGGAGTCATTGGGATTATCTCCCAGCTGCGATATGTCTGATGTCCTTAACGCTATGATAAAGGCTATACGGGACAGGGATGCTGAGATACTTGAATTAAGGAGAATGATTAATAAATTGATTTGATATGAGGAATAACTGTAATCCATGTAAGCCGGAATATAGACCGGGGAACGAATGTAGTATCTACAGCTCCCAGATCATATATGATGGTCAGTCGTTTCCTGAGGCAGATATCAGGAACGGAGATGGCATGAATAGCGTAATCGAGTCTCTGGTAAGGAAGCTGGTTGCCGTATCTGGAGCAACGGCGTCCATCCAAAGGGATTCGTTTAAGGGAGTGCAGGCCGTAAGGTTAAGATACGAGCCTCTGAATGTTCTTAGCGTGACCTACTGCGGTACTATCGTACCTAACGACGGGTATGTCGTTTCTGGTAGATCCATTAAGTTCAAGAAAAGGTATTGCATGGGCGATGAGTTCGCTGATGTTAATATCGTATATACTACATTGAATAGTAATATTTTAAATACTTCATGCTATGGCTAAGAGAGTGTATGATACGGTCTTGGCTTCCGAGTGTGACGGTTGGGTATGTGGTGAGACACTTAAGAAAGGGTCTGTCCCAGCAGACAGGTTGGAGCTTGATTCTTTTTCAGAGGCCGTCAGGGAGCTTATAGAGCGTTTTTTCGAGGAGGGATGGTTGCCGGACATGATCTGCGATCTTGGTTGTGGTGGCGCCAGCGTGTTTGAGATTAAGCCTACTAACTTCGAGTATCCTCCTGAGGGCGGTGAGCAGATTCTGGAGATTATCGTAGGCAAGAGTGATAAATGGACTATAACTCAAGCGGAATGATATGAATAATTTAAAAGATATTCTTGCTAAGATCGAGCAAGGCTCCTCATGGGTGTCCTACGACAAGATTTCCGGTACCGGTCCCGACAAGGTGGCGATCAAGGTAGAGCCGGGATGGATGGGTAGGTTGCCTAGGGAGACTTACGTAGCGGTCGAGAAAGGCAAGGTAACGAAACTCGCTACCATAACCCAGAAGGGTATGGAGCGGGTGAGCGTGGATCCGGCCAATATCATGTTTGACATGGAGGGCGGGACGGCGGTCATCAACGCCAAGCTTAACTCCGCCTCGGTCAAGGCCTCCTGCCTTACTCTTGGTGGTTCGGTAAGTAAATGCTATATGGTGTCTATGAACGTCAACGGGCTATCCGTTAAGATACCTGACGAGGATAGCAGATACGTGGTGTACGCCAATCCTGAGGATCCGGGAGCCACTGACCTGTATGACGCTAGCTTCGTTATAGCCATGCCTAAGAACATGGATAACGAGGAGCATCATGAGATGTTTGTCTTGAATGGCAAGGTTGTTAATATCAATCAACAGCCTAATGATATACCTTATATTATACTTGATCATGACTTTGATAACGTGACTAGTGAGAACGGTCAGGTCGTTATCGATATCAAGTCCAATACCGAGTATGATATTGAACTGGTATGTTGCACTTGTGGCGATGGCAGCGAGGAGCCGGAACCGGAACCACCCTTTAACGTGGATCCGCAAAGGTTGACGCTTAATAAGGATGGTGATACCCAGATCGTGAGGGTAGAGGCCGGAGATAATGTTTCATGGAGAATAGAGGAGGATTGACATGGCAAGGGAAGTAGATAAGAATTGCGTTGAGGGTAATTGCTTTGCCATTAACGACAAGAGCCATGGGGTAGGCGATAATAAGCTTAACATCGTATACAAGGCTAATTACACCGGTCAGATCTGTACGGCTAAGTTCCGTATAACGTCAAAGGACGGTAGTGTTGTTAAGGAGTATATGATAGCCCAAGATGCCAAGCCCGTTTATTATAATATCAAGATGGTTCAGCCGTTTACCAAGGATGACTGTCTAGCCAACCAGCACGGTTCGGTTGTCTTGTATGTGGTTGAGGAACGGACGTACAAGTCGTTTATCTCACAGGAGGACGCTGACGCTAAGGCTATGGAGGATATAGCTCTTAACGGACAGAAGTACGCTAATGAGCATGGTGAGTGTATAACTGACATCTGGTATAACGAGGAGCAAAGGAAAACCTTTATCCGTAACAATTGTGATAAGTTTAGTGACGGTCAGGAATATGTTTACATCGTTCCTGAGGGTAAGTACGTGTCTTCTATCTCTCAAGAGGACGCCGACAGGAAGGCTCTTGAGGATATTGAAAAGAATGGTCAACAACAAGCTAATCTGGAAGGTGAGTGTAAGCCTAAGGAGAATATCTATTATGGTAAGTTTAGCAAGACCTTTACCCGTAACAATTGCGACTCCACTCAATACGGAACGGATGTGGTTGTTAACGAGACTATGGTAGAAGGTGACTTTAGATCCATCGTATCTCAGGAGGAGGCTAATAAGTTAGCCCAAGCCGCTGTAGAGGCTCAGGGTCAGGATATAGCCAATATCAAGGGTAATTGTGAGAAGATACCGGTATTTACCGGATCGTATTCTAAGGTATTCCAGAGAACCAATTGTCCTGAAGGTTCTACGCCTGTTGACTTTACCGTGGATGAGAAGATGTGTACCGGCTATCCGTTCACTTCTACAGTATCACAGGATGCCGCCAATAAGCTGGCGCAGGACGCTGTTGAGGCGCAAGGTCAGGCTATCACCAATGAGCGTGGCGACTGCCAGACTAACGTCTACTATAACGTAAGAATGGAGAAGACCGTGACTAGGAACAATTGCGATGAGTTCCATATCGGTCAACCTTATACTTATGTCGTTTCCGCCGGTAAGTACTTCTCTATTATCTCCCAGAAGGACGCTGATGATAAGGCTAAGGCTGATCTTGAGGCTAACGCCCAGCAACAAGCCAACCTAGAAGGTGAGTGTAAGGAGAAGACGATCTACTACGGTAAGTATAGCAAGGAATTTACCAGAAACAATTGCGATAAGACTCAGTACGGAACCAAGGTTACCGTGGATGAGACTATGGTGACAGGGGATTTCAGGTCTACCGTATCTCAGGAGGACGCTAATAACAAGGCTAAGGCCGCTGTTGAGGCTCAAGGTCAGGACGTGGCTAACGTGAAAGGTAAGTGTGAGAAAGTTCCTGTATATACCGGTACTTATACACGTACGTTTACCCGTAACAATTGTGGTACTGGTACTGGTGGAACTTATACGGTAAACGATAGGATGGTTGATGGTTATCCATTTACTTCCACCGTGTCTCAAGAGGATGCCAACAGCAAGGCTAAGGCTGCCGTTGACGCCCAAGGACAGGCTCTTGCCAATATCCACGCCCTTTGTACGTATACCGGCCGTGCTTCCTTGGAGTTCACGAGAAACAACTGTGGTGAGTGCAAGATCGGATCTAAGGTGACGATCACTCAAGATATGGTAGAAGGACACCCATTCCAGTCCAACGACTCACAGACCGCCGCTGACGCTATGGCTATGACCGCTGTACAAGCTCAAGGACAGGCTTTGGCTAATACCAAGGGTACCTGCTCTAACGCTACTATGTATACCGGTAAGGCTAGCTTCGAGTTCACGAAGAGCAATTGCGGAGCTAATCAGGTAGGAGATCCGTTCACCGTAACCCAAGACATGGTGGAAGGTCATCCGTTCCAGTCTTGTGTATCTCAAGATGAGGCTAATTTAGTGGCTATGGCCGCTGTAATGAATCAAGGTCAGAAGATCGCCGATGAGCGTGGTACTTGCCATGAGGCTCCTAAATATACCGGTCATTATAGTGAGGCATTCGAGAAGGATAACTGTCCGGGAGGATTGATTCCGTCTTCAGTTACCGTTACTGAGGCTGATGTAACCGGAGGTCCATTCTACTCATACGAGAGTCAATACGCCGCTGACGAGCTTGCTAAGGCCGCTGTCAAGGCACAAGGTCAGGCTATAGCTAACGATCGTGGTACTTGTGATGAGTTGAAGATATATGTCGGTAATTATAGTAAGGAGTTCACTCCTAAGTGTCCTACTTGCCAGTATGCTGATCCTATTACCGTAACCCCGGATCTTATGGGACAGTTCTTCACCTCTACCCGTTCACAAGAGGAGGCTGACGCTTTGGCTAAGGCCTACATCGACAGGATGGGTCAGGCGTTCGTTAACAAGAACTATGATGACACGTGTCATACTAAGACTGAGCAACCGGTATGGGAGACTATCGAGACCGTATGCAAGGATTGTATCTCTAAATTACATCAACGTAATACCAATACCTGCTATACTGATCCTGAGAATCAAGAGCGGTATATAGCTGGCGGTAATAAGACATGCTTCTGGTTTGGTACGGCATCTAAGGCCTTCACTCGTCAATGTGCGGATGGTGGGGTTGGAAGCTCTGTTACCGTGACTCAGAATGATGTTACGGATCCGGCTCCTAGCTCTGACGGCAAGTTCAAATCATGTGTATCTCAGGCTGACGCTAACGCCAAGGCATTGGCCGCCGTGAACTCTCAGGGTCAGGCCGTGGCTAACTCGAAGGGTACTTGTACGTGGACAGGAAGCTATACCGGACAGGTTAGGAAGAACAATTGCGCTGACGGCGGCGTGGGCGACATGGTATCCGTAAGTAGCAGCAAGCTTCCGGGACACCCGTACACCTCCACCGTTTCCTTGGCTGACGCCAACAAGAAGGCTGAGAACGCGGTTCGTGGATCTGATGGTCAGGCTTACGCCAATAAGAATGGAGGATGTACATGGACTTACGTGGCAAGCCGTGACTTCTATAAGAACAATTGCGCCGGAAGCGGGGTTGGTCAGAGAATAACGGTGACCTCTACGCAAGCCAACGGCGGTACGCCTATCACCAGCAAGGTTTCTTTGGCTGATGCCAGGAGCAAGGCAGAGCAGATCCTAGACCAGAGAGGACAGGATTACGCTAACCAGCATGGCACTTGTGTGTGGACCGGTACTGGAAGCGCTACGTTCTATAAGGATAATTGTGGTACATGTAAACATGGTGTCGCTCTATCCGTTCCTTATAGTGCCTTAGGATTGTCAGCGTTGACATCTACCGTATCTCAGGCGGATGCCGACAGCAAGGTTCAAAACGCTTTCAAGAATGATACGGCGACTAAGACCGCCGCTCAGGCTTACGCTAACAAGAATGGTGATTGCGCCGATGACGATGATACCCCATCTTATGATGATTGGAATTATTATTGTAGTGGATGCGATTATCGTAGGAGTAGGAATCAGACCAATCCTTGCTCTTCAGCCCCAAATCAAGATGAGTTGGTTGAGTCCGATTCAAGGTCTTGTGGATGCGGATGTGATAATACATATCATATGGATAATAGCAGGTGTAATAATGGTAATAGCGAGGAGCATTATTCTAGCGAGTGCGATCCTACAGGATATTGGCAGAATGGTGGCGAGCATTGCTGTAATCCACATGACTACACTGTCTATACCAATGAGGTATGTAAGGGATGTTCGGGCGAATGCGGTGATGTATGTGTTCCTGATAGCCCTATTAAGGTGGTTAGCGCTGGTGAATTTTGTGCTTCTTCATCGAATCTGGCTAGTGAACAAGCTTATAACAAGTATAAAGAGTACAAGGATGCATTACAAAATTTAGTTGATGCTAGGATATGTCCTTCTAAGGTTGGCAATGATGACCGATGGGGAAATGTCAAGGCTACGAACTGTCCTAGCAACTGTACTCCTAAGACTATCAGTTATAAGCAAATCGCTGGTAAATACACCGCCTGCACCAAGGACGAGGCAAATAGGATAGCCGACAATAACCTACAATCCGATGGTATCTCTTACGCTAATGGCTTGGCGCAGGCCGATAGATGCGATTGCCCGGAGC